TCACCCAGTTTTTGTGTTGACGATCACCCAATCTTTTCCTCTGTCATCATTATATTTGTCTGTCATTTTTCTTGATTTATGGCCGAGTAATTTTTGCGTGTCGACACCTTGTTCTCTGTACAAGCGTTCTGATAATGATCGCTGTTCGTGAAAAGTGGGTGGGGTTCCTTTATCCCAATTCAGTCCACTTCTGTCGCGTGCTTTTTTGAATGTAGAAGTTAAAGAACTGGTTGAAACCTGATCACCGCGGTTCGCTTGTGAGGTGGTATGTCTGAAGTGCACAAGATATTTACTGATGACTGCATCCCGGCATTTAGATACAACGTCCCGAAGAGTTAAACCCAGGGCTTCACATTTCAAGTCCAATGGTATGGCTAAGCGCGATCCTGTTTTTTCCTGTTCGACATGGAGCATATCGTCCCATATGTCTTTAAACTTCATGTTACAGATATCGCCCAAACGCTGACCTGTTATTATCGCGAGCAACATTCCACACTGGAGGTATGGTTCTTGCCTTTCGGCAGCTTCATATATAGTTTTCCACTCTTCCAGAGAAAGACGCTGACGAGTGACCCTGTTTCTCGGCTGCTTGGTCGCCAGGGCAGGGTTATAGCCTGGTGGGACATGACCGTTATGTTGCGCTTCTTTGAATACATCAATCAAAACCATGCGAACAATCTGCGCCATACGATTATGGCCTTCAGCCTTAACTGCATCCGTTATCTCAGAGATATCCAATGCAGAAATATCTTTCAAATATTGCATTCCGCAATGTTCGCGAAATAACCTGACTGGTTTTGCTTTCTGTCGATAAGAATTAGGTCTGATTTCACTGTGTTTTAACCGTTCGTCCTGAATTTCAATATACTTATCAATCCACTCAGTGACAGTAATGTCAGTTCTCCTGCCTTTCATTCTGGCAAGACGGTCGTTAACACTGAGAACCTGCCGAGTCCGTTGTTCGGCAATGATAGTGTTCGCTTCGGATGCAACCTGTTTAGCTTCCGCTTCATCAGTACCTAAGCTGTGAAAGCGGCCGGAAACAGGATGTTTGTATTGCCAATAAATCTTGCCCGTCCGCTTATCCAGCTTGCAGTAAAGATTCGGAATTGAAATTTTGTGAGAACGTGGTCTAGCAGCCATCTGTAATAATCCGTTGTAATCTTGGACTGGCGTTTGCTGGAATTTTCGGTTCGGCAAGCGTACCAATAAATCGAGCATTACGGTCTACCATCCAGTAACGACCCACTTTAACAGCTGGAGGTATCATCATTTTGCCTTTAGCGTATTTCTTAAGGATACGCTCACTTGGTGCTTGCTCTCCGAACTCCTCAGTAGCCCAGTCGAGTAGGGGGATCATTCGTGACATTTATTTTTCTCCACAAGGCCCGGCTGCACCCGGGCTGTAACATCAAATATCAGTGCTGGTGGTTGGTATTAATTCACCTGGCATTGGTGGGGCGGTATAGACAACGCGAACTGGCGAACCGTGCACGGCGTGGTCGTCGTATTGAGCACGCTCAATATCACGCCAGTCATCACCGTATTGCACTTGGTAAATTGGTGCGGAATCCGACATAGCCAGTGAGTTTTCGGCATTTGGGTGCAACGCCCGAATCCCCCCGGCGATCTCTTCCAGCGTGGCTGAATAATCGCGCTGGGCATCATTGCCGAACTCGAAATTACCTGTGTCGTGATCGTGCCGTCCGTGTTCACTGTCGTATGCATCACGCAGCTTATCCACCCATATAGCAGCGGCCTCTATCCCATCCCGATAAAATGTGACTACCGGTCCAGCCTCCAGTGATGCCAGCGAGATTTTACTCAGGACCAGTTTCCGCCGATAAAACTCCACAACATCAGCGCCGTATGTTCCTGATTCAATCATGAAACGGCGCGCCGCTATTTCAGCAAGCGCGAGCGCTATCAATTCCTCTTTCGGAAATTCTTTGGTTATCGTATTCATGCTTCGCGCGCCTCGGTAAATGTTCCCGTCGTTATAGCTGCAACCAGTCTCTGCGCTGCGGCTTTTTGTGCAGGGACGCTGGCAATAACAGTTGCTCTCTCCTTACTGGTATCAGCGCAAACCCCCCCCCCATGAAGATATAAGGAAGAAGTCTTCCAGTTCGGTCATTGTGGCTTTTGTCACCAGCTCTTCAATCATCTGCACGATGATGTGTGCAGGGCGATGCCTCAGCAGTTCCTGGATCGCGAAACCGAACGCATTGATCATTACGGCGTGAAACTGAATGTAATCTCGTTTGTATTCAGCGGGTGATACACCGTGTCGGATACCTTCAATCGCTGTCAGTTTCAGCCACGCTTCCCATAGGCCATACACATCACCAGTAGAAAGCGCTTCGTCCCCGTTACCCGCGAATTTTGCGGTTGCATCGCCAACAGCCTTAAAACTTACCCAGAAGTCGCTTTTTGCCGGAACTACGCTGTGTTCAAAGTCGGTGATCTCCGAGAACACTGCGTGAGTGGAGAGGAAGGACACCATCATCTGGGCAATCTGATCCCTGCCGTTATAGGCCATGTTGATAGCGGCGGATGGTTTGGAAACGTTGTAATTGATATCAGAGAAAAATTGCTGACGTGTCTTAAGCGGAAGTTGCAGAGTCATCATTAAAGGAACATGCAGGTTTATATCGTATTCTTTGCAGAACTGAGATATACCAGCGGCGCGATGCTGACCATCAAAAAGTTTTATCTCGGCGTCCATAGGGAACCGGACAACCCCAACGTTTGTATTACCGAATTCTTCAAACTCAACATGAGAAGCGCAGTTACCAACCAACGGCGGGATAATGAATGGCTCTTTATTGTCTGTTGCCGTCACCAGATAATCGTAAAACTTCTTAACGCGGGACTTATTAATTTCACGCTGTGAGCGCTCAAGCGTGTGCCCGTAATTATCTGAAGAAAGAACACGAGTTAAAACTCTTCCGGGAACGCTCATCAGCAATATCAATGTATTCCCCTGCAATCCTCGGGACGCAGGAAAATCAAAGTAATAGTCCATGCTCGACTTGCTCATTGTACGATCTCCGCGCTGATTGGCTTGATACTGTCCAGGAGCAACCGGCGGCGCATGTTAGGCGCGCCCCAGCGGTAACCAGTCTTTTTGTCGTAGGATTCACAACGCCCGACAACCCAGGAATTTTCAGTTGTCAACGCCAAGATAGTTGGCCGTTTTTCGCCATTTTTAATGTCCGCTATTGGTCATTAATGTTGTCCGCTTTCCGCCATTTCATCATCACTGATTGGCGTGGCGTTTTTTGCCAGCACTCCCGCTTTGCGTTTTTCCTTTAACCGGTAGCTTTCTCCTTTGATGTTCAGCGTGGTTGAGTGGTGTAGCAGCCGATCCAGGATTGCCGTCGCCAGCACGTTATCGCCGAACATCTCTCCCCAGTCGGCGAACCCTTTATTTGACGTCAGCACGATGCTCGCTTTCTCATACCGACGGTTCAGCAACCGGAAGAACAGACTGGCCTCCTCACGGGTCATCGGCAGATAGCCTATCTCATCCAGTATCAGTACCCGGGCGTAACCCAGCTGCTGTAGCTGTTTTTCCAGCCGGTTTTCCTGCTTTGCCTTCATGAGTGTGGCGATCAGCTTATCCAGTGGCATGAACAGCACCCGGTGACCAGCGTCAGCCGCTTTTACCCCCAGTGCGACTGCCAGGTGCGTTTTACCCACACCTGGTGGCCCCAGCAGGATCACGTTCTCGCTGCGCTCCACGAACGCCAACCCGGCCAGCTCCCGGACGACCTTACGATCGATACCAGGCTGGAAGCCGAAGTCGAACTGCTCCAGCGTTTTGACCCATGGGAAGCGGGCCTGTTTCAGCCGGGACTCCATACCGCGCTGATGTCTCCCGTTCCATTCCTGTTGCAGTGCCATGCACAGGAACTCGCGGTAGTTCAGCTCTTTTTTGGCCGCCTGCTCCAGCAGGCTTTCTACGTGGTAGGCCAGATGTTCCATTTTCAGACGACCCAGCAGTGTCTCCAGTTCATGCATCACAACAGCTCCTCATACGCACTCAGCGGGCGATGTTCCACCTGACTGACCTGCTGCCAGAGCGGGGCGTGATGCTCCGGCACGGTCTGCCAGCCGGATGAAGCCGAACAGAGCAGGTGCGATGCCACCTGCTGCTCATTACTGTAGATCCGCAGTTCATCATCCAGCGAGATCCGTATTGAGACCGGCTGGCCACACAGGCTTTCCGGCACGCTGTAACGGTTCCCGCCAACCTCGATATAACCATCCCAGGAGACATGACGGATGTCGAAGTAGCTGGTATCGAAGTCCGTATCCGGCAGCGGTTGCAGATGCGTCTGTTCCTGCGTGAAGCGCTGTTCCGGTGTCTGCCTGAACTGGCGAAGTTCCCGCCTGTCGGCAACGTCAGCCATCCACTGCTCCAGTAGCTGATTAACATGGGCGAAGCTGTCGAACTGGCGATACCGGACGAAGAAGTTCTCCTTGAGGTATTTCACCATCCGTTCCACCTTACCTTTGGTTCTGGCCCTTCGTGGGCGGCAGGCCCGTGGCAGGAAGCCATAGTGATCGGCCAGCAGCAGGAACCCGGAGTTGAACACCACCTTCCCGTTGTTATTTTTCAGCACCGCGGCTTTCTGGTTATCGACCAGCACGGTTTTCACGCTGCCGCCGAAGTAACGGAAGGCGCGGACCAGTGACTCATAGGTATGTTCAGCATCCTGCTTTGGCGCCGCGAAGACATGGAAGCGACGTGAGAACCCCAGCGTGTTAACCGCGAAGCTAACTCTGCATCGTTGCCCGGCAACCTCAGTCTCAACTTCTCCCCAGTCATGCTGGAGCTGATAACCGGGCTGGGTTTCGAAGCGAACCGTTTTCTTCGATGGCCGCATCTTACGTTTGGGCTGGATGTAGTAGCGCAACATGGAGCGGCCACCGGTATACCCCATCGCTTTGATTTCCGCGAGGATGACCTCGCCGTTCCAGACGTTCTCTGCCAGACGCATGTCGATATAGTCCATGAACGGCCTGAGTTTGGCCATTTTGTGGCGTGTTTTTCTGGCTGGCGGTTCAGGGTATTTGAGGTACCGTCTGACAGTCCGCTCAGAGCAACCCACCTGAGTGGCAATATCGACAATGTACGCACCTTGCTTGCGCATTTGCTTTATCATGTAAAAGTCCTCTCTGCTCAACATGCTGATGTCCTTTCTGGTGTGAGAACCTCAAGGAAACAACATGTTGGGTGGAGCGGACAATTCAAATGGTGAATTACCGTCTTATATCACTGGCGCTAACACCGGGAAACTTACGGGAACGAGCCTTATTAGTCACTCGCCTGAAATCAGCGGGAAATGGTCTGTCCCGCAACATAACGTTGAGACCAGATCAGCTTCGCACGTTCAGAGCGGGAAGCCAGATCCAGTATATCGGGCTAAGGGTAAGCGTAACGATTTAGCCTCACGCTTTACTCCAGTATTGCACTGCCCTGAAACGCGTCATCTCTGTCGCCCCACAGATCGTCGATTGCTTCCTGTCTTGTCCGGAAGGGGCCGGAGACTCGAGGGGTTTCGGAATTATTGGCATCCAGCTCGGTGTAGATTTTCCCGCTCACGATAATGACTCTTCCGACAGGGATTCCACCGTGACTCAACACGCCTGAGTCTTCGTCCAGATGGAAGTAACCGTCGATGTAGTTATGAACGTCTTCCCTTTCTTCGGGAAGTTCTTCTCCGCTGTCCACCTTGTTCTGGAAGTCGGCGTAGTCTTCGTAATCGCTACCGTATTCTTCTTCTTTCATGCTCATGACAGTCCCTCGGAATAGGCCAGATACATACATAGCAATAAATCGGCAAATGCACATCAGCCTTTAAGTAAATCTTTTTCCCCTGTCTGTTATTGCGATAATAACACCAATAAGAAAACAAGATGTTTAGTTATGGGGGATGCGCACATGAACGTTTTCATTTGTCAGCACTGTGGCCGCGAGTATGACGACAATACAGTATGCACAGCTGATGATTGTCCGGGGAACGAAATCGTGATGCCCACGCTGGTTGAAGTCTGGAGCGTGGATTCACTGGCAGAGTGTCTGGATGGGGTAGGGGAGTCTCTTTACGGTAAGTTGTGGTCTTTTGTGCCCGCTGACGGAGAGACGCCAAAGGGGAAAGCTGTCTGGAACGAACTGACTGACGACGAAAAGCGTGAGTTGCTGGAAGCAATTAGCCAGGAATACCCGGACTTAATCTGAACTGAAGCGGCCACCAGCGTGTGGCCTTCTTAATGCGCTGGTGAAATCAGAAGGGGATTATCTTCTCTTCGTCGAATCCTGCCTCCGGCCACTCAGCGATCTCTTCAAAGGTCATGATCAGCGTGTGACCTCCGGGGGAGATCATTCGCGTCATCTTCACCAGCTTCCCGTTGTTTCTGTCCCGCCAGACGGTAACGGATTCTGAGCTGTTCGTCTCACTGAAACGGGCGAAATCCTGATGGGTGTGGTGGTTCTCCCAGCGGTACGACTCGCAGAACTTCCAGTACAGTTCGTTGCCTTCCTGCAAAGGTCTTTCGTCACCTTCGGGCTGGGATGCAAATCGCAATGTTTTCATTCTGGCCTCACTCATCGCCTGTGGGACACGCAGTATCTGCAATTTACCGCACACCAGCAAGGTGAGATGTGATCTGCACCAGCCTGCGGCCAGAAATGGCTGTTTCCAGCCTTGATTGTTTTCTTATGCCCTTAAACAACTTGTTTTCTGCCTGTTTTATATGGCGATAATACTCATATCGAAGGAAAACAAGGAATTAACAAGATGAAACAGAATCCAGCTCTCGAAAAAGTGGCAGAACGTGTACTGAACGACGCCTGCGTTATCCGCCTTCTTGGTTCAATGGGGGAAGAGATAACTGAACCATTCCCACACGAGATATCTGAGACTGCTCCCTTCGCATGGGGATTCGATGTCCTGACAGATGACACTCATCGCTATCTGGGAACCATCATGTGGGACTGGAATAATCGCGAACGCCCTCTCGATTTCTGCGCTGCCCATCTTATGAAATATCTCTGAACATAAAGCCCACCAGCCAGGTGGGTTTTAATTTTCTGACTGAACCTGCGGCGTAGTGCGAACCGCGACGTAATGCTTTGTGGCCTGTCCTGAATCCGTATTATTTACACCAGTTAGAAAACAAGTTGTTTACGGAGATGGTTATGAATAACGCGATGATTATCAAAATGAGTGAAGCGCAGCCGCGTAAGGAGAAACCCGCCGTGTTTAATCAGTTGACCCTTCTCGACGTCATCGCTAACGGGACAGCCATTAGACTTTTCAAAGAGACCCTCGCGTCATTTGAAAGCGGATCACGCACACGTTACGTGTTATCCGTCCGTCGCCAGAACGGAAGAGGGTGGCAGTCCAGACAGGATATATGGCCAGAGGGTGAGCTGGAGCAAGCGCTACTGGCAGCCAACAAAGTTGCCCAGCAGGAAATCCAGCGAGCTTCCCTCCTGGCAACAGCCTGACATGTGCAAAAGCGATTAGTCGACCTTACGACAGCCCCGTCCATCCTTCGGGGCTTTTTTGCCTCCTGATGAATCCCTCCGGCATCCGACCACCTGGTTGTTTACTCCATCCCGTAACCATCTTGTTTATTGCCTTTTCTGCATTGCGATAATAACCACATCAAGAAAACAAGTTGTTTAAGCATTGAGGAATTGCACATGAGCGAATTTACCATTACCCCGAAAGCTGAAAACGTATGGCTGGAATCCTGGCTTGACCTGTCACCGGCAGAACAGCAGGAAATGGATCACGTCGATTTTGATGAGCAGACCGACACTCGCTTTTTCCATTATCAGGACAGTGTTTATGACATTGCCGACTTCATGCGTGATGATCGCTTCCCGGAATGGCACGCAGGCTATCCACTGAATGCCTTCGCTATGCTGATGATCCGCGTTACTGACTCAGGCGATTCTATCGATATCGGTTTACTGCATTAAGAGAAGGGCCACCCATGCTGGTGGTCTACCTTGGTGCGAAGCCGGCTTCGGCAAGGCTCTTCTGCAATTTGGCCACCGCATCACTGATTGTATAGGCTTCATCGTCATCAACGGCACACCCTCGCATATCAGTCCAGGTTAACCGCTTCACGAGTTGCGCCAGTGCAAGCGCCTCTTCCTTGCTTAACGACAGATTGTCCAGAGTATCTAACATATCGCATCTCCTTTATCACCTACGGGCAAGATAGCACCGGTGGCTCTATAGATACACCAACCTCATCACACCAGGCAAAAAACACCCACCTCTTACCGCTAGGCAAAAAAAAACCCTCCGACTCCCGCCAGGCTACCAGACGCCGAAACAGAGCGCTTGGACGCCTCATACGCGTAGCGATAATAAAGCCATTAAGAAAACAATTTGTTTAGAAGGATGTCGAAATGAACTTTATCGCTACTGTTAACACGCCCGCACATGGTCTCATCCACGTTACTTACTCTGACATCGAAAAGAACGTGCTGGGCGCCTGGCGTGACAATGTCACCGTAGAACTGTCCGGGAAAGAGAAACAGCAGATCGCCAGCGACATTATCTGTAACCGCCGCCACAAACGCGTATTCGAAAAAGCCTACGTCACATGCGCAGGATTCGGTGTGTTTATCTTCCCGGTACGCAGCGGTCGCTTCTGCCAGTCAAAACACATTGAGCTGGCAACACAAATCGCTGTGTGGATCTCAACAGAATCCGGGTTCGACTTCACCGTTCAGGAAGCAACGTCTCAGGGTGTGCGTATCGCTGATAATGCGCTTAAGTGCAAAAACGTCACCTATGAAGCAGGAATCGACTCGTGGAAAGTCACATGCGGGGACTTTGTCAAAGAGATGCACGTTAAGAACCGCATTATCATCCTGCCTGGCATGTAGGAGGGGAGGGGCTGGAAACGGCCCTTTCTTTTTGACCACCAGCTGCCGCAGGGAATTTCAGAAACGGCCAGAGACCGGTTCGTGTGCCGCAGGGGAAAGGCTCGATACCGTTCGGGGAAAGGCGACGTTCGCATTTATGTAGAAAAATAGCGCGGGATACGTCAGGAATGACACCAGAAATCGCGCAGAGTCGCCTGGGGATTGCTGGTGGGGGTTTCCGCCCCTGAGACATCCGGATAGCTTACGCGATGTGATTATTTATTTCGTTGGGAAATTACTGTCAGCGCGTACACGTTGCGCCAACGTGGAAATGATACGCGAGCGCCCACGGATAACGCGAGAATTGCCGACACGCCCCGAAGGATAGCGCGTATCACGTCGCCAGATATCGCCAGACGATCACGCCCACGACACGACAAAATAAGCGATACGCGAAAACGTTCTGTAACGCGCTATAACAGGATTTTAGTGTGGGTAATGGGTATGTACTGCTAAACATGAGAACGCGCACACCTCGCGTATTTATGGCGCTTATTTTTGGTCTGTTATGGCAGACTTCAGACAATAAAAAAGCGCGCCCACAATGGCGCGCTATGCAGATCATGAAACGAAAAAAGCGCCCATAGTGGGCGCTATTGTTTAAATGCTGTTTTGTAGTTTTCCGATCATTTCAGATAAGCGCAAATATTCACGTTTGCGCTTACAGTCTCTTTTGCTGTTAAGTAAATCAGAAAACGTAAAATTGAGTTTATCACGTTGCGCTTTCAGTTCGTCGATGAGTTCAAGTTTATAAGCGCGATATTTTGCGCGATATTCCGCGCGGATCTGGTCATAGCTAATCATGATTTTTCTATCCTTAAAACCAGCGCCCATTGCTGGGCGCTATTTCCATCAATTACGCTTTGAAGGACTCCGCCAGATAGTTATAAAAATCATTTTTGATAAAGCGATACTGCTGAGATCCGTTTTTAGCAGCGCCCATTCCTTTGATCTTCTCAATCAGTCCCAGACGTTCACACAGATTGATAAGCTGATTTGCTTGAGTGTATCCAGCGTCCAGCTTAATCTCACATTCTTTTTTCGCTTCATTCATCAAATCGAATACAGCGCCATTAGTAAATGTTTCCACTTCATCATTAATCAGTTCGATTAATGCGAAAACGCGAGATCCGGACATATCAGCGACTGAATAGACACATTTACCAGCTTTGATAGATTTAACCAGATAAACTAATTTTTCCAGTGAGTAACTGTTAGTCATCGCTTCACGGAAAAATACTTCCGGGGCTTGTTTGCTTGCTTTGATCGCGTAGTAGAAGACACCAGCTAATTTCTCATCATTAACAGCGTTTAAAACGTTGTTGGTGAAGTATGCAAGTTTTGTCGTCGCTGCAAGCATGTTAGCTTTATCTGCTTTTGTATGTGTCCCATTCTGATAATGATTGTTATACGTCTGAGTAGCATTGTTGGCTGCAACTTGCAATTCATTAGCGATAACTACAGCAGCGTCGATGATAGTTTTTTTAGAGATAGCAACGTTAGACATGATATTAATCCTTATGTAATATTGAAAACTTAATTTCTTATTTGTTTATCGTTGGCGTGTTCGCTTTCGATGTGATTAATTATCGACATGCAGAAATTAAAATCAAGCGATTTTTCGCAGGGAAGAGAAAAAATTTTATTCAATAAAAATCAAAGTCTTAGAAATAAATTGAATTTTCTCGAAGGTGTTCCCTAAATAAATTATAGGTTCTTGGTTTTGACCTTATATATTTAAGCGGGAATCAAGAGTGCATGATAATAAATATAATGGAGAGTGACCCGTAAAATAATAACCGGACTTTGCCGGTTATTACCCTTATAGATTTAATTTGCGGATTCGACTGCCTTGCGATTGGTCTCAAAGAGCGCGTCTATGTACTCAGCTGATGACTCGCTTGCGTTGCAGTCGAACATGGCCCTGTCTTCAGCCGAACTACCCTTACAGAGTTCGACGTTCTCCCCAACGGATTTACCTGCCTTCACTGCTGCCGAGAACTGGTACATGCAAACCGACACATTGGTGGAGGATGAACAGACATCATTCATGAGCGACTGGATAACAGGTTTGTAGTCCATAGCTGATACAGTCGCAGAGGATGCAAAGAGGATGGTGGACAGTAATAGTGCTTTCATAACTGACTCTCAAAACGGCAAAATTCGCTCCACCCAATCGAAGAGAACAACCATCTTTCGTCCGTCGCCAACGGAGAGAGTGACCTGGCAAGCGTCAACGCCTGACGACACACCTTCAATTTCACGGCCATCCGCCATGTAAACCCTTACGGATTTCTGCGTCTCATGAGCCTGACGACATATTTTGAAGAAGTCTCGGCGAGAGGGCCGATTGTCTACATAGTCGGGATGAATTGTTAGTCTGCCGGTGAAATCGTGGGATAGTCCTTCGGTCACACCTGATTCGATTGTGCTGATTCTTTCAAGTGGGAGCCTTACACGATTTTCTTTATCGAACGGGGCAGGGCAGAGGTCTACCTTGTTCCGTGAAGACATCAGCCCCTGAATGTACATGCAGAACACCTGACCGTCTTCTAACGTGACCCTTACAGGAATAAGCGACTTGCGCCAGAACATCAGCGACTTCTCCACGTTGGAGTAATCGCGCGGCCAGATTTCTGCAGGTATCCCGTAGGTAATGTCAGTTATGTTCGTCATGTTGTCACAGCGTAGTGGGTAGAAGATCGATGTCACCTGCATTGCTGGTGAACACACGGTACATTTTCACATCACCGCTTTTGGTGATTGTTTCACGTTCCTGACGTGCAGGGTTCAGTGCGCACAGCCCGGAACCGTCAAGGGAAGCCCCTACAATCCATTCTCCAGCATCCAGGTGGAAAGTGGCTTTTTCACCTGTTTCCAGTTTGGCAACGGTCTCACCATTGATAAAAATCGAAGCGGCACAACCAGAACCTACCATGCCTTTGTCCCGCATAACCACTAGTGTTGAAGCCGCAGGCGTCTGGTATTTAAAGATTCTTGACTGTGGTGCGGGTTGAGCTTCGGAGACCGAGATTGGGCGAGAAGAACAAGCGGAGAGTAGTAAAGTCGGGATAACAATCAATGGAAGTAGTGCGTGTTTCATAGTACCTGAACAATATCCTTATCAGTTGAACAAGCAGGGCGCATTACGCGCCATGCGAATCAATTAATACGTTTGAGAATGTCGGCCAGATCTTCTTTGGTCATGCCAGAGCTTTCGTAAATTTTCATCACCTTCTCGCGAGCTTTGGCTGATGCCTCAAGCGATGAAGCCGTTTTGTCAAAATCTGCCAGCGTCAAATTAGACAACACCAGATTGATGATGTCAGCCTTTGACAGCTTAATATTGCGTTCGCGCAGGCGATTTTGAAAAGACTCCAGCTTATCGTTCGCTTTTTCAGTCAGTGGAACCTGGCAGTGTTTTGCGCGTTTGTCGCTCATACTCTCTCTCTATTCAAAACGGAAAAATCGAAGGTGCTGCCAACCGGCAACACGCCCTCGGAAAATCCAGGCGTCGTGTCGATAATGTGTTTTCGCTCGTATGAGTGTGACATAAGATACTTATTACTTACGTCAATGAAGTCTGTTATGAAACACACATTCGCCTGGTTCTTTTTGGCCCGGAGACCGCGCCCGACACGCTGGCGCATTTCTACTTCAGCTTTACCGCCGCCACCCAGAATTACGGCGCCAACGCTAGGCACATCGACACCCACATCGAGAATTGTGGAGCCAATAAGAACATCAATTTTGCCTGCCGCAAGACTGTTAAGTTTGGCCTGCCGCGTAGACTGGTTCGATTCCCCGTAGATGAAGTCGGCGTTGAGACCGCTCTCTTTCATCATCTCCATCAGAATTTGGCCGTGACGTTTATGGCGAACCAGCGTCATGCAATTCAGACCGTGGCGTTTGTACATTAACGCCTCGCGTACAATAGCCTCATTTCGTGCCAGATTATAGACTATTCCCAACTGGTAGGCTTTCTGGTAAGCAGTACCCATGCCTACTCTGAAGTTAAGGTGTTTGGATGCCAGTTCTGCTCTAATCCGCGCCTCATCTGGGGTGTACGCGATTTTATGATAGAGAAAATAGGGTTTGGCTAAAATACCTCTGTCGATGAGATACTTCTCTGTTACTTTAATTTCAATGCGACCAGCGACCGCCATTAAGCGCATATTGGCTTCAGTCGAGTCTTTCATAAATGGCGTAGCGGTTAGTGCCAGACGATAATCTGCGTTTACGCAGAGCCTGGCGATATCGTAAAAGTTCGAGCCTGATGATTCGTGTGCTTCTTCCAGAATGAGAAGTGAAACACTGGAGAGAAACCGTTTAACCAGTTCACGCCGTTTCAGATGATACTGTTTTTTCTTCGCTGACGCGTCTCTCGGCGGCTCTTCGAGAAAACTTGCCAGAGTCTGTACTGTTGCAACGTTGATGTGTCGCGAGACCTGAAACTCACCAGAACCAATCACACCGACTTTCTGATCTTTCAACCACGGTTCGCCGTGCGATGAGCGGTAATCGATGGATTTCTGGAAGTTGTCTGCCATCTGGAACATCAAAACCGAACGAGTCGTCAAAAAGAGCGTCATTCTGCCGATACGTGCAGCTGCTTTACATGCCACGTTCGACTTACCGCCACCAGTGGCGATCTGCGCAATCATCATCCCTTCGCGAACCAGTGTTTCTACTGTCTGATCCTGATACGCATAGTCCGGATTGTATGGGTATGGGTTAACGACCGGGTTCGGTTTGCCCAGCGCGGGGGCTTTTTCCTTACGAACATGCACGCATTTGATGCCGGCTTTCAGTAAATTTGCCGCCACTGGCTTTGCAAACCCAGCCGGGAACGCATTTTTGCTCCAGTTGAACATGGTGCTGGTGCCTTTCCAGTCACCGGCTTCCACTTCATAGCTCAACATCTCCTGAACGAGCCGTTTTACGTTGTCATCAGCGCCAGAAATCAGCGCGTTGACGGCATTCGATACAATCCGAACTGTCATAAACCTCTTTCCTTCGTGCCTTTTGTATGTTAATTGGCTATTATAGTAAGTAAGTACTTATACAATGGATTGTATCAGGAAAATGAGCGTGAAAATTACGATTTTGCAGGTTGAAGTCGCGAACCTGCGTCCGAATCCCTGGAATACCAACTCGGTTGGCGCGCAAAACTTCGAAAAACTGAAAGGTTCTATCGAAAAGCTGGGATTTTTTAAGCCTATTCTGGCGCGGGAGCTGGGCGGCGGCATTTTTGAGATCCTCGGCGGCGAACACCGCTGGCGTGCTGCTATGGAGCAGGGGATTTCGACGGTTCCTGTCATCTCTGTGGGCAAAATCAGCGACCTGGTGGCCAAACAGATGTCTCTCGTCGATAACGAACGCTACGGCGAAGACGATCAGGTTGCATTGCAGCGTTTGATCGAAGAAATCCAGTCTGATCTCGACTACCGACTCTCCGATATCGCCCCGTATGACGATGAAATGGCGGCAACACTCGCCAAAGCGTCGGTTATCGACCTCGAAGCGCTGGAAGCGCTCTCCCGTGGTGATGATGAGCCAGTTGAGAAGGACACACGCGAGAAAATTGAACGCGTTGGCACCGAACACCAGACGATGCGCTTCAAAGTCACGTTTGACGCGTCTGATCGCGTTGCCGACACCATCAAAACCATCATCAAAGAGCAGGGCATCAATACAGGCAACGAAATGGAGAACGCCGGTGAAGCTCTGGTGTGGCTGGTCGACAACTACAAGGAGCGTATGTGATGACCAAAAACTTCGAAATCGTCTACCGGGACCCGGCAGAACTCATCCCGTATGAGATGAACGCTAAAAAGCACGACGAACAGCAGATCCGCGATCTGGCTGCCGCCATCAAAAAGCGCGGTTTTGACCAGCCGATCACCGTCGACAGGCACGATGTCATCATTACCGGCCACGGTCGTCGCGAGGCAGCGCTTCTGGCAGGTCTGAAACGCGTGCCGGTGATCGTTCGTGATGATCTGAGCGAAGACGAAGTGAAGGCAAAGCGTCTGGAAGACAACCGTCTGTCCAGCATTGACTACGACGCCATCAAATTGCAGCAGGAACTGGAATTGCTGGTGCTTGGCGACGTCGAGGTCTTCGGTTTTGAAGAGCGCGAGCTTAATGTGCTGGTCGGCAGCATGACCGAAGAGATGGACACCGGCTCACTGGTGCTCGATCTGGGCGAAGAAACAGAACGCCAGAAGGAAGAGCACAAGGAAATCAGTAGCGAAGTCGCCGCAGAAGAAGTCCGCGTCATCGACGTATTGGGCTTTAAAACGCTCCCTGCTGGCTCTGCCATCGTGGTGGGGGATTTGCTTGCCCACATGGAAGAAATGACGGGAGAGAGCGGGGTAGACGCTTTCGTAGCGTATGCGGAGAAAGTTTCGTCCGGGGAGCTGGCTGCATGAGCAAATACACCATCAATGTGTCGTTTCAGACCCGCGTAAACAAGACCACGCGCACGCTGGAGATTGCCGAATCGTTCGGTCTTGGCCTGGACGAAAAAGAGTGGACGCTTTACGACAATCTGGAGCTGGAAGTGGGGCAGGGCGATGTGGTGTACATCACCGGCCAGTCAGGTTCCGGTAAATCTGTCGTGCTGCGCGAACTGCAACGTCAGATGAAGGAAGAGGGGCTGTCAGTCGCATCGATCGATGACTTCACCTTCGACAATGAGATCAACGTGATTGACCAGTTGGGCAAGACCACCAGCGAGGCGCTGGGATTGCTTTCTATGGCCGGTCTGAATGACGCCTATCTTTTTGTGCGCAAGCCATCCGAGATGTCTGACGGCCAGAAATATCGTCTCAAGATCGCCAAACTCATCGAATCCGGCGCAAAAGTCTGGGCTGCCGATGAGTTCGGGGCAGTTCTCGACCGCGTAACTGCTCAGGTTGTGGCGTCGAACCTCCAGCGTGCTGCCCGAAAGGTTGGGGCGACGGTCATGGTGGCAACGACCCACGAAGACCTGAAAAACGCGCTGCGTCCGGATATGCAGATCACCAAGCACTACAAAGAGCGAGTGAAGGTGGAATATGCAGATTAAGAAAGTCTTCCCCATTTATGAAGGCGCTGATCTGCGTCGCCGCTGGACAACCGAGGCAGAGTGGCAGGACTGGTTGCGTGCGCATGGGGCTTACGGGTTCCGTGTCGCGCCGTATTTTAATCGCTGCTGTGTCGTGTTTGGCGATCGCCGTTACGTAGAGACCGTCAAGCAGTTGTACGGTCTGGACGAGGGCGATTTTGTCTACGGTATCGGTGGAATGGTAACGCCTCTGGGCTACGTTCCCGCTGACTCACTGGTGCATTGTGTTTATCTGCCGGAGAAGTACGAAGAATCTGTCTACTGGCATGAAGCATTACATATCGCACTGATGACGGCGGAATATCACGGTGTTGAGTTAACCGATCAGGAGGCTCTGACCTATCTGCAGGGTTATATCGCAGAGGAGTTCAGTCGCGCACGTCTCCAGTTTCTTGCTGACAAAAAGGCGGGCGGGCTGCCGGCCATCGAATCCATCGTGACGCGTCCGGTATCAACGATCAGCAGAGGCGGTTCCTGCAATCGTAGGGTGGTGGTGCGATGACAGACATCATTATCAGGCGTTATCGCCCGGAAGAGTTCCCGCGACACCTGGATTTTCTGGAACGCATGGTCGTCACCAAAGGTACGGTCGATGACTGGCACGCGCTGAAATCGCTGCACTACAAGACGGACGGCAAGCCTTTTGCACCGACTTACTATCGCTGCGAGCTGGATGGTCGGCTGGTGGGTGTTGTGGTGATGGCGTTCCCCAAACTGTTACTGGCGCCTCGTCATCGTATGTTTCCGAAGCTGAAGCCGACAACAAACACCACCGTGGCCAACCAGTACTGGGGCCGGTATGTGAATAACAACTTCGCGGTGATCAGCCGTTCCGTTGTGGATACGCAGTACCGCGGCGTCGGCGTCTCTTATCGCATGATTAACCTGGTCAGCAGGATGCATGACCGGCCAATTATCGAAATCCAGTCGTCGATGAGCAAATACAACCCGTTCGCCATGAAAGCAGGGTTCCAGTTCATCCGTCCGGAGCGCCCGAAGAGCTATGAGAGTGCGCTGCGTGTTTTCCAGCGTCATTTCCGTTCCGACCCTGGTGACAACGAGTCCATCGTGAAAGAGCTGTTTGCCATGAGTGAGTCACGCCGTCGTCGCGCGTTACGCGATCTGGTGGCCGACTACCACAAGAACAGTTCTCTGGCGAAAGCCGGTCGCAACCGTGGCACAACCATTCAGGACATTGCTGACAGCCTGGTGGATGAAGCCAGCATCGTGAAGCTGCTCAAGGATATTCACAACCTGAGCTTTACTTCTCCGTTGTATGGCGTGTACCGCAACCCAGACTTTGGTCGCCAGTTGCCAGACACGCTGCCACTACTGGCCTTTGACAAACAACCACTGAACAAACCGCTTGAAATTGCTTTACCGGCATAAGGATTTGCCATGACTTTGACCGACAAACAGAAAGATATCATCAAAACCATCAATTTAGGGCATGAGCGCGGTCACCTGCTCGATCTGGACGAGCTGCTGGAAGTTCTGCCGTACAAAACCACGAAACAGAGTATGCAGTTCTCGATCCGCGCACTGGTGAAAAAGGGGCTGGTGGAGAAAGGGCTGTGCCGCCAGCGTGGTGATTCTGGCTATCACCGGCGCACGCTGGGGTTGACCACGTTAGGTCGTGCGAGAGCCAAATTACTGATGATGTAAGTCGGTCTGGGAGTCAATTTGAAGCCTGCTTCCGTATATATAAATACTAAGTGACTTATTAAATATATACGGAAGCAGGTTCTGAAAACTCCCCAGACTGGTTTTAAACACCGCAGAAAACAAATTGGTTAGGCAGTGATTTAAACAAATTGTTTAGGGGCGCAAGGATGCGCTCTGAGTGTTTTAGAGGGATCTATGACTGTAGAAAAAGACGAGAGCAAAACTCGCCTGTCGCCAGCTGAGTGGGCAGAAGCCGAAGCTAAGTGGACTTCCGGTGAATATACGCTCTCAAAGCTGGAGGAAGAGTACGGCATTCGTCGTGAAACGCTCTCCAGACATTTCAAAAAGCGTGGGTTAGAGAAAGGCGCTGATTCCGTTGGAAAGATGGTGCGCGAGTCGCTTAAATCCGACGCAGAACTGCGTGCAAAAGCTCGCGCAGAGAAGATAGAAGAACGTCGCACCCGTTATGACGATTGGGCGTTTGCGCTCGGTCGGATGGTGATGCACGAGGTGGCCACAGCCAAAAAGGACGGCAGACCACTCGCCTCCATTGAGGACGACATCAAGAGCATACAGCGTGCCAGCGGCACACTCGCCAAGTGTTTCGAAATTTCGTCGAAAGCGCTCGGTATGGATAGCGCTGAAGGCGAAGACGACGATATTCCGAATCTGGTCTTTGGTGAGCTGACACCTTCCCAGGTTGCGCAGTTGCGTAAGGAAGACGATGAGCCTGAGTTGCTCGATGACGATCTGCTTGAGTCACTCGAAGAAGAAGCACTGAGCGAAGCTGAGAGCGATTCTGACGTGTCGGGTGATGAAAGTGATGGGAGCGTCTGATTATGGCCATCCCGTCGTCTCTGAGTCTCGTACAGCTGCATTCCGGGCAGATGAAAGTCTTCCAGTCGCCACATCGTTTCAAAGTGGTGTGCGCCGGTCGACGCTGGGGAAAATCCCGTCTGTCGATCTCCACCATCATTCGCGCCGCAGCCAAAGCGAAAAAGCAGCGAGTCTGGTACGTCGCACCGACCTACCAGATGGCTCGCCAGATCCTGTGGGATGACCTGCAAGAAGTGCTGCCGCGTAAGTGGGTGCGCAAGAAAAACGACACCACGATGACCATCGTGTTGAAGAACGGCTCTGAGATCGCGCTGAAAGGCGCGGATAAGCCAGACACACTTCGCGGTGTGGCGCTGCATTTTGTGGTGCTCGATGAATTTCAGGATATGAAGGCGGACACCTGGTACAAGGTACTTCGTCCGACGCTGTCCTCCACCCGTGGTGGTGCGCTGATCATCGGTACACCGAAAGGCTTCTCAGAGTTCCACAAGCTGTGGACGATAGGCCAGAACAAAGAGCTGCAACGTAAAGGACAGTGGAAAAGCTGGCAGTTCGTTACCGCTGACTCTCCATTCGTGCCAACAGCGGAAATCGAAGCCGCGAAGAACGATATGGACCCTAAATCGTTCGCGCAGGAATACCTGGCAAGCTTTGAAAACATGTCCGGTCGCGTTTACTACCCGTTCGACCGCAACGTGCATGTGAAGCCACTCCAGTTCAATCCGAAGCTGCCGATCTGGGTTGGTCAGGACTTCAACATCGACCCGATGTCTTCGGTCATCCTGCAGCCGCAACCTAATGGCGAGCTGTGGGCGGTCGACGAGCTGGTGCTCTTCTCATCCAACACGGCAGAGGTGTGTGATGAGCTGGAGCGTCGCTTCTGGCGCTGGAAGTCTCAGGTCACAATCTTCCCCGACCCGGCAGGTGCATATCGCCAGCACGCTCGTGGTGAGTCTGACATCGATATCTTCAAAGAGAAGGGATTCCTTCGCGTCGACTATCCGAAGAAGCACCCGGCGATCGCCGACCGCGTCAATGCCGTGAACCGTATGCTGATGAGTGCGTCTGGTGAGACACGTTTGTTCATCGATCCGAAGTGCAAACACCTTATCGATTCACTGGAGAAGGTCATCTACAAGCCTGGTTCGCGCGACGTTGATAAGACGGGTGGCATCGAGCACAGCGCGGATGCGCTGGGGTATCCGGTTCATCGTAGGTATCCGGTGAAAAATCGTGTTATTCTTGGTGGATCTAGATAAGTAATTACTTACCTACATATGGAAATAAAGCAAATGGAATTGACTGATAAGCAAATCAAAGATCTGGTGGCACGACGCCACCCGGAATATGAGAAGAAAAAAGAGCATTGGGACTTCCTCGCCAGCACCTACGCTGGCGGTCGTAGCTGGTTCAATGACAACATTTTCCGTTACTTCAAAGAAGGTGATCAGGAGTTCAAGGAACGTCTGGAGCGAGCGTACCGCTTCAACCATACGCGTGAAGTGGTGAACCTCATCAACAAGTATCTCTTCAAAGAGGATATCCACCGCAACACTGATGAAGCACCGGAGCAGATCCGCAACTTCTGGAAGCGTGCGACCCGGCAGAACATCTCCATTGATGCTTTCATGGCGGCCATCGATCTCCAGTCGTCTATTTACGGTCGTATCTGGGTTGTCGTGGACAGCACCATGAACGGCGATGTTGAGTCGGTCGCCGACGAGAAGAAAAACGACGCCAGAGCCTATGCCTACTGGATTTCTCCGCAACAGATGCTCGATGTCGCCTGGGATGAAGACGGCAATATGCTCTGGGCATTAATCGTTGAAGTCGGGCGTGACGATGCCGATCCGTTTACTTCAACGGGACAGGAGTTCTTGCGTTATCGACTCTGGACTCAAACCTCATGGTATCTCTTTCGCGAAGAAGTGAAGAAAGGCACTGGCCGTCGTCAGGCGAAGGTCGTGCTGGAGGACAGTGGCAAACACGACCTGGGTGTGGTGCCGGTGTTCCCGGTGGACTGCATTGGTGAAAGCGAATCCCCGTATTTCAGTCCGTCGCTGATCGACGATATCGCGTACCTTGACCGGGCCGTGGCCAACTACCTGTCGAACCTTGATGCCATCATTCAGGATCAGACGTTCAGCCAACTGGCTATCCCGGTTCAGTCATTACTGCCTGGCGATGAGAACCACGACAAGGTGCTGGAAATGGGGACAAAACGCGTCTTTACCTATGACTCAGAAGGCGGGAATCAGCCGTTCTACCTGTCTCCAGATCCGAAGCAGGCTCAGATGATCATCACCACAATTAAGACGGTGATTAACGAGATCTACCATTCCGTTGGTGTCGCCGGTGAACGAACCAAGCAGGACAACGCGCAGGGCATCGATAATTCATCCGGTGCAGCCAAGATGTACGATTTCCAGCGCGTTAACAGTCTGCTGGTGACAAAAGCAGAACGCCTTGAAAGGGCAGAGCGCCAGATGATGCAACTGGTCGCGTTATGGATGGGTGTCGATCTGGATGAAGACCATTCTCTCATCGCGTACCCGGAGAGTTTTGACATTCGTGGACTAACGGATGAATTTGCCGTCGCTGAGAAATTGTCGCTGCTCCAGGCGCCGGATTCTGTACGTCGTCATCAGATGGAAATGCTCATTGAGAAGATTTTCCCGAACGTCACTGAGGCGATGCAGAAAGAATTTAGAAAAGATCTCTTGAAATATCCTCAAAAAAATGATCTTAACACCCTTGAAAATAAGTCAGTACTTACTTATGATCGCAATACAGCCCAGGAAAGCGGGCGAGATCAACCCCGAGGGAATGGGGACTCATCTACTCAAGAGACCGAGTGATAAGTAACGAAAAGGATTTTTTATGAATCTGTGGCAAATGCTTTTGGCCCGTCGTGGCCTGATGGATGTAGCTGAAGGGCATGAGCGTGGTGGCGCTGCTGCCGGGACTCCTGCCGGGGAAAACGAGCAGGGTAAGGAAGACCCAGGCAAACAGGGCGAGCAAAAAGAGCAACCGGGTAATGCGGATGACGAGTACGCCAACATGACTCAGGAAGAGTTGCTGGCCGAGCTGCGTAAATCCAAGAAAGCCGGTGCTGACCTGCTGAAAGAGAACATGAAGCGCAAGGAGAAAGAGCGCTCTTTGACCGATCAGTTGGCTAAGTACGGTGATATTGACCCTGAGCGTGCCCGTCAGCTGCTGGAAGCAGAACAGGCCGCAGAGGACGCACGTCGTAAAGCAGAACAGGCTGAAATGGAACGTCGTGGTGAGTTCGATGCTGTGAAAAAACAGATGATTGAAGCACACCAGACGGAACTGGCCGAGCGAGATAAACGTTACTCCGCTCTGGAGAAAGAAAACGCCGCGCTGAAATCCCAGCTGGTTGAAATGACCGTTGGAGCCTCTTTCAGTAGCTCTGCTTTCCTGCGTGACAAAGTTCTGATGACTCCGGCGAAAGCCCGCGTTATCTACGGCTCTCATTTCGAAGTGGGTGAAGACGGTAACGTTGTTGGCTATGACAAGCCGGCCGGTCAGAAGGAACGTGCAGTTCTGGTTGACGGTGAAGGCAAGCCGTTGCCGTTCGAATCCGCGATTGAACGCATTCTGCGTGCCGATCCGGAAGCTGACGCATTGATGCGCAGCGAAGCCAAGCAGGGTGCAGGTTCAAATAGTAAACCGACCCATAAAGTTAACCAGCCGAAGAACAAGTCGACAATGGATAAGTTGGCTTCCGGTCTGGGGAAAATCGGACTCAAGTAACATCTTAGATCATAGGGAAATGAAAGATGCCATTACTGCGTGAAGAAGCTGAAAAGCTGTCTAATAACGAACTTGAGCAGGGCGTGATCGAGACCATTATCGACCGCGACGACCTGTTCGCTGTCCTGCCGTTCATGAAGATTGACTCCAAAGCGTATCTTTACAACCGTGAAGCTACTCTGAGCGAAGCGACCTTCATTGATGTGAACGACACTATCACCGAAGGCGCTGCAACCTTCACCGAACACGTTGCGAAGCTGCGCATTCTGGCAGGCGACGTTGACGTCGACAAATTCCTGGCAACTACCATGTCTGATACCAACAACCAGCTGGCTGTCCAGGTTCGTCAGAAGGTGAAAGGTCTGGCACGTGCATTCCGTCGCAACCTGATTCTGGGCGACTCCACCACCAACACCAAAGCATTCGACGGTATTCCTAAGCTGATGATCGACGACCAGAAAATCGACATCGCGAAGGCTGCTATGACCTTCTCCATGTTCGATGAACTGGTTGATGCGGTGAAAGACCTGGGTGCTGACTGCATCATGATGCGCTCCGAACACCTGCGCGCATATCGTGCTCTGCTGCGTACTGTTAATGTAGGCCCGTCTGAAATCATGATGGAAAACTTCGGTCGTCCGATGCTGTGCCATAACGGGGTTCCGTTCATCATCAACGACTTCATTCCGAAGACCGAAGAAAACGACGCGGCAAACATCTACTGTCTGCACCTGTCCGAAGAGAATGGTGTAACAGGTCTGTATGGTGGTGAAAATGCCGGTATCGTGGTTGAAAACATCGGTACTGTTCAGAACAAAGACGCAGTCCGTACTCGTGTGAAATGGTACTGCTCTCTGGCGAACAAACACGACAAGGCAATCGCGGCACTGACCAACGTTAAAATTTGATCAGTTTAATAGGTAATTACTTACCTATATATCAAGAGTGGGCTATACGCCCACCTTTTTTGTAGGAGTCATACGATGAAACCAGCAAAAATCCGCATTCTCGAACCGCAGTTTGCGAGCTATACAGGCCTCCTGTGTGGCATTCAGTTTGAAAATGGAGTGTCTGTCTCTGAGATGCCGTTTATCGATCAACAGCGTATTTGCGCATCCATGCGTGCAACCACGACTGACGGGCACAACGTCTCCCCATCTGCCGCATTTGCTGAACGTGGCAGTCTGGTCGCTGACCAAATCGTTGAGCCGTCTGCCCCAGAAATCGCCCCTATGAAGCGTGGCACGGGCGAAGATGAGTCCAAACCGGTCCAGCGCTTTACGCGGGAAGAACTGGAGTCCATTGCAGACTGCGAAGGCATTGCCGGACTGCGTCAAATCGGTAAGCCGATGGGCGTGAAAGCCAAAGGCATTGTTGAAATGATCGAAGGCATCCTGAAAGCACAGGGCGGTGAGTAATGGCGCAGATCGACACGTACCGTAGCGGGGAAGCTGTATCTCTGTCGTTTGCATTTAACGTACTGGATATTGAATCAGCCACCTACAGCGTCAAAGACAGCACCGGGGCGCTTATCGTTGAAAACGTACCTGTTGAGGTCTCTCCGGGCCAGATGTCTATTCCGGTCGTCGTGTCGGCTGAGTACAACCAGCTTTCTGACAAAGAGCGCGATCTTCGCCATGTCATTGTGAAGGCCACCGCCAGCGGGCTGACGCACGAAGAACGCAGGATGTATGTCCTGCTGAACAGCTTTGAGCTTTCTGTCCCTTCGATGTCGTTTGCAACCGTGGCAGATGCCCAGATGCAGGCTATCGATATGCTCAATGGAGACACATTGCTGGCAGACGGCGATGGGCTAATGCGAAAGCGTCTTATCGAGGCGACCAGACGCATTAAAACGCTGCCGTTCTCTCTTCGCAAAATTCTGCGTATCGATTTTGACCGGTACGATCGTCCGCAAAACATGCTGAATGTCTACGACATTCCGTGGGGCGCTGATGGTGTATATCGGCACGATATTGTCGATTGGGATCGGATTACGCAGGAACAGTTTGATGCGTTCCCGGACTACTTCAAACAGGCACTAATGCTGGCTGCGGTTAACGAAGCCTGTGAGATCGCCAACGGTAATGACGTGGCGACAGCCCGCGAAGACGGCATTTTGTCTGAGTCCATTGGTGAAACCACCAATATGTATCGTACTGGCAAAGCGGCAAATGTTCGTGTGGCTCGCAGTACATGGCGACTGCTGACCGGCTACATCAACAACCGCATGATTGTCCGTCGTGCGTAACGCTCGTCGCATGGTTTACTTCTGGTCGAAAGGCTTAAGACGAGAAATCGCGCCTTCGCCTGGTGAAGCGTGCGACGACCATGAAAAGGGAGATTGGATGAACATTTCATGGCAAGCCGAGTTGTCGATTTACCGTTTCGGCGCGAAAAACGCCTACGGTGAAGCGCAATTGCAGTTCGTCAGGAAGACGAACGTCGGCGTCGTAAAGTTTGAGCAGAGTAACGAGAAGTCATCGGTACGCGCGGACAGTTCCGGCAGCCGTGGTAAAGCGAATCTGGAACTCTTCGATGCGGTTCTGATCATTCCACTTGAAGCTGCGGTGCAACTGGATGACGTGCTGATTCTTGATGGGCAGAAACTGAAAGTCTCCAGCGTTCATCGTCGCTGGGGGTTGCGTGGGCGCCCTGGCCATCTTGAGATCGGAGCAAACATATGGGTCTGAAATATGACGCCCACCAGTTCAAGCGAGCGGGTGAACGCCTCAACAATAGCCAGAAAGCGTTCAAGCGATATCTCATTCGGGATATGGAGAAATTGGCGCGTCTGGTTGAACGTCTGGCGAGAGCAATGGCCCCGCTTGAGACGGGGTCGCTTGAGAGTGCGATCTTCGCCAGAGTGGTGAAAGAGGGTTACACCGGATTGCGCATTGAGCTGACTGTGTCCGGAGCAAAGCCTCGCGAGGGGCATCCGGGAGTGGAGGTTGGCGACTATGCCGAGTACATGGAGTTGGGGAAATATCGTCTTGGCTACCTGTCACGCATGAAGAGTGTCACCAATCCACCGATTGCTGGTGTCAAACCTCGCGTTGGGCCGCTGTTCCTTGAAAGAGCCGTCCAGATTAGCGAGAAACAGTTCTCCCAGACCATTGCGGAAGCGGCAAGGAAAGCAGGTTTTACGAGAGGTTGATGTGTTTATTGAAGCGATTGCTGGCCTGATGCAAAAGGCGAAGATTGGTACTGTCGGGACAAACATCTTTTGTCATTACATGCCAGCGGATGTGAAGTCGGGCGTGCTGCTGGTGAATCCAAACACTGGCGTCAAAATCGATCATGAGTTGCAGGGGTTCTATCACGATTCCTGCACCATCATCGTCCGTAATTCGACAATCACGAAGGCCGTCGAGAAAGCAAATCAGATCATGGCTATTTTCCCAATTGAAGAGGCGGAGTCAGGTGGTGTTTATTTTCGTCTGGTTCGTCCAATGGCAATGCCAATCATCTATCCAAAGAACGAAGGAGCGTTGATTGAGTCAGGCATACCCATTGAATTTGCGGGCTATTTATTGAATTAATAAAATAAGTAAGTATATACTTATCATTGGCACAATGAATGTGCTTGTTCAACGGAAAAAGGAGTTTTCCAACAATGACCAATACCCATGTAAAAAACATCAAACTTGGCGCCTGTGCGGTGTCGTTTGGTGGCGTGGATCTGGGTTACACCAAAGGCGGTGTGCAGGTTGAAGTTGCGACCGAGACCCTGAAAGTGACGGTCGACCAGCACGGGCAGACTACGATGTCCGAACTGGTTCAGGGTCGTAACATCACTATTACCGCGCCGCTTGCGGAGTCTGTGTTGCAGAACATGGTTGATTTGATGCCGGGTTCCACACTGAGCGAAGAAGACAACGCTGTGACCATCACTTCTGCGCAGGGCGTAAACCTGATCGACGTAGCGAAAGAACTGATCCTGACTCCGCAGGACACCACCGACTACGTGCTGACCATTCCGAAAGCAGCGACTGCAGGTAACTTCACCATGACCTACCAGTCTGATGACGTTCGCGTGTTCTCTGTTCAGTTCACAGCGTATCCGGATGACAGCGGCGTTCTGGGGAAAATGAGCGGCCCAAAGCCGGTTGAGACTGTAACGATCTCCCCGGAATCTCCGGTTGTTAAGGCCGGTGAGACCGTACAGTTGAGCACTCAGATCACCCCTGAAGATGCAGCAGACAAAACCGGTGTTTGGGCATCAGACGCTCAGGACAAAGCGACCGTAGACCAGACTGGTCTGGTGCGTGGTGTCGCGGAAGGTTCTGCGAACATTTCCTTCACTGCCAATAGCGGCGGAAAGAAGGCAACCAAAGCAGTCACCGTCAACCTGGCAGACTGATCGCATCACTGATTAAGCAGAGGCTCAGGAAGAGCCTCTCTTTAAAAAGGACTTTAACCCATGACCAAATTACTCGATCTCGACTCCATCCTGCCGCCGAAGAAAAGTATCAAGTTCGGCGGCCAGGAATACCCCATCGTTGAAATGACCGTTGGCCTGTTCGTCTCCATCAAACAGATGGAAGGCAAAGACCTCCAGAACATGTCCCCGGTAGAGCAGGTAACTGCCTATGCCGAACTTGTTCGCAAGGTCATCCCGTCCGTGCCGGACGCTGTACTGGAAAAACTGACCGTCCCGCAGCTCCAGCAGATCTTCACCTTCGCTATGGAAGTGATCGATGAAGAGAACGAAAAAGCGGCTGGTGAAGAGGCAAAGTAATTTCCCGCGATGAATCCGGGGTAAAGACCGTCTCGATAGATCTCGGATTCTATTTCAGTCGTGTAGTTGCTCACTACGCCGTGTCGCCAGTTGAGTTGCTGGGCGTCCCTTTGACGATGTTCTGGATGCTCAGTCGCAACATCGACCGTCTGCGTGCGGAAGAGGATGTCCGCAACCTGCAAGTCGCTCGCGCTGCCCAGGCAGATGGCGAGGGCGTTAAGGCGTTCATGGAGGGTTTGCAACTCAGGATTGGAAGACCAGTCGTTACCGATAAAGTCTACGATCCACGTAGGGATAAGGCAGACCCTGACGCCAAAGAGCAACTGATGCAAATTTTTGGCAAAGGATGACAAGGGAATGTCACAAAACGTAGAGTTTATCCTGTCGCTGGAAGACAAGCAGTTTACAGCGTCAATTGACCGGGCGGGTAAGTTACTTACCAGATTCGGTGAGCAGGCGACAAAGCCCGCTCAGAAAATTAACAGCCTTGAACGCTCGTTGGGTTCGGTCTCCCGCATCATCGGCGTTCTTGAATCCAGGCTCGACACGACGGCAGACAAACTACAGGACGTAGCTGCCGGGTTCGAGCTTGTTGCTGACGCTTCTCGCAGAACGCGGAGCAACATCACCAGCCTCAATTCTGGCCTGAAAGCCCTGATTGAGCGCACCGACGCCACCACCACATCCGTAACTAAACTCACTGCCTCACTTCGCAAGGTGCAGTCCGAACTGAATGACTTCTCAGATTGGGCGAACTTCGCGAGCAGGAGCGCCAGCCATTTCGGAACTGAGGTCAGGCAGGCTGCCACGTCAGTCAGTGGCATGAATACGCGGCTTAACACCACAACCAAGCGACTCAGTAATTGGGGTGTCACGACCAGCCAGGCGGCCGAGGGATTGAAAAAAGTCCGCGACCAGATGGATGCCGTGATAGGTCGTCAGCAACTGATCAGCAAACCGGTACGTGTTCGCACCTCTGGCAATGGGAATGGTAACGGTGGATACGGCGGTAACGGTCGTACCGGTGGCGGTTCCGGGCATAGCGGCAGAAGCTTTGAAGGCAGTGTGTTTTCCGGTCTTCGTGGCAACATTTTCCTGCTGGGTGAAGTTGGTGACGCGGCCAGAACGGTCACTGACATTCTTTTCGGCTGGCAGAAGCCGATTGTTGAGGCGGCGGCAGAGATGCAGCGTATGCGCGTCATGCTGCGTGGTCTGAACAAGGGAAAAGATAACCCTGGCAAGGCTGCCGCGGAAGACATGCAGTACATCGTCGACATGGCGCAGAACGCCCCGTTTGCGATGCAGGCATTGACCGACTCCTTCGTGAAGTTCCGTTCAGCAGGACTCGATCCAACCGATGGCTCATTAAAAGCGCTGGTGGACTCCGTCGCTCGCTTTGGTGGCGATAGTGAGCTACTTAAACGCGCGGCCGTTGCTGTTCAGCAGATGTCAGGTAAGGGCGTCGTATCGATGGAAGAACTTCGCCAGCAATTAGGTGAAGCGGTTCCTAACGCGATGCGTGCGATGGCAGATGCAGCTGGTATCACAATGGGTGAACTGACCAAAGCCGTTTCCAGCGGTACGGTGGAAGCGAAACAGGCGCTGTCGCTGATGTTTGTTGGCTTGCGTGCGGAAAACGAGAACGCCGCGAAAGACATGATGCAGACCTACACCGGTGCGCTCGCTCAGTTACAAACGTCATTTACGCTGTTTGCCGACCGGGTAGGGCAGGCGGGCTATCTGGATTCTCTCACCAGTGGGATGAAGGAACTGGCCTCCATCATGAACAGTGCGGATGGTATCTCGTTTGCCAACTCGCTGGGGTCGGGGCTGGCTACCGCGATTGATGGTTTGCGCGATCTGGCTCAGTGGCTGGCTAAAAACCAGGAACTGGTTATCGGGCTTGGTAAGGTCGTCGCCGGAATGGTGGCGTTCAGGCTGTTACGTTCCGGGATCACCGGTGTGATCGGCACTGCCGGACAGATGGTGAACACCTTCGGCAGGATGTCAGTCGCAATCCAGACGCCATTCACAATGGGCATGACGGCAATCAACCGGTTCAACCGCGCAGCTCGCATGGGTTTGGCTCCGGTTCCGTCGATGATTTTCGCTATCCGTGGTGCAGTTTCGAGCCTGCAGGGGGTGTTTGCCGGTCTGACGGCGTTCATTGCTGCTAACCCCATTGGCGCCGCATTTACCGTCGCATCTGTGGCAGTGGCCGGACTGATCACCTACATGACCATGCTCCGCAGTGAAACGGCAAAAGTCGTCGACGAGATCCGCAAGATCCCGGAAGCAATGACGGCAGCCAAGCGTGAGCAGATGTCCTCGCGTGCAGCGGAGCTTGAAAAGCAGATCCGGCGAGACCAGCAGGCACTTAAAACTGGCGAAAGCGTTAACTACTACTCCACCGCGGCTGGCCCTGTCGCCGTGAAGGAGTCCAAAGAGGCAGTTGAGGCTCGCCTGAAGAAAAATCAGGACGAGTATCAGAAGATCACCGGCACGATAGCGCTGGGTGACGGGGCTGTGGCCAAGCGCCTGGCAAAAGAGGCTGCAGAATCCCAAATCGAGAAAATTCGTGCAGACAATCAGGTCTTCTCTGCAACGTTTGTGAAAGCCCGTCAGGAAGCTCTGGAGAAGATCCAGAAAATCAACGACGACCGCTCTCTGTCTGATGATGAGAAGAACAAGTTGCTCGCGCCGCTTCGTGAGACGGTAAACAAGTCGTATCTGGAACCGGCTCAGAAACTCGTTGATTCCTTGTCTTCACGGAAAAACGCGACCGAGAAGCAGATCGCCCATTTCAGCGACCAACTGGAGAAAGCGAAGAAAGAGGGTAATACCGAGCAGGTTCAGAAACTGCAGGGCAGCATCCGTGGTTATCAGGAACACCTCGAAGCTGTGGCTCAGGAACTGACACAGGCGGAATTTGAACGCGATAACGCAGCGAAGACTGGTAAGGGCGTAATGTCCAACCAGGGAACTGTTCTGGGACTTGGAACAAACGATAAGGCTGCTGGTAAAGCACTTGCGCAGTACATGCGAAACCAGATGGATTCCGCAACCTACCAGCGTACGCTTCCTGACGGCACACCTATGATGGACTTCCAGGGCCAGCCAATCATCGGGCCTAAGCAGTTGAAAACCCAGCTCAACCTGCAAAAAGCGTCCAGCGCGAACTCTCTGGAGAAAATGAGTGACGAGGAACGTGCCGCAGCCATTGCCGCGCTGACCAAAGCACGTGAGCAGGATGCTGCCGCAGCGGAGAAAGCCGGGACTCGTGCTGCAAATGCTTCTCAGCGAGCCGCGAAGAAAGAGCAAAGCGCACAGCAGAAACTTGCCCAGAGTTACCAGAAAGCACTGGATAAAGCAGATCGACTCATGGGGCAGATGGGCGAAAGCTCAAAAGCGACCGTATCGTTCGACCAGTCTCTGCGTGACACGACGAAGTCTCTGACCGAACTGGCGAATGCAGTACCAAATGAGTTCATCACTCAGGAGATGATCGACAAAGCCAAGTCTCGTCTGGCTGACCTGGCAAATGCGAGCGACGACTATCGTGAGATGTTCAACCGTCGCAACGTCGAGCAGATGATCTCAACCTGGGCGCCGGAGTCCGATTCCATCATTAGCGCGGGCTACAGAGCATCTCGTGGCGAGAAGGTGGCCGACTTCGAGGAAACCTATAACCGTAACCTCAAAGCGCTGATGGATCTGCGCGAGCAGGCTTCTGACCCGAAAATCGTTGCACTGTATACCAAGCAGATTAACAAGCTGGTGGCTGCCGGCAATGACGCTCTCATCAAAGAGACCGGTACGGCTACGCAGAAACTGGCGCTGGAATACGAGAACCTTGCTGATCAACTTGAGAACAGCTGGGGCAACATGTTCGGCAATATGACCGACGCGTTGACCGAGTTCGTGGTGAAGGGGAAATCGGACTTCTCCAGCCTGGCCGAGTCGATTCTCCGCGACATCACCAGCATGGTAGTGAAAACGCAGATCACGCTGCCGCTCATGAACGTGCTGGGGATGGGAACGACGGCTGCAGGTAACGCGCAAAGCGGCAATCTGCTGACCGGTGTTGCGTCTGCCGTAGCAAACCAGGGTGTACGCATGGGGAGCACGAATAATGGCGACAAAACCGTTGGAGAAGCGACGAAAGAAACCTCCAGCTCGATGGCGGGATTGGGTCAGAGCACTCAGCAAACCACCAGCGCCATTGGTTCGGCCACGAACGCGATCGGCAGTTGGGTAAATGGTCTGTTCAGCAGCACCGAAGCCAAAGACGCTGAAACGCAAGCCGTGAAGACCTCAATTTTCTCGATGCAGAATCTTAGCGCGGTGACCGGTGCGCTCTCTGCCGCCTTTGCCATGTTGGGCGCGAATGCTTCTGGCTCGGGTAACAAATGGCTGGGATTTGGCGCGACAGTGGCTTCCGGTCTGGTATCTGCCTGGGCTGGGGGTGGTTTCGACGGTATGTTCTCTGGTTCGTCCTCCACCTCCGTCGCTGACGGGACTAAAGGCATCCCGTCAATTCCGAAGTTCGCTAATGGCGGCATCTTTGGTAAGGACGGTGTGGTTCCGCTGCGGGCATATCAGAACGGCGGTATTGCCAACTCGCCTCAGTTAGCGCTGTTTGGCGAGGGTTCCATGAATGAGGCTTATGTTCCGCTTCCGGATGGGCGTTCCATCCCGGTAACGCTCAGTACTGACGGCGTGAAGGGCAGTGGTGTATTCGCGCCGGTGTCCATCGAGATCAATGTCTCCAGTGATGGGAATACGACAGCAAACAGCAATTCTGACGGCGCGTGGAATGAAGCCGCGCAGCGTATGAAGGCGATCGCCCTGGAGACCATCGCTCAGGAGAAACGCCCTGGCGGTTCTCTCAACCCGAACTCAAAACGCAACTAACCCATGTCTGCCCCCGCAAGGGGGCAGTCTCACAAGGATGTGATATGGAAAGACAGACGTTTAACTGGTATCCGGACTATGAGTCCGAAAAAACGGTCAAGCCGAATGTGGCGATCCTGAATTTTGGCGATGACTACGAGCAGCGCCAGGCTAAAGGACTGAACCGAATTAAAGAGAGCTGGACGCTGACATTCACTCGTTCCAGAGATGTGATTGATGCGGTCGACGACTTCCTTACCGCACGCGGTGCCGTGGAATCCTTCTACTGGACGAATCCCAGAGGTAAACCACTCGTCGTAGTGTGTGACGAGCACTCAGTGAAGCGTTACCAGGGACATTCCGTACTCAGCGCCACTTTTCGTCAGGTATTCGAAAGTTAATTCACCTGTGGATAAGTAAGTGCTTATTTAATATTATTTATGTGCGCCGACAGGACGTTGGCGCTGTTTTCATTCAAGGAAGAAACGATGGGTATTAGAGCTGATATTCAGAGCTTGTCGCCCTCCGCACTCATTGAGGTGTTCGAACTGGATATGTCGAACACCACTTCTGGGGGCAAGCTGTTTTTCCACGCTGGCACGAACGAGCTGATGCAACCACTCGTTTGGCAGGGCGTGACCTATGAACCGTGGCCAATCAAGGCATCAGGCTTTGATAAAACGGGCCAGGGGGCTTTACCGCGTCCCAAAATTCAGGTGTCCAACTTTGCCGGAACCGTCTCTGCGGAAGTGCAGGCTAACGACGATCTGGTAGGTTGCCGACTCATCCGCAAGATGACACTGGCGCGGTTCCTCGATGCCGTTAACTTCAGGGACGGCAACCCGACAGCCGATCCAAACCAGCATTTCCCTGATGAAATGTGGTTTATCGAACAGAAGACACTCGAAACGCATGAGGTCGTGGAGTTTGAGCTGTCCAGCGTCTTCGATCTGATGGGCGTACAACTGCCGTATCGGCAGATCATCAAAAACACCTGTCCGTGGAAATATCGTGGCCCTGAATGCGGCTACACCGGGCCGTATTTTGACAAAAACAATAACCAGACGACGCTGTCAGGTGCGGATTATTGCACCAAACGTTACGACTCCTGTAATGCACGCCGGAAGTACTTTGCCAATGGCGTTATCCACTTTGGCGGGTTTATTGGAGCGACGCGATATGACTGACAGAACGCTCCCTGAGCTTGGCTCAGACGTCATGCAGCAAATGTATCTCTGCGCTATAAGCCGCTACCCGAATGAAGCGTGCGGCTTTCTGGTACGTACCCGTGGCGACAAGTATCGCTTTATGGAGGCGCGAAACGTATCGGAGAACCCGCAGGACACGTTCGTCATGCACGCAGACGACATCATCGCAGCAGAAGACACGGGTGACGTCGTCGCTATCTGGCACTCCCACACTGACGAGTCAGCAGAAGCGTCCGACGCCGATCGTGCCGGATGCGAGGCAACGGAAGTTCCGTGGATGATTCTGGCGGTTCGCAGGAACGTGGAGGGGGATGTGCCTTTCCACTTTAGCGAGATGAACGTCATCACGCCGGACGGCTTCGAGATGCCCTATCTGGGACGCCCGTATGTCTTTGGCGTTTTCGATTGTTGGATGCTCTGCCGCGATTATCTCAGGCGAGAGTTCGACGTCGAGCTGAACCCTAACCCCCATCTGCATATCCCGTCATGGTACGAGGGCAATAACGACATCCTCGACCAGAACTACCGGAGTGAAGGACTCGTTCGACTGGCGCCGGGGACGGAACCCCAGCGTGGCGACATCTTCTTCATCCAGTACGGAAAAATGCCCGACCACTGCGCAGTGTATATCGGCGACGGCATGATTCTTCATCATCAGATCGACCGTCTCAGTTGCCGGACGCTTTACGGCGGGATGTACCAGAAACACACGACGCACCACCTGCGTCACAGAGACTTACTCAAGGGAGATGAGACGTGTCTGAGTTAGTGCATGTGCAGCTTGGCGGCCCGATGGCAAAACACTTTGGCCGCCACTGGCATCTGAAAGTGCGAAATACGAAACAGGCTCTGGATCTGATTGAAGCGAACCGTCCGGGCTTCAAAGCCTGGATGAAACGCAACATCAGAACCTATGACAGCTACCACATCCAGATCACCAACAAGCAGGGAAACAAGTGGTCGGTCGATGAGAGCGAGTTCCAGATGATGGGGCAGTCCGACAACATCGCGAAGATCCGTATTACGCCTGTACCTCGTGGTAGTGGTGGCTCCGCGTTTGGCTGGTTTGAAACGGTAGTGGGCGCTGCGCTGATGGTGGCATCAGTCTGGGTTCCCGCGCTGGCTCCGCTTGGCCTGTCGTTAATGATGGGTGGGATTTCTCAGCTTATCTCGCCGCAGGCGACTAACGACAGCGTGAGGCAGGCGGATAACTCCAACTCGTTTTACTTTGATGGGCCTCAAAACACCACAAACCAGGGCAACCCGGTACAGCTCATCTACGGAGAGGAAATTTTAGTCGGATCGCAGGTTGTGAGTTCGTCGATCACCATCGACCAGCTCATGTAAGAAGGGATTTTGTGAACATGGAACAGTTCAAAAAGAAAAAGCTGCCTCTGCTGATAGCAGGGGCGGGCGGCAAGAAAAGTAGCAAAGGCTCAAGCCGGACACCGGTCGAGGCTGACGATACCGTCAATTCCCGCGCAATGGCTTCCATCCTCGACCTGCTTGGGGAGGGGGTGATTGGTGGTCTGGTTAAGGGGGCTAAGTCGATCTTCATTGACGGTCTGCCCATCCAGAACGAAGACGGTTCGTCCAACTACAGCGGTATTACGTGGGATTTTCGTGATGGTTCGCAAGACCAGACGCCAATGGCGGGCTTCAACTACGTCGAAACGCCGAAATCCGTCAACATTCAGCTCAAGCAGACACACGATGTCACGGTGGCCATCGATAACGATGATGCCGATCGCGTCCGTGTCATCCTCAAATTTCCGTCACTACGTAGCGTAGATAAGAAGACCGGCGATACCAACGGGACGTCGGTACAGTTCAAGTTCCAGATCGCAAATGGTGATAGTAATTTCCGCGATGTCGTGGCTTCCGGAGAAAGAGGTGTCGACATCACGCTGTCTGCGAAAAAGACGGGTGTCTACTATCGCAGTTACGAGATCCAGTTACCGAAGCCCGGACGCGCATACAAAGTCCGCGCCATCCGTCTGTCAGCGGATAGCGAATCGCAGTATCTCTATAACGATACTTGGGTGGATTCCATCGGTGAGATTGTCGACACGCCGATGAACTACCCGAACTCGGTGCTGGTGGGTCTCAAGGTTAACTCTGAGCAGTTCGGAAGCACCATGCCGTCACGTTCGTATCTCGTTCGTGGCATGAAGATCCGCGTACCGGCAAACTACAACGAGTACACCAACAGCTATGTTGGCGTCTGGGATGGTACGTTTAAGCTGCATTCGTCCTCTAACCCAGCCTGGATTCTGTTCGATCTTCTGACTAACTCACGCTATGGGCTGGGGCAATTTGTTACCGAATCCATGATTGACCAGGGACAGCTCTACCAGATTGGCCGGTATTGCGATCAGGAAGTCGATGATGGCTTCGGCGGCAAAGAGAAGCGTTTTGCTATTAACACGCAGATCACCAGTCGGCAGGATGCATACCGGCTCATTCAGGACATCGCCGGTGCATTCCGTGGCATGGTTTTCTGGGCAGGCGGTATGGTCAACGTCATGCAAGACAGTCCGTCAGATCCGGTCATGATGTTCACCAACGCCAACGTCAAAGATGGCCTGTTTAGCTACAAAGGGTCTGCACGTAAAGATCGTCCATCTGTAGCGCTTGTGACCTACAACAACAAAGAAGACGGCTACAAGCAGAACATCGAGTACGTTGAAGATCAGGAGGCAATGCGCCGCTACGGTGAGCGAAAAACCGAAGTGGTGGCGTTCGGCTGCACCAGTCGTGGTCAGGCTCATCGTGTGGGTCTGTGGCTTCTCTATACCGCGAGAATGGAGTCTGACGTTATCACCTTTACGGCGGGACTGGATGCATCCTTCCTGATGCCTGGCGAGACGGTGCTCATCCAGAATAAATACCGTGCTGGTAAGCGCAACTCCGGCCGTATCGTGGCGTTCGATAAGAACAGCATTACGCTCGACGCCCCTGTCTCTCTCAAGAAGAACGGCTGCTACATCAGGATACTCAATCAGGAAGGAAAGATTGTCGAACGCGACATTCTGGAAACCGGAGAAGAGATCAGTCGTGTGACTTTCACTAAGTCTCTGGCTTCTGGCGAGATGCCGGTACTCGATGGCGTCTGGACAATCACCGAGCCAGATCTGGAACCCATGCGCGTGCGCGTTATCAACGTTGTGCAGGGCGACACTCAAGGGTCGTTCGATGTCACCGTCGTCCAGAACAACCCATCGAAGTACGAAGCAATAGACAATGGCGCGGTGCTGATCCCAGAAAACAACACTGTTCTCGATCCGACATTCTCAAAACCGACCAATCTGCAGGTGACGGAAGGCACGTATATGCCAAGCCCTGGCAACTTGTCGGTAAAACTGATGGTGACATGGGAGGGTAAATCGGCCGAGTACTGGATCAGTTGGCGGCGTTCTGATCCGAATAACGTCTCCAACTGGCAATCAGCGCGAGTGACCGAAGAGCAGTACGAAATCATCAACGTTGCCGAACACGGACAGTACGACATCCAGCTTTATGCCGTGTCGTTTAGCGGTAAAAAAACGGAAGTCATCAGCACCGTCTACAAGGTGCTGGGAACCATGACGCCTCCGGATGCGCCGAAGTCGTTAACAGCAGTGGGCGATTATCGCAACGTGATCCTGAACTGGATTAACCCGGACTCAATCGACCTCGATCACATCAACGTCTACGCATCCCAGACCAATAATCTGGATACGGCGAAGCTGATTGCAGAGGCGGCCAGTACCACGTTTACTCATGCGGGGCTGGGTGACAGTGAGACCTGGTACTATTGGGTCAGAGCGGCAAACAAGCGTGGCATGTTGAGTCCGCCGAACTCCAATCTGGGGACAGAAGCTACGACAAAAGATGTGCTTTCTTTCCTTGCCGGGAAGATCACTTCTTCGGAGCTTGGGCAGGAGCTGCTTGAGGAAATTGACTCGAAGGTTTCTCAGGAGGCTGTCGATGAAATCAATAAGCAACTGGAGAGTAGTCTCAAGGAACTGGAACAGTCCCAGACCGACCTGAAAACTGAAGTGTCCGGAACAATGGACAAGGTTAACGAGGCACTTGGGAAGGTCGAAGACTCAAATGCGGCGCTTGTTGAACTACAAAATACGGTCTCTGAGCAGGGCAAAGCAGTTGCCGGTGCAGTAGATGCCGCCCATGCCGCTCTCGATAACGCGTCTGCATTGATAGCCGAAGAGCGTGAAGCGCGAGTGGAAGGCGACCAGGCTAACGCGAAACAGATCGAAGCGATGAAGTCCACCGTCGACGACAGCGCCGCTGCTGTTGAAGAGATGAAAAAGACTGTGGCCGAAGTCGAACGCGCCAGTGCTGAAGTTACGACGAACATTGAGGCGCTGGCCAAAACCAATATCGACCTCGCGCTACGTCAGGACGAAGACCAACATAAACAGCAGATCAACAACGCAAGAATTGCTACAAAACAGAAGACTTTTGCCGACGATATGTCTGCAATGGCGACAAAAGTGGAAGAGATCCGCGCAGAAATTGCCGAGGACATAAAAGCCTCCATCGTGGAGGAATCCACCGCGCGAGTAGAGGCAGACAAGGCTATCTCCACGCAGATCACCAAACTGGAAGCACAGCTTAATGATGATGTGAAGGCGGCAATCCTGACGGAGCAGGAAGCGAGGACAACGGCGGATGAATCGCTGTCCAGGCAAATCACCAGTCTGAGCGCCCAGACCAGCGAGAAAATCAGCGCTGCGGTTACATCAGAGGCGACGGCGCGTGCAGATGCCGACAGTGCGCTCGGCGGGAGAATTGACACCATCAAGGCTGAGGTCGATGGCAACTCGGCGGTGATCCAGGAACACGCCCAGGCCATTGCCGACACGGATAAGAAAGTGTCAGCCGCTTGGACGCTGAAAATGGAAACGTCCACAAGCGGTGGTCAGAAGTACGTAGCAGGTCTTGCGCTTGGTATTGACAGCGACGGTCTGTCGCAATTTCTTGTGCAGGCTGATCGCTTTGGTCTGGTGAACTCCGTAAATGGGAAGATCACCACACCGTTCGTTATCGATAACGGCATGGCGTACATGAGTGGCGCGTTCATTATGGACGGCACTATTACCAATGCGAAAGTCGGTGATCTCCAGTCTACAAACTTTGTTTCCGGTCGCGCTGGCTGGCGATTAGGTAAAAACGGGGTGCTGGAAATCAACGGAAACAGCGGTGGTAATGGTCGTTTGGTAATGAATGGTCAGCGAATCGACGTCTACGACGATAACAACGTTCTCCGGGTTAGACTTGGTTTGTTGTGATGGTGGAAAAAAAACATCGCATCGGTAAAAATAAGTATGTAGTTATCTATTGACGGGCAAGGATGCCCGTCTTTTCAAGGAGAGGATATGTGGTACAGAGAAGGTACTATTACATTCACACAAGGAAGTGATGCACTTACCGGTACTGGCACGTTCTGGAATGTGTCTGCCAACGGCGTGTTGCCGGGAATGATCGTCATTGGCCCCGACAACAAGCTGCATGAGATTAAGCGAGTCATCAATGACACCAGTCTGATTCTGGTTGAACCCTATACCGGGGAAACACAGACAGATGTTCCGTGTCGCATCATCACGACTTATGAAGGGGATCTGACACAATTCAGCGCGCGCTTTACTGCTCTGATGAATCGTATGTCTGGCGACGCAAAAGCTATGCGTAGCTGGCTGACAGCCGTTGATGACGTGACGCTAGAGCGTGAAGACGGTACGGAAATGACGGTGAAGCCACTGATCCAGATCGTCGATGAGCACAACGCCAGCCAGCAATGGTTCAAGGACAACACCGATGCGATCGACGCAGCAGGAGATAAGGCAAAAGCGGCTGCAGCGAGCGCGGCAGCCGCTGCTGAAAGCGAGAGCAAGGCATCGTCAAAAGCTGATGAATCTGCGGCTTCAGCGTCTACGGCTACAACAAAGGCGCAGGAATCAGCCACATCAGCGGCAGCCGCATCCCAGAGTGAGCAAACCGCGCTGGACGCTGCAACGCGAGCAGAAAGTTCTGCTGCCAGTTCAGATTCTGCCGCGACGCGTGCTGAGACCGCTGCCGCCAAAGCTGAAGAAATTGCGGTTGATATCGGGCTGGTGGATGCCTCTCTGACGCAGAAGGGTATCGTGAAGTTGAGCAATGATACTGGTAGCGAATCTGAGTCGCTGGCGGCTACACCGAAAGCTGTGAAAGCTGCGAACGATAATGCCAACAGCCGTGTTCCCGCTACGCGTAAAGTGAACGGTCATTCTCTTGATACCGATGTCACCATTGAAAACGTCGAGACCGCAAACAAGCTGAAAATGCCCGTTTATGTTTGTGTCAATCTCGCCAGCAAGGAGTCGGCATCGTTCGACGGCTCTGCGAATGCCACGCCAGGTGTGAGTGGGGTACTCGGCGTTGAGAATGGCGGCACTGGTGGAGCAACACCAGAAGAGAGCAGGGCAAAACTTGACGTACCAGCAAATGCCGACGTGTTCCTTAAAAGCGACAATCTGCAAGGTATTGCCGATCGTGCAGCTGCCTGGCTTAACGTTCGCCCTATTGGTGCAACTCCGCTCGGAGGTGATCCGGTAAACGATTTTGACGCTACAACAAAACGCTGGGTCGAAAACCTTGTCGGCGCGGGCGGTGGAGTCGGGCCAACTATGAACGGCGTTCAAAACTTCGGGATCGGTGAGCGAACATTATGGGATTCTCGCGCTTTTATTCCTGCGTGGGCTGTTCCTGCTGATGGTCAGCTATTGAAACGTGATGAATGGCCTGAATTATGGGCGCACGCTCAAATGCATAGCCCGATTGTTGATTCTGATTGGCTTGCTGCACCTGCTAACCGTGGGCGATGGTCTCGCGGTGATGGTTCGACAACTTTCCGTTGCCCTGATCTTAACGGTGTGCAAGACGGTTCAATCATTGGTCTTTATGGTCGCGGTGATGCTGGCGGTAAGTACATTGTCGGATCTGTTATGGAAAACGGTGCTCCTAACATTACAGGCTCAACAGCGACATCAAGCATTACTGGTTACAATGCATCTGCTCCAGAAAGGGGGACTGGTTTTGTTGTTCCTAAAGCTGTCATCGCGTCTCAATTGAAATGGGGTGTTTCTGGATCTGCTGGCCCAACCGTAACATATTTTCAAGAGTTGAGTTTTGACGCTTCTCGATCGAATAAGGCTTATGGTCGCGGATCTGATGTTCGACCAAACTCGTTTGTCGGTGTGTGGATCATTCGCGCCTCTGGTGGTTTCACTGCTGCTAACACGCAATGGAATGTTATTAACGAAAGGGAAGAAGAAGCGCCGGAAGGAGTTTGGTCAATCGGTGGTAGTGTGAGAAGCGTTCACAAGGTAAAAGGTGAAGAAACAGCCGCCTGTGCGATGTACGTTAACACAATGACAGATTCGGCGGGTTACAGAAATGCAAGAATGACGTTCTCAATCAGCAATAAAAAAGGGAATGAGTATTCTCTTATGATTGCTGAAAACGGAAGAATCAGCACGTCGAGCGGAGGATTCTCGCTTAACGGATCTGTAGCCACTACTGGCGCGATAATTACAAGCAGTGTTTTTGAAACTAACTTTGTCAACCCTCAGACGCCAGCTATACGGATTGCGCCTAAAGAGGCGTCAGCCGCTTATATCCAAGCTCTTGTTGCTGGATCTGCAAAGTGGTACATCGGAAGGCCAACGGCGACGGTTGATGATCTTGTTATTTATAACTATCCGCTAAACACTCAAGTGTTGTTTCAGACGAACGGCTTTAGATGTAATAAGGCAATGCTTGCTACTGCGTTCACGCCAACGTCAGACAGAAGAACAAAAAGCCTAATTGAGATAATACCTGATCCGCTAAATGTCATGAAATCATTGCGCGGTTATTCATGGTATTACGATGCCGATGGTCGTCAGGGCTTTGGCTTTATGGCTGATGAGGCCAAACAATTCTTTAAAGGCGCTGTTACTGTAAGCGAAGGCAAAAAACTTATGGCTGATGGCACTGAAATAGAAGATGTTGAAAGCGTTGACACCTACGGGATCGCGGCTGCATTGCACCATGAGGCTATTCTTGCTCTCATGGGTGAGTTGGAGTCTCTCAAAACAGAAGTCGCAGATCTGAAATCGAGACTTAACGACAAAGAGAGTGCAAGTTCTTCTGTTTAATGTGATAGGTGTGTACTTACCTATAAAATTAAGTGATTTTGTGTTATAAATCTGCCATCCCGATTTGACTATTCATGGAGGAAATAATGTCGAACGAGATGGCAGGCGTAACGCCGGAGCAGGTTGAGCGCATTGCCGCAATCGTTGCGCGTGAAGTCGTCGGCAAGTTAGGCAAGGAACTGCGTGATGAAATCGGCCAGGAGGTCAATGACCAGCTTAAAACCTATTTTGGCGATATGACGCCGTCGCAACACAGCATACAGCACTCCAACCTGGACAAACTTCTTAACCGGCTAGATTCCATTTCCAGTGGGTTCTTTGGCGGCATCGTCTCAAAGATAACGTCGTTCCTGATTACCGCACTGCTTCTGGGTCTGGCCGCTTACGGTGTTAGAAATGGATTGCAGTAAAAAGGAGATCAAGGATGAACACTCCGCGAGGTATTCGCAACAACAACCCCGGCAACCTTGATAAAGGCTCGCCGTGGCAGGGCTTAGTGAATAACCCTGCTGAACCGCGTTTCTGTACGTTCAAAGATCCTGTTTGGGGGATTCGGGCATTAGCAGTCACGCTCATTACCTACCACGATAAGCGCCGCGCTAAGGATGGCTCCAGTATTGATACCATCCGCGAAGTCATCGAGCGCTGGGCGCCGCCACATGAAAATAATACGTCCGCTTACGTGAATCAGGTGGCCAAAGCCGTTGGTGTCACGCCAGATATGATTATCGATCTGCATGACTACAACATTCTCCGACCATTGGTGGAAGCTATCATCCGGCATGAGAACGGGCGAGGCCCACTCAAGACGCTGAATACCTGGTATGCCTCCGATGTCATTGAGGAAGGTCTGCGCCGCGCTGGTGTGGTTAAGCCGGTTAAAGCCGTTAAAGCGGTTCCTGTAACGAAAGAGACCGCTGGTGCAACGGTAACCGCGGGGATTGGTCTGGCGCAACTGGCCGACGTATTGCCGCAGGTGTCTGCTGCAATGGATAAGGCACAGGGTCATATCACCAGTGGTGATACGGTGCGTATCATATTTGGCATTGCAACTATCGTGGTGGCCGGCTTCATTGCATGGTCGCAGGTTCGCAAACACCAAAGCGGGATGGTCTGATATGGTCGGCAGCCTGTTTTCGAAGCTAAAAATCGCTCTGATGACTCTGGCTGCCGTTCTTTTCGTGCTTGTCGGTGCTTATACGATGGGAGGTCGTGCGGCCCGGCAAGCGATCGAAGAGAAGGCCAGACAGGAGGACAGGAAAAGGCTTCAAAGCACAGTGGACGTCAAAAATGAGACACTTAATGAAGTGCGGCGGAAAGATGCTTCTGCTGTTCATCGCGAGCTGCATGATAAGTGGCTGCGTGATTAAAACCCAGACACCAGGCGTGTTGTTTTGCGACGGTGCTAATCCAATTTACGTCAGTAATGATGATTTCATGACCGAAGAGACCGAACGCGAGATCCTCTTCCACAACACGATGGGAGAGCGGTTATGCAACTGGCAGCCCGGACAAGCAGCGAGTTAGAAAAAGCCCCTCAATCGAGGGGCTTCTTTATTTTCCACCAAACAACTTCTCAATGCCTTTTGTGGGATAGAACAGCGAATTGGCGTTATCACCCGTAAGAGGGGTAAAGCCTAACTGCTTATAAAACCGCATCGCATTCTCATTTTTGGCGTCAACAAATAAAGCGTAGATCCCAACGGCCAGGGAAGCCCGGTATACCACTTTCATCGCATGTGCCACCAGCGTTTCCCCATACCCTTGTCGCTGGATACTTTTGTCTATTGCCAGACGACCGAGCGTAACGCTTGGGGCGTCGGAATAGGGGACTTTACGCTGTTGAGTGTTGGAAGGAAGCGTGTTTCTTGCGAAGCAGCTCCCGGACAACGTGTAAAACCCCATCACTTTCGGTATCGGATCTCTCGTCAGAAGCAGATATCCGCGTAATATACGCCCACTGTGTTGCTGAGCGAGGCGATTGTTAAGAAAATCATTGAGAGACGTTTCTCCGCAGTCGAAGCATGAGAAATCATATACAGCCTCTTCTGAAAACATCTCAATGGTCAGGTTGGCCACGTCTTACTCCATGCTTTGTAGACGCTCGGCAGCTCGTTTCAGCCTATCATTCGGTGCAGGCGGGTTACTGATGGCATCCATCACTATATTCCATGACTCTTCGCTAAGAATCAGGCGACGATGTTGCTCTATCACTTCCGCAGCACGTTCAGAGGCACTGGCAACCATAAACTGAGTAATTGTCTGGTTGGTCATTGCCGCAGCTTCTTCGATCATGCTCTTGTCGTCGTCGGTTAATCTGAGATCGATGCGCTGTTTTTTCAGTGCTGACATGCTTGTACTCCTAGCCCCACGCCTTGACTCGCGAGGCATCTCTATAGTCGATTTTTCAGTTTTCAGTTTTCAGTTTTCAGTTTTCAGTTTTCAGTTTTCAGTTTTTCGATTTTCAGTTTTTCGATTTTCAGTTTTTCGCATTTAGTTTTGTAGACGGATTACGCCACATCTTGTACGGCATCTTTCCGTACAAGAACTATAAAGCCAATCGAACAAACTTTCAACTGATTGTTTGTCCTGTGAGCCAACACCCGTACTGCCTATCATTTCACCTTTACACCGCAGCCGTAGGCATTTAGGCTATATCGCATATAAGAAAACAAGTTGTTTCATACGACAATAATTCACGCAAAGGGAACTCACCAATGACTCAGATCATTGTGGTTGGCGGCACGAAGGGCGGCCCAGGCAAATCTACGGTTGCCCAGCAAATTGCAGTCTGCCTTAAAGTTAAAAAGAAAAAGAAAACCCAAGTAACCGACATCGACATCCAGCGCACCACAACGAGCTGGTGTGAAGACCGTCGTCAGAATGAAGAACTTGAGTTGATCCCGTTTGCTTATGTCCAGGATGACATCATTAAGCACATCAGATCGCTGGAGGGGCGCTACGACTACGTGGTCATTGATGCGGGTGGCTTCGACTCCGAAATCCAGCGACAAGCTATGCTGTTAGCTGACGTCATCATTATCCCGCTACGTCCTAAGCGTCGTGATTTGAAATCTCTGCGAGATATCGACCCGATTATCGACAACGTTCGCAACGTGAACGAGAAAGTGAAGATTCGCGCGGTTATCAACCAGTGTCCTTCGCTGCCTTCACAGGTGTCGCGTATTCTGGCCGCTAAAGAGATTGTTGAAACATTCGGCATCGAGGCCGCACCGGTTAACCTGTATAACCGCAACGTGTATGACGACGCAGAAGAGGCAGGGCGTTCTATCTTTGAAATGACCGGCGCAGAACGCGACAAGAAAGCGGAAGCCGAGTTTGAAGAGTTAGTAGATTACATCTTGAGTCTGGAGGAAAACTAATGTCCATGAAAATGGGAGACCTTGCCAAGCGCAAAGAGCCAGATGCACCGGCTAAAAGCAGTACACCAATGCGCCAGCCAGTCAGACCACAGGGCCGCCCGACTCGTGGTAAAGAAAAGATTAAGAGCCGAACGATGTCTCTTGAAGACGAGTACTTCGATCTGCTGGAGATGATGAAGTTCATCCCTCGCTTCGAGAAGTTCACCCGTTCTGACGTGATTCGTGCTGCGATTTTCCATCTGGCTCAGAAATCCCCGTCAGAGATCGAGGACATCGTGAAGCTGAACGAGGCGATTACCGCTGCCGACGTCACGATGCGCACAGACGAAATCAAGCGCGAGCTGATGAAGAAAGGCTGACATGAAAAAACTCCTGAAGAAGTTCTTAATCTGGTTCCTTGGCCTGTCTCTGGCAGTGATTGCTGCCGTACTATTTGGCAAGGTTATTGGATTTCTGGGGATTTCCAATAGCCTAATTGTATCGAGTCTCGGCGCAATTGCGGGGATGATCTGTAGTACCTTCTACCGTGGAACGGTCAAATATATACAATCCGAAGAGTACAGATTAAAAATTCAGGAGTACAAAGAGAAGTTAAATGAAAATGCCAAGAAAGAAAGGGAGCTTTTAAAGAGAAAAACAATCGTCGAACTATATCTGTTGAATGAAAAAAAAACCTTTATTAAGGTCAAGTTTCTGTCATTAGCTATTATTTTCGGTGGTGTCATTTTAAGTTTCTTCCTCGACTATAGTCCGATCGTCACTGTCATTGGTATTGGCCTCTTTGCTGCAATGGGAATTAAAGAACACATTGTGGCATTTAGAATAGACAAAGGTTTTTTTGGGAACAATAGTACCGAGGCCATTCAGTTACTTAAGTTTATCGAAGCTAATATCGATATGATCGATGATGGGGGAAGCGGTCGAGGTCGTAAGATCCTGAATGATCCTGTGTTAGAAGATAACTTAGAGGTGGATTATGGTAAGGGGGCTGTAGATGTTAGATAAGGACCTTACCAGTAAAATACTTAGCCAGATTATGAATATTCTTTTTCTGGGCTATCCGCTAAGAACTGCACTTGGATTTCTTATAGGGGCATTGTTTTGGTGTATTCTTCATATTTTTACTCCGTTAATGCAAATAAAAGGTTTTGTTGTTGATTGGGTGTATGAAGTCGGTTGTTTTGTATTGGGTGTTCTGGGTATGAATGTAAAAACTGTTGCCGAGGCTTACAAAGGTGATGCAATAAGTGAAAAGTTTGGCAATACACTAAGGCTCATAGATAAAAGGCAAGATTTGTCACCAGAACAAAAGAGATTACTGATTATCCAACTTCTTAATGATCATATCTCTAAGCTTTCTGAAAAACAGGTACAAGAAGTAGAAAAGAGAGTCATTGAGAAGTGACTTATTATAAGTTTATGTCCTTTTCTAATGCAGTTTTCGGGTAGCCACTTAGATTAGATGCCTCCTTTCAGAACCTGCTTCTGTATATACTTATTAAGTAACTTAGTATTTATATATATACAGAAGTAGGTCTTGTCATAGCCAACATCCCAGACCAAATCCCTTCTGTTTCCACTTCCAAAAGCTGTCTCCAGTCGCTATGATTTGCTCACTTTGATAAGTAAGTAACTACCTACCAATGCGAAGCACATGAGCCAGATCTTCTTTAACACCATCAACAACGACCAGTACGACTTCATGACCGAGTGGGACACCACCGTTATGGATAAGTGGGTTGCCGAGAACATCGGTCTTTCTCGCTGCAAGGATGAGGCAGAACTGTTCGAGACCAAGTGGTTTGATTATCGCGATATGCATCCGCTGATGGCCACCTGTCTCTTCACCGAAGCGTACAAACGCCAGTACTCCTACATCATGCTGTCGCACGGCCGCGAACACTTCGAAACAGCGCCATTCACCACCGGTCTTAAACGTCTGCCATATCAGGAACTGTCGACGGCCAATAAGACGTCTCTCTGGAAAGCTCGCCAGTTTGCCGATCACTACTGCTGCTCATATGACTACTTCATTTCAACCGTTCTCTCCGCAGCTGCACGGCGCTTGTGGGACAAATTGCCACGTCCGCAACACCTGTGGCAGCCAGAACTGATAGAGATATTTGAAGAGAAGTTATCTAAGCGTGCGACAACCCGTCTGGATGACTCTCTGGTGAGTTTTAAGCATATGGGAGACATGCAACACGACCCGATACAGGAACGCTATTTTGAGTGGATTCTGGAGCGTCTGCGTGGCATCACCCGAGAAAAGCGCATCCGTATCATTTTCTCAGCTATCTGGTTGATGGAAATCGTGCCTGAGCGTGTCATCTATGCCCACTTCCCGGAAGAACTGGAAGAAGCACGGCGATTCTGTTGATCCCCTGGTTGGATTTTTTAGCATTAGAAAACAAATTGTTTAAGCACCAAAGGAAAGCACATGACCGAACTTTGCCACACAGGACGAGGGTTGTCTGAAGAGTTCGACGACGACTTTCAGAACCGACTCGCCGCCTATTTCTGTCGCGATCACGAGTTTCTGACCCGCGCCGGTGATCTGGTTGCACCGAATCAGTTCTCCAATGCCGCCAACGCCATTCTGGTGAACATGGTGTCAGGCTACTACCGAATGTATAAGAGCGCACCGTCTTCATCGGCCATTCTGGATATGCTCAAGCGAGCGAAGCGCGATAAGACGGTACGCGAAGAGCTGTTCCCGGATGTCGTAGAGGCATTCAAGCGTATTCTCGCGGAGAAGCTGTCTGACACGGCATACATGGTTGACCAGGTCGCCACATTCGCGAAGAGCGTCGCGTTCGATGATGCGCTGATCAAAGCGGCTGAGATGAAAGAGAAGGGCGATTTTCAGGGCGCAATGGCGATTATGGCCAAAGTCCAGCAAATCGGCTCGAACGAAGCCACCGGCATCTATGACTACTTCAGCGAGTCCGGAGAACGCTACAGGGCGCGTGAATATGAGGCGTCGGATGACTATGTGCCAAACAGCATCACAACGGGTCTGCCGCTGCTCGATAAGCTGCTTTACCAGAAAGGTTGGGCGAAGCGCGAAATGGTTCTGTTCATGGGCTTTGCTAAGTCTGGTAAATCAACGGCGATGGGTGAGTTCTCAATTAACGCCACGCTTGCCGGCTACAACGTGCTGTATCTGTCTCTGGAAGTGCATACCTCCATCCTGTCAGATCGCTTCGATGCCCGACTGTCAGAAACAGAGATGTCCAGGCTGGTGGAACGCCGGGATGACGTCCAGCGAAAACTGGCAGAGTTGGGGGCGACCAAAGGCATTGGCAGTCTGTGGATTGTCGAACGACCATCCGGAAGTATGTCACCTGCAGATCTGGATCGTATGCTCGGCAGCATGAAAGCCAACGGCATGATCCCCGATATGGTCGTGGTCGACTATGCCGACCTGATGCGTGCCAGCTACGATCTGCGTGACGACCGCGCCAACATTCGCAGTATCTATACCGATCTGCGTGCGCTTTACGACAAACACAACGTTGCCGGTATCACCGCATCCCAGACTAACAGGGAAGGTGGGGCATCCGAAGTTGCGACCATGATGCACGCCGCGGACAACATTGAGAAAGTCCGTATCGCTGACCTTGTCATCACGATCAACAAAACAGAAGAGGAAGAGGCCAAAGGGGAAGCGCGTCTCTATTTCGCTGGGTCACGTAACCAGAAGGGTGGCGTAAGCATCCGCGTGAAACAGAATCTGGAACAAATGCGGTTTATCGAACGTATCCTCGACGTTCTCTAAAAAAGGGGCGTGGAAATATCCCCCACGCCCGTCAAGAAACAAGAACCTTTTGCCGAACCACAAAAGGAAAAACACATGAGCCTCTATGATATTCATAAGATGAGGCTTATCAAGATATTACCTGCAAAATGTAGGGTGAATAACGTGAGCGACCTGAAAGAAATACTGTCCGAACTGGATTTCGAGCAATGGCTCGATATGGAAGGGGTCATCTATCGTCGTGGTGGTGTGAGCACACGCGGCCGGGAGGTGAATATCAAGGAATGTCCGGTATGCGGTAGCTCGAACTGGAAGGTCTATTTCAACCTGACCAGTGGCGTCGGTAAATGCTTTGCTGGTGATCACCCCGAAGAAATTCAGTTCAATAAACTGGTCTTCCTCAAGCACTACAGCGGCAAATCACGTCGCGACTTCGAAGAGTATGTTCAGAACGCGCTTCTCTCACAGGGATGGGAGCCGAAGAAGGAAGAGATCGTACTCGCAAGCGCTGTAGAACTGGAAGGGCCGGTGGCGCTGCCGCGTCATTATGAACTGCCAATTGACGGTCGGCTGCCGGACTATCTTGTCGAGCGACACATCTCACCTGAGATGGCCAGATACTTCGATCTCCGCTACTGCGTGGAGGGAAAGCACGCCTACGTTGACCCGTACACCGATCAAGTCAAGGGGCAGGTGTTCGACATGCGCATTCTGATACCGGTCTACGATCTGGATGGCGTCATGAAGACCTTTCAGGGGCGCGATGTTACCGGTACAGCAGAGCGTCGCTATCTCTTTCCCATGCAGTTGCCAGCTTCCGGGAAATTTCTCTACAACGGCCACAATGCAGTCGGAAAGCAGACGGTCGTTGTGTGTGAAGGGGCGTTTGATGTGATGGGTGTGAAGCGTGCCATCTTCGATGAAGAAACGCTGCGTGACTACGTAGAGCCAATCGGCACGTTCGGGATGCACTTATCCGGAAACACCACTGAGAACGCAGAAGACCAGTTGGGGGCGTTTCTGACGCTCAAGGGAAATGGTCTGCGTAACGTTATTATGATGTGGGATAGTGAGAAGCAAGCGATACGCAACACCATGTCAGCGGCCAGACGACTCACCAGTCTTGGGCTTAATGTCAAAGTGGCTTGTCTTGGGGAGGAAGGACTTGACCCTGGCGACGCGACACCCGAGCAGATTATCAAAGCCTACTATCGCGCAAAACCGTATTCAAAACAGCTTGAACTAATGAGCAAGGTCAAAGGGATTACCGCGCTTATATGAGCGATGTAGACGGCCCATAGCCAGCCACTTAGGGCTGGCTCTGAATTATACGGCCGGAGTGTCGTTTTTTTTTGGAGTTTTGGGCGTTTTAGGCTTCTTAGGGATTGCTTCACCTATTTTTTCTATCTCGCGATCACGAAGCACTACATTCTGAACAAATTTTTCAACCACATGCAGCAACGATTCAAACTGCGTTTTGGTTGGTCTCCACCCTCGATGTGCTGCAGCGTTCCCTGCTTCAGTAACAACGGCAAGATGTCCACGCTCAGTTTCACTTACGTAACCCTTGTCAAAAACAGCCTTTACTTTTTGTTCAAATTTATCGTTAGGTGGGATATCAATTAAACTGGTTGTATGATCGAAGGCCGTTCGCAGACCAGTGGCCGCCAGAATGAATGCATGATGCGCATAGGCGGTATATACCTCGGTCAGAATATGGAATAAGACTACGTCTTTAGCGTAAATATCTGATACCCAATCCGGCTGTAACGATGGATTTTCGATCGCAGGTACAGTTACGACAGAAAGTTCAGCCTCTTCATTCCCATTTGCATCAATATACGTGTGTTCACTGTTCCATGACTTCTTGTAGTAAAAAATGGTTCCGCAACCGCAGCATTCCAGTAGTTTATGATCATCCTTGCCATAAACATAATTATCGTGACCTGACTCTTCGTTCCATTCCTTACTCTTCTCGCCAAGAACTATTGTATTGCATTTTCTTTTACAACTTGGACAAGGGGCTTTAAAAATTTTGTCAGACATACACTTGATCCGTTGTGAGATGTTGCCTCCATCATATGATGAAAAGAGGATGGTGCAACAACATTTCTCTTGCCTGCAGAAGCAGTGGAGACAGATTGCTTTACATGGACGTTCGTCTAAATCTTGTGCCTATATTGATAAGTAGATACATACTTATTTTTTTGTAAGAATATGGCGGAAGCAGGAATTGAGGAACCTCTATGAAAGAAGACATTCAAAAATCCGTCATTGAGATCATTGAAAAGTCAGGCGTAGAACTCGAACCGGACGAACAACAAAAGATCGTCGACGACGCGATCGGCATGGCTATGAACCATATCGGTAAAACGGTAGGCAGCGTTAATCTCGCCGATGGTACTCCCTATATGCGCGTCTGGGCACGCTTTGGAAACGCTCCGGAACTACCTGGCATCAAGCCCAAAAGAGCGGCTCTGGTGGCCTTCATCATGCATTCCAATGAGGGACTGGAAGTACGCACTGGCGCATGGTACGACGGCCGCGTTGTGGCATCCCATTACACGGGATGCTCGACCGATGAGCCTTTTGGTGATGTCATTGGGAAAGTGATGTTTGCCATCCGTAAGCGGGCGGATGGGGAAGAGGATACCGGCTGTGATGCTTTCCTGAGCATTATTGAACAGCCCGATTTGACTGAGCGTTCCATTGAGTTGCTGCCGCCGCCAGGTTTACTGGATTTGGTTGTTGGTGGCGATATTCGGAAGGCCGTAGAACGTATCCGTGAAGTTGAGTACGGCACTATCTGCGATATGTGCCGAAGCGATTTAGACCTGGTGCGTATTGTGGTCGACGCAGGTCAGGCTTGCGATGGTGTACTTGCCAGTTTTGCAGGGAAAGTGACTCGTCTCGCCAACGAACTACCGATGGTTAAGCAGGAGGCGAAGTCGTATGCCATCCACCACGCCAACGAATTGCTGGAGTCTTACCGGTTTAAAGCCGCACAGGACAAGATGACTGGCTGGGCGACCTGGTAAGCCTGAACAAATCTCTTAGTCCCCTGGTGGGGCTTTTTTAAACTGCGCAAGTTAAGTAAGTACACGACTACGGTTAGTAACATGGCTACAAGAACAGATTTGTCGAAAATCCCCTCTATCTCAGGAAACAACGGCTTCTCGCTGCGATGCCCGGAAGTGAAGATCAACGGTCATGAAGCACATTGCAGCTACGCAGTCTGCCAGCACACCATTCTGGCCTACAAAGAGAAACGTCTCCCGGTCTCGTCATTCACCTCATGCCCGACCGCTATCGCTGCCGGCAAATGCCAGGCATTGAAGATGATGGTGGAAGAGATCCGCAAAGGGGAGAGTCTCTACTTCATCGATACACAAGCGCTTATCAAAGAGCTGGAAGAGACAAACAAGAGCGTCAGAACGCTCACCCGGAAGCGTAACGCCACAACGATTAGCAGTCTGGTTAAGCGCACGAAGAAAGCTGACGCGAAAGAACCTGACAGCAAACCCACCGATTCACTGACGCCCATCACCGACGTGTACGCGGCACTCATTGAAGAAACAACCAAAGAAAACGCATGAAAACTCCCGATCGACCGAAGGAGGTTAAACATTAATGGAAAAGTTGATCGCCCTTAAGCACAAGCTGGATGCCATCAAAACGATGGGAACTAATGCCAAGAAGGAGGCGCTGGCCAGCATGGATGAATTCGAGCAAAGCATGGTTTCTCTGATGCTCAATCCGTACATTCGATTCGGCGTGAAGAAGTATAAAGTGGCCGAGCCGCTTAGCGCTTCTGTACCCAGCGACCAGAAGGCGGTAGAACTGCTGGAGAAACTGGCCGCCAGAGAGCTGACGGGTAATGCGGCCATTACTGCTGTCGAATCCATTGTCGCCTCGATGTGCGCTGACGGACAGGACGTATTTCGTCGCTTCCTGCTGAAAGATCCAAAAGCCGGTGTCGGCATAAGCCTCTGCAATAAAGTCTTTAAGAATCCAATCCCCAAATTCGAGGTGCAGCTGGCGACCGCGTACAAGGAGAAAGGCGACAAATATCCATTCAAGCCAAACCCCAAGGCCAGATGGCCAATAATCGGCAGTCTCAAACTGGATGGGCTGCGCGTTATCTGCGAGGTCATCGTTGATGAGGAAGAGGTCAACTTCCTGACGCGTACCGGCAACCCCATTACGTCACTCGATCATCTCAAACCGGCCATGCTGGAGTTGGGCAAACTTACCGGCCACAAGCATATCTTCTTCGATGGTGAAGGTACTGCAGGTTCATTCAATCAGTCAGTGTCTGCGCTGCGGAAGAAGAACGTGAAGGCGATTGGCGCGGTTTATCACATCTTCGACTTCTTCTTACCGGAATGGCGTGCAATGGCGAAATCCAAAGAGTACGCGAAGAACGGTATGAAGCTGAAAGAGCGTCTGTCCATGCTGGTGGCCTGGTTCAGAAACACTCGCGGTCAGGATTACGCACCAGATATCCATCTGCACCCGTTCTACATCATCCATAGCCACGAAGACTTCATTGAACGATTCATGAAGCGCCTGGATGCGAACGAGGAAGGGGAGATGGGTAAAGATCCTGATTCCGTTTATGAGTTCAAGCGTACCCGCAGCTGGTGGAAGCTGAAAGATGAGGACTCAGAAGACGGCGAAATCATCGACTTTGAACCGGGTGACCCGGATTCAGGTTTCGCGCATACGCTGGGCAAAATCGTTATCCGTCTGGAGAACGGCGTTATCGTTCGCGCCAGCGGCATCAAGCATCGTTATCTGGACGAGATCTGGAACAATCAGGAGATGTATCGCGGTCGTATTGTAGAGGTCCACTGCCACGAGAAGACGCCGGACGGTAGCTTACGTCACCCGCGTCTTAAATGGCCGCGATGCCTGCGCGATACGGAAGATCGCATAGGAGATAAAGAATGATGCTCGGGTGGATGATTGTCTTTCTGGTTATGGGCATCGTCATCGGAAGTCTGGTTATGAGTAGTTGTATCAACGATTACGTTAAAGCCGGTGTCATGCAGAGAAGAGGGCGCATTTATCGCATTGTCGATATTACTGACACGTTAAAGGAGGAACGCGATGATCGTACTGAGTAAACGGGAGAAAGCGACTCTGCGCGAAATCAGTCAGTGGTCGTGCTTTTATGCTCACTGGCAGCCAAAAACCCGCGCAAAGCTGGAACGAATGAATCTGGTAGCGAATGTAGCGCCAGAAGGGGATACAGAGAACTACCAACTGACAAACAAAGGGCGGGAACTGCTTGGTAAACTCATTGAGGCAGGAGTGTACGCATGATTCCATACATCTCATTATTACTGACAATAGCGGTGCTGTCCTTAGTCATTGGCGCCGGACTCGGTTACATGCTCTGCATTCATCAGCTTAAGCAGCAATTGAAAACGAAAACCCTGCGCGTTGGTAAACGCGTCTACCGTGTTGTTCATGAAACAGGAGTGGTGAAATGAGCGAGCTGACCTCTCTGAACTGGTGGCTTGCCACTTACTTAGTGGCGTGTGGTTTCGGCTGCGTCTTCGGACTCGGCCAGTTTCTCGTAAAGATGCTTTTGCTATGGATAGCCGGTCGTAAGCGTATCGATGACGCGCTCTGGAGGCTGGGAACGCTTATGGAAGTGCGCTACGGGGAATTGAAAGAGAACGAGACAATTACCATCCAGGCGAAACGCTTTACCGCTGTCATCAGCCGCACCCCGGCCAGCAAGGTGAGTTTGATCAAAAAGGTAGCAACTGAACGCTTATTGAGTAAATAGGTATTTACTTACTTATCTAATATATATAAGATGACTTTGTTTTCGTTGAGACGCGGCTGTTTGACTTTAAATACAAGTGCAAACGAAGAAGTCTATCTGGCAGTAGCCTAATAAGCCGAATACCAGCGAGGTCAGTTTCCAGCCTCGTCGCCAAAATGGGACACACTGAGCGAGTGTGATTGCAGAACGCAGGAGAGAGCATGATACGGCACCACCCATGCTCTTTCCGATGAAGTAACAGGATGGGCGGTGGTTTTCCTCATTCCATTCACTATCCCGGTTCAAACGACGACCGTCCATCCTGTTACGTCATTTCCATTACTAATGTCGTTTAAGCTTGGGTTAAAGCGGCGACGTAACCCGGCTGGCCGGGTTAGCCAGCTCACAACGTTGAAGCCACTGGTATTTTTCAATTTAACAGTGAAATCCACAGAGGCTGTCCAGTTGATACGTTTGGGGTGCAACATTAACCGGCTCAGTGGCTTCAACGTTGTGGAAACAGGGATCTACCCTCTGGATAGTCCCTTACTGTTGCCAACATAGCCCTGTTTTCGCAACACGAGATGATTCCATACATCTCATTAGATCGAAGAAACACGCTGCCCTCGACAACGGTGTTGTTTTCCAGATCTTTGCTCTTTGTGACTGAAAAGCAAGCTTCGTCTGGCACTAACGTAAAGTGCAAGTAGCGGGAAAGTTTCTTACTCCTGAACGATTACCGCTGCGAAACTGATGGTGTAGCTCAGTGGTTAGAGCGGTTGACTGTTAATCAACGGGTCGGTGGTTCGAATCCACCCACCATCGCCACAACGGTAAGAGCATTTGGACGACAGCGAGGAAGGCGCGCTCTTTGGCTGTTCGCGACGGATCTGATTCCCTGAATGCTCTTACCGTTGTGATGAATTGCAGCTCTTTGAAGCAACCAGAAGATAAGCACCTGGCGTCACAACAAGCTAAATTTTGAGGCACATCGCTGAACGGTTTGGTTTTCCATTCAACTGAAAGACTCCGCTAACGTCTCCAGACCGTTCAACGCTGTGATAGACATTACGGCAGACGTTCTTAACCATAGTGCTTCTTAGCATCGTAGTAACACTTTTTTTTCAGCGCAAAATCCAAAGGGGCTTCGGCCCCTTTTTGCATATGCAAACAGAGGAACCCATGCAGTTTGGGAAGAAAAGCAAAAACGGCGATCGCGTATTCATCCGAAGCCACGCTGTGATTCTGGCCGACAGACGCGGCAAGTTGAAATTCATCATCGGGGCAACCGATCAGGCCCAAACGCTGACGCACGGCAAGCCGTCCAGCTTTAAAGAAACGTTCAAAAATCGACAGGTAATGGAATAAGCCATAACGGAGGGAACCGTGGCATACGGAGCAAGAGTTTACGACGAAAGAGGGCGAGGCTGGATTGATGTCGTGCAACCCACCTGGGTTATGGACGTCAGATCGAACATTTCCGGCTCTGGGACGCTCACCTACGACTTCAACACCTCACTCTTTAAATTACGCGTAGTCGTTGTTGCTGATGTCAGCGGCGATTATGTCGTTGAAGCGTCCTTTGTCGTGTCGGGGAATACCGTCAGATACAACTCACCAAAACCAACCACCTTTATTGTTTTTCTGGAGACTGTGTAATGGCCTACGGAATGATGCTAAGGGATAGCAGCGGAAGAATATTCGCGACACCAGATACCCCCTGTATGCATTTCGCGAAAAAGATGAGCTTTTCCCATACGGGGGTTGCGAAAATTCATGACACCGGAATATCTGCATCGCTGAGAGTGGTTTGCTATACGCGTTTAAACAGCATGGTTCCCTTGCATACCACGCAGTATGTCTCAGGGAGTACCTGGGTTATCAGAACCAGGGCGTCAGGCAACGTTGCCGGCACGTTCTATATCTTCACGAACGATATTCCAAAATCTGCAGGCGGGTGGGGAATGGAGATGTACGACAAAACAGGACGACGAGTCTATTCCACATCAGCAAGACCATTGCAGAACAAGTTCGTCGCACTCAACAAAGACTCTAAACGAAAGGTCGATGTTAGCCACGCCACCGCCACCATTGCCGTACCGCAGCAATATTGGTGGAGAAGTTTCAGCCCGGCTTACATCCTGAACCTTGAGGCGCCATGTGCTTACGGAAACGTAATTGAACTTGGAAATATGGGGGCCGGATTGACGGCGACATTCCCGCACAATACTCCGTATTTGCCAAACGGTAATACGGTCAATTACATCAATGCGTCGCTGTACGATTAAAATTAAGACCAGTTTAAATAGTCACTAAATAACAAAGCGGAGGTGTTATGAAGTTTAAGTTATGCGCTTTACTAGCGCTTTCAGGGGCGTTGTTTGTCAACCAGGCTTACGCAGATTCGTCCAGAAATACGTTTTCTGTCGGTTACGCGAATACAAAAATAACACTGACAGATGGCGAGAAGCATGATCTCCACGGTACTAATTTTAAATATCGCCACGAGTTCAATTCCAATTTTAGCCTGGTTGGGACGTTTACTATTGCGAGAAATGAAGACAACCAGAAGGGGTATTATCGTGGCTATGGTTACGACCAGACTACCGGGAAATGGACGTTCGACAAGCTGATGTACGGTAAGGTTAGAACCGACAAGCAAAAGTATTACAGCTTAACTGTCGGCCCATCTTATCGTTTCAATGACTACATCAGCGCTTATGCAGTAGCCGGTATCGCTCGCACTGAGTCGTCGATTTCCACACGGGAATACAAAACCAGCGATAAACACACCGCTGCCGCTTATGGGGCCGGTGTGCAGATTGATCTCATCAACAATTGGGTCGTTGACGTTGCCTACGACTATATGAAGAAAGGCGATGTGAAGACCAAAACGTGGATAGTTGGCGTTGGTTATCGTTTCTGATTGCGATCTAGTCCATCGTTTAATACAAAAGGGGCTAAGCCCCTTTGAGTATCAACTCATATCATTATTCTCTTTCTTACGAAAACTGTAATCATCAAGCCTGGATACGTAATAATCACGCATTTGAATAGCAACATCTATAATTTCATCAATTACTTTTTCTTTCTCATCATCACGCGCTAGTCGTAATAGAGCCACGAAAAACTCATAATCATGCACTGTTTTAGTTAGTTCATTGCCATACACTTTGGAGATACGCCCCGAAAATATAATATTGTTTAACTTAATTTCATCCTTAAATCTCAAATAAAATCGAAGGAGTAAAAGTATATCTCTTTGGTTTTTAATTGTTTTAATCTTGTCATTTGCACGAGGAACAGTAAACCCAATGAGTTGAGACAATCTTTGCTCAATATCTTCTTTTTTCTGAACCGCCTCACTGATACTTATATAAATCCCATTTCTGACATTTGTCGGTAATTTTGAAAACATTTCTTCAAGATAACCTCTACAAAGGTTATCATATGACCAGAATAAGACAAATTTTATTTTTTGGTGTTTATCAAAGTACTGGTCATTGATGGGATTCCTTATCCCTTTTTTGTACTTTTTAATATTTTCATTTACATAGTATTCAACCGATTTTCTATATTCGTTTGTAAATAGCTCTAATATATAGGAATGCAGCCATTGCAATCGAGCATGTGCATCAGTAAAAAAACAATCATTCTTAAAGAAGTGATACTTGTTTAGCAACATATTCAGCTTACTAGCATTGTAAGTTCTTGTAGATCTAATATTTAACCCAAGAATCGCAATAACCATTTTTACTTCCGGGTTAACTCTGTTTTGCAGTTGCTCAATATATTGTTCTCTTTCACCGTCAGCATTAGATGATAGATAAAACTCCTTGTCTATGTACTCTAGAATTGAAATAAAATGACTAACGTATCTGGTAAATAACTGTTTTTTAGCTAATGAATAATATATAGCATCAGCGAAATTCAACTCTAGTTTAACGTTAAAATCTGAGTCTTTTTTTAATAATTCTAATACTACCTCCTGATGGATTTTTTCATGTTGAGAAAGTAGCATTTCAAGCCAATCTTTAAAGGAAGATTTCTTCATTTCAAGCAAGGACTCCGATGTCAACTGTGTCGCCTTCATAGCAGCTCTTGCACTGGCTTTAGCTTCGAATGCCGTCCATGCCGTGGCTAGAAAAGCGAAGGCAGTTGCAAGGCCACCTACAACAGCAATGTTATCTTGAAGCCAATCCCAAAAAATAAATGTTAACATCAGCAGAGCAATGAATATTACAATAGGTTTGTGAATTGTGATTCTCATAATAATTATACTTTTGTAGTAATTTGAAGTGTGCTCATGATTATACTCTGGCTGTAGCTACGGCATACAAAACATCCACCAACTTCACCGCATCTACATTATCCCAACGCCAATAGGAAGATAACTGATGGTGTTCATGGCTGTCAGGTTCTCCAAGAACGCCGCGAACAATAGCCTGATGATCTAATGATGCGGTGACCCGTACACTATGAGCCATTTGCATAAAACAGGTGAGTCCGTTCAGGTCTTCTCGTCTTATGTTTTTCTTATGCGTGTGTACCTGCTGTGTGGTAACTGTAATATGCATGGGAACTGTTCCTTGTCACGAAAAAGACCGGTAGTGAGCTATTTAACACTCTTCATATCCTATCATAATATCTTCTTTAGGTTATTTAACCACCAATAAGTGGTTCTTTTTCTTTTATTTATCAACTTTCGAGTACCATACGGCTGTTTTTCATAATGTGAATACGACCACACCGATAGGTAATGACTTACCTATCGTTATAGGCTATAGTCACTCACAGTGACTCACTTGAAAGGACTCAATATGGGAAACAAACGTAAACAGGCGCGTCGCGCAGCTCGTCAGGCTCTTAAGTCTAAATCCCGCATTCACGGCTATGAAATTGACACTATCATTGTCGACGAACTGCAAACCGCCCCTGCTCTGCCCCCAAAACCCAAGCGTGACAACTCCCCCATCGAAGCGCGTAACGAAGCCCAGGCCCACTACCTCATCTCCCTCGACAGTAAATCTCTTACGTTCGCCACGGGTGAAGCCGGCTGCGGGAAGACATACCTGGCAGCAGCCACCGCCGCGCAGCGTCTGCTGGATAAGGAAGTCGACAAGATCATCGTGACGCGTCCGGTATTGCAAGCAGAAGAAGATCTGGGCTTTCTCCCTGGTGATATGGCTGAGAAGTTCGCTCCGTTCTTCCGGCCAGTATATGACGTGCTACAGAAGCGTCTGGGTGGCTCATTCCTCGAATACTGCTTAAAGCCAGAGGTGGGCAAAGTGGAAATCGCCCCCTTTGCATACATGCGCGGACGTACATTCGAGAACGCTTTCGTTATTCTCGATGAGGCGCAAAACGTGACGGCGTCACAAATGAAAATGTTCCTGACTCGCATGGGTGAGAACGTGACGGTCATTGTGAACGGCGATATCACGCAATGCGACCTGCCTGGCAATGTGAAGTCAGGTCTGGAGGATGCACTGGAGCGCTTTAAGCCTTCGTCTCATGTTGGCCTTATTGAGTTCACAACCGAAGACTGTGTGCGCTCAGATCTGTGCAAGGTAGCGCTGGAAGCCTACCAGTAAGGGAAAACCTGTGTTCTATGGACGAAAGCTGTCAGAGAAGGTTGCCCATACAGTGCGAAATCTTCCGCAGATCTTCTCTTCATTAATGGCCACCGTATTGGCGGTCACACTGAGTTTGAAACTGCCCAGTTTTGACCCAGCAAAAAGCCCCGTACGGGGCTTATTTATTTCTAGCTACTGCTAGATTGTGCCGTCTTGGTCTACCACGACCTCTAGTAACGACTCTGACTCTCTGAGCGACATCACGTTCATTTACAGGAACCATCCGACCCGTACGTGCGTCATAAGCAAAAAGTTGCCCATCACGCGGTTCATCTTGTGACGTGCTTGAGATCAATGCCGCAGCTCTTACATCTATACGTGGTCGGATTGCGACCTCTACACCGGCAGCGGTAGGACTTTTGCGCCCCCGGGTGGGTATCAAACCAGCTCGTCTATAACCTTCGATGAAGGGTTTTACGGTAGTGAGTACTGTCCTTGAAAAATCAGAATTCCCTGGTTTGAAATCAATATTGATAGGCGTGCGAACAGGCTCCGCATTTTCAGAAGAGGATGCGACTACAGTAGTTTGGCCCGCTTCGATAGCCCGATTCATAGCATCGATGCGTTCAGCCTGGCGAGCACGATACTGCTCAAGCCGTGTAGAATTTTGGCGTTCGTAAGACATTCGCCCTCCCCCCTGGTTCCAAGCCTACTTCAATAGTAGACCCTCTGTGTTTCTTCATGGCCACAAATCGACAGTAAACACCTGAAAGTTTTAGGTCTTCTGGTGCAAACGTGTAAAGTGCCACATTAAAAGTATTATAGTGGTCAATAATTATTCTTTCAACGCGTTTGAGGACTCGAGTACCGGCACCATCAGGCAGGTTTTCCATTCTTTTAAAATATGTCTTATCCTTGCTGTTCTGAAGAGAGTCAAACACTACATCGTAATGTTTTCCGTATTCAGGAAACGTAAAACCCTGTGGAAACTCAACCGCGCAATCAAACAGGTTATCCTTGGTGATTTCTGTAAAATACACACCGTAATCAACTCCGGCCACGTTAAAAATTGCTGCCTGCATACGCGGTCCACCGAATTCAGCAAGCTCATCAAAATTAGTCATGATTAATGGGTTAATTGTCCTTTTTCAATATGATACCAGATTCAATTAGACCGCGTTAAAACGCCATATATTTATTTTCCCACAATCAGTGGGGAATCTTGCCTAACATACAACAGATTTCAAAAAATCAGGCTACAATGATTCCATACCTATAAAGTATGGAATCATTGGTCAAAACACTGTATTTTGAGACTTGATCCTATAAGAAATCATGCCTAATATACTGGTTATTCATCCAGTATCACGGCGCAACTAAGTGATTGGACAATGAAAAACTCATTTGATCGAGCACGCGCAGCCGAAAACACATCGCGGGACGCGATTGAATTTCTGGAAAAGGCATCGCAGATGAACGCGTTGACAGCCTCTCTGGTAAGTGGCGATATGAAGTTTTCCGATGCCTTCATGTTATTCACTCGCTTATCTTTGCTGATTACCCGGCGTCGACCAGAGATCGCAGTTCACTGTGTTTTGATACATGTTCTTCCGCATATTGCTGATGTGAAAGTAAGGGAAATTAACCGCGTTCTGGTTAACCAACTGGTAAACCCGTTGATACTGGAAGGCAAGATCGTCATGGGTAGACGCGTGTTCTCCCTGATGAAGCAGTTTCTGGGTTGGTGCGCTTTTCAGGGCGTGATTGATACATCTCCGCTGAATGATATGTCGCTCAACAAGGTTGCCGGAGGTGCAAAACCGGTGCCACGAGAACGGAAACTGACCGACGCAGAGGTTTGGGTTTTCTGGAACGTCTGGGACTATTTCAGCGTTTGTGAAGGCACGAAATGGGCGGCCAGGCTCTGTCTTGTCGCTGCCAGACGACCTGATGAAGTACTCAGGGCGCGGGTGCAAGAGTTTGATCTTAAGAGAGATGTATGGAATCAAGGAACTCGAAACAAGTCGGCCCGACAGCACTCACTACCACTCAGTCCGCTAATGCGGCAATGCGTAGAAGCACTGATCGAGTATGGCAAAGGTAGCCAGTGGCTCGTTCCGTCGAACAAGAAGCGCGGCGAAGACTCTCCGATGTCTAAGGTGGCCATCGCCCAGGCACTGAGAAGGATACTTGAGCGACCTGAATTGACTGAGGTTGAACCCTTTACGCCGCGAGATCTGAGAAGAACAGCGCGTAGTTATTTTCCGGCTCTGGGTATTAATCAGGAAGTAGCACGTAAGATCATGAACCATAGCCTTGAAGGTATAGACCAGGTATATGACCGTCACGACTATATGGATCAGATGCGAGACGCCTTAAACAGCTTCTCGGCGTACATCGCATCTATTGTTGAGCAGATAGACCTGGATGAGATTGACCACAAGTTCAAGGGTGATCGTCTGTCAACCGAGCTTATTCGGATAAACTTCTCACAGTGACTTGATAGCCTCAACAACCTTCTCTGAAGCACCCTGCTGGTTATCAAAACGCTTGCGGAATGCTTCTAACACAAGTTTTTCATCCTTAGTGAGAGGCGCAGTACCTTCTTCGCGGAAAAATTCAAGCAGTTCGGGATGACGCTCTTCCAGCACCATGAGCATCAGTCGAACCGGATCTGCATCCAGCGACAGCGCTAATGGTCTCACCTTATCTACCGGCAGCGGGATTTTACCGCTCTTGATAAGTGAGAGATTGTTGGAGTTTCTGTACCCCATTTCTTTCGCAATGGTCGCCTGAGTTTTTGGGGAGATAGTGATAAGAGAATCGATATAAGCAGCGTAGCGACCTAATTTGTTTTCAGTTTCGTTGGTAGCCATGTGTGAACCTTGCGTGTTTTTGTTAATCTCTGGTAAGTGCTTACCGATATTACAACAAAGGCCAGGGTTGTAAAGACTTATCTATCATTTTCAGTAGGCTCCTAATCTGCGCCAGGTCAACGTTTTCATGACTTTTTTGCATGCCGAACAACTGTTTCCGGGTCGTTTTTATAACTTATATTTGATATAGATATATTCCTTATTGATACAATAGGTAGTACCATTTGCCACCGTTATTATGTGCTCAGTTGGATGATAATGATGAAGAAAATAGCTTCTATTTTGAACGCCCTCGGGGTAGGAGATGCTTTAGCACTGGAATATGACGATGCCGCTGCCATTCTGATTGAACTGCCAAGTTCTGAGTTGGCAATAAGCATGAACGACGCGACCGCTTTTAAGTTTGAACTCTGTGAGCATCACTTCACTTTGATTAACACCGGCTGCGGTTCCATAGCCGTCCGCACCGACTAATACCAATTCCATCCCTTCATACGCCTGTACGAACAACTTCATGGCCTGTTCGTACAGCGCTAAATTACACACATCAGAAAACAAATTGTTTTTATAACAAGGAAATTCTCATGTCCAAAATCACCACGCGCCCCGTACTCAAGGAGGTACAGGATTTTCGCGACTGCGTAAAACGTGTCGTTGCCATGCTGTCCGGCCGAAATATCCCCGTATCAGAACGCGGAAATGAAGCGTTCGTCCGCTACAACACGAAGGGAGAGCCAGTACTGGTAAACATTCCATCCATTCCAGATGATGCATCACCGGCGTTGCTGAATGCGATCCGTGGCTTCCTCGATCACGAGGTGGCACATATCCTGTTCACCAACTTTAAAGACGCCCAGAAGATGCGTGATAAGAGCAAGAAGCCATCGTTCGGGCTTTGGAATGCACTGGAAGACGTCTTCATTGAACGTAAAATGGGACAGGTATTCAACGGAACTCGCCGCAATCTTCTGGCTACACAGAACCTGATCATCGATAAGTACTTCAAAACCAAAGTACCCGAGGCTGTTGCGATCTGTCGGGGCAATCAGCAAGAGCTGTTTCTGAAATTCTTCCTCTGCCCGGTCGTGCGTGCCTGGGACGGACAGAACCCTTTCATCGAGTTTATGGAAGAGCACTGGCGCCTCATCGCCAGGCCCGTTGCTCTTCTGAAAGAGCACGGCATCGACAAGGCCATTCGTAACATGAACAGCACCAGCGACTGCATATTGGTAGCGGTGGCCATCGCTCTTATCATGCGTGACATGAAAGACGAACCAGAAGGTAAATTGCCGGAGAGAAAGTCTTCCGCGAAGAAACCCTCCAGGAGTGAGGAAGAGCCTGAAGAAACGCCTGAGTCATCAGAAGATGCTACTCGTGATGGGAGCGCCCCGGAACGCACAGAAAGACCTGACAGTGAGCCTGAAGATGAAGACGATTCTGGGGATTCTGATTTACCTGAATCAGTAAGTATGGACTTACCTACTGACGATAAAGATATTAGTGATACAGATAATAAATCTACAGAAGCAGGTGAGGAATCGCCAGAATCAGGAAAAGACACTGCCGCAGCTGACACATCGCAACCAGAAACAGAATCAGACGCCGACAGCACACCAACACATGGAGACGGTATTAGTGAGGATGCTGATGAGTCGGACGGTTATGGTTCCGGAGAGGGTGAATCAACACAAGACGAAGGCGACGGCGCAAGTGCAGGAAGCGCTGGCGATGAAGACGGTGACAGTGAAGAAGACCGTTCCGGCTCCGAAAGCGAAAGGGATGAAGCAACTGAGGAAGCTCCGGACAGCGACTCTGGATTCGTAGCCGACCCAAGTGACATGACGCTTGAGGATGCTCTCAAGGCAATTGATGAAATGGAAGACGGTGGTGACGAAGCGGCCGAAGATCCCCTGTCCGAGACCATCAAAAAGGAACTCATGGGTGCCTCTTTGTCTGAGTATCGTCCATACGATCGCTCATATGATTTCATCGGGTCTATCGATGAGGCGGAACAGCACATCAGGCGCACAAGAAAAGTGTTTGGCTCTATCCCCATGCACTCGCCAATGGACCGCTACCGTATGGTTCCGGAGGGTTCTCTGCTGTTCCAGGCAAAGATTGAGCCTCATCTGTCTGCGGGGATCTCTTCAACTCTCGCCAAAGACCTGGAACGTGCAATAGCCAGTCGTAACCGCGTACAGTTTGTCCCCGGACAGCGTCGTGGACGTATCCACGGTTCGAGTCTGTATCGGCTTTCCATGAACGATGACCGTGTCTTCCGTCGAAAAGAAGATCACAAGGCTGTTAACGCCTGTGTTCAGCAGGTTATCGACTTATCAGGTTCAATGGGAGGACGGAAGATTCACCTGGCTTTGGCAAGCGCCTACACCATCGCCGACGCGCTGGATCGCATCAACGTGCCTAACATTATCACCGGCTTCACCACGTTCGGAAATCCGGACTTTGATACCATGAGAAAAGCAGGGTTCACACGCTTCGAAGCGTTGATGCTGCCGATCATAAAAAACTGGAATGAGAAAGTTAACGCGACAAACGTTCGCGCCAGAATGGGCTGTGTCGCTGAGACGTTCCCCCTGCTTAACAACGTTGATGGGGAAAGCATTGCACAGTTGGCGTCATTGTTCTCAGGCCGAATGGAAGACAAGAAAATCATGATGGTGTTGAGTGACGGCGTCCCCTGCGCTGCTGGTGACGGATTCAGCGAACACCTCCGCTCTACCACCAAAGAGATTGAGACACTCAGTGATATCGACCTGATGGCCATAGGTGTACTGACAGATGCCCCTAAGCGCTATTACAAAAATTACGCCCTTGTTAACAAAGTGGAAGAGTTGGGTTCGTCAGTAGTGACGGAATTAGGTCGTATCATTCTTGGGTGATTTTCTCACCCTTAAATTTAAGTAATCACTTACTATACAACCTGATATATTTATATAAGATATACCCCACGAACGACAAATCAGTAAGGAAAACACATGACCGCTACTGCACTACAGCAAGAAGAACATTTGCCGGAAACCATCATCTGCAAGTGGTGTGGCAAATCATTCCATCACCTGAAATCCCATATCTCTATGGGCCGCTGTGAAAACATTCCGGAAACAGCGAAAGGCCTCGACATTGACGAAGTGGTGAAGATGTACACCACCGAATTTCCTGACGAGCCGACTATTTCTCGCACGGCACTGGCCAAACTGAAAGAGAAACGCGCAGAGAAGCACTCAGGTGAAGGAAAAATAGCGGAGATTAGCTCGCACCCTGGATATGCAGGAACGGTTGAATACAAGACAGAACTGGTGGCCGCGCACGAGCTGCTTGGTGTCACTCTGAAAGAGCTGGGAACGCCGCGCGGAAAGCCACTGCAGGTGACAGTTAACGTCAATACGCCATATCCGGAGTTCGTACCAGAAGCGAAGGAAGGGTATGTGTATGGCGACTTCGACCTGATTAAGGACATCTTCATGATGCTGGAGATCGGAATACCGGGCTATCTATGGGGGCACGCTGGCACCGGTAAATCTTCTTTGCCTACGCAGCTATGCGCCCTGCTGAACCGACCACTGATCCGCGCCCAGCACACCGCATCGATGGAAGAAGCACACGTAACGGGTCAGATCCTCGCTCGTGAAGGCTCCACTTACTTCGAGCCTGGTCTGCTGGCGCTGGCGATGAAGAACGGTTGGGTGTATCTGGCTGACGAATACGACTTCGCTTTCCCGCAGATTCTGGGCGTGTACCAACCAGTGCTGGAAGGTGAACCGCTGATCATCAAAGAGGCGACTCCGGACTGGCGCCGAATCACGCCACATGAACGCTTTGCCTTTATTGGTACTGGCAATACGAACGGATCTGGCGATGAGACGGGTCTCTATCAAGGTACGAACATCCAGAACGCCGCGAACTTCTCACGCTTCGGCATCGTCTCCAACGTGCAGTACATGAGCACAGCTGCGGAGGTCAACATGCTGGTTAAGGCAGGAATCATCCGCGAGTACGCAGAGAAGATGGTGAAGTTCGCGAACCTGGTTCGGGAGGGTTACGAACAGCACCTGATCAGCCAGCCAATTGGCCCTCGCGAACTGCTGCTGTCAGCAAGAATCGGAATGATGCGCGGTGATTTCGCTGCCGGCATTGAAAAAGCGTTCATCAATAAACTTCCATCCACGTCTGCACAGGCAGCGCGTGAAGTGGTTCAGAAAATCTTCGGTTAATCGTGCGTAAAGGTTGTTTTGGCTCACTTATCGCTGCGTCTGAAACTGGCCGGTCTTGTCTGGTGTGTCCTGACAGACCTGAATGTCACGAAAAAGCCAGAGACGTCGCGATTTTGATGTACGGGAAGTTCGTTGGCTTCCCCAATGACAAGATAAAGAAAACCAGAAAGGTAAAGACACATGAAGGCTCTGATGGTCAGAACTGACTTCTCCCTGGGAGAATCGGCTCTGAAAGCTGAAAACGCGGTGAAAATCGCGAAAGAAGCTGGCTACACTGCTGTCATATCTGCTGACAGCATGAACATTGCCAGCGTGATCCCACTACAACGCGCCGCTGGCGAAGACATGGCGGTCATTTGTGGTGTTAAGCTGAACATTGTTGACGATCCGACATATGAGCACCGCGCCCGCATTGCGAAAGAGGCTAATAGATGTATGGAATCATTGGTTCGTGATCGCAACTACTGCTTTACGGCGCTAATCAAGAACGAAGAAGGCTATCGCGACGTTTGCGAACTGATGACCTTCGCCAACAATCGTGATCAGTTCTACTTTGTACCACGACTTGCGCTCGACCAGCTGGCGGCCACGTATGCCAAAGGCAACATCATCCTGCTGACTTCCGACATCGGCAGCGTATTCCAGCGACGCGACTTCGCGAAGATCATCAGCACGCTGATTACTGCGGGTGGGCGCGATAACTTCTACAGCGTGGTTTATCCGCACCCTACGCCATTCTATGACCAGATCAACGTTCGGGCGATGAAAGTGGCAAGCGCTCTGAAAATTGAGCCAGTGGCATTCTACCCTGCGTATTACGAAGCCATTGACGACGCCGATATTAAAGACATTGCGCACATGGTCATGAACAACATCAAAATCGACCAGCCGCATCGTCTGCGTATCCCCCACCAGCGTGATAATGCCGTTAATGGGCGCCGTCATTTGCTGGAGGCACTGAAAGCATTCTCTGTCCGGATGGGTGTGCCTGTGAATGCAGCGATGGCATCCACGACGCAGGACACAATAATCGAAGCCTGCACATGGCGCTGGCATGAATTGCCACCAGCACTGCCAAAGATGGCAGACGACGAACCTGCAACACTGATGAAGCTGGCTGTCGCGGGGCTGCGCAAGCGTCTCACCACCAAAGAGTTTGGTTATACGCCACCAGCATCTGAGCACCGTGTGTATGTCGATCGCCTGAAATATGAGATGGATACACTGACTCGTCTGGGGTTTTGCGGTTACTTCCTGATGGTGCGCGACCTGATGAATCACAGTCGTGAAACCGGCATTCCTGTCGGGCCTGGTCGTGGTTCCTCTGCCGGTTCTCTGGTGGCCTGGTGCATCGGCATTACCAACGTTGACCCTATCCGTCACGGTCTGCTGTTTGAACGTTTCATTAACCCGGAACGTCTCGACCTTCCGGATGCGGATCTGGACTTTAGCCAGGCACGACGTCATGAGGTGATCGAGTATCTGAATGAACGCTATGGCGAAGAATACGTTGCCGGTATTCCCAACTTCACTTATCTGGGCGCGGCTTCCGCGCTGCGCGATACAGCACGTATCTATGGCGTCGACGCTGCGGATATGGCGGTCTCCAAAGAGTTCAAGAATCTGGAAGACGATAGCCTGTCGCTGGAAGAGCTGCGCGAACAACTGGCCAGCCTGGACAAATACGCCACCAAGAATCCGGAAGCGTTCAAAGCGGCGTGCAAGCTGCAAAGTCTGATGCGTGGCTTTGGTCGTCATGCGGCGGGGATGATTGTGGCTGGCGTTAAATTAACTGAGCGCACGCCCGTCGAGTTACGTGGCAATGCACGCTGTATTGCGTTCGATAAGCGCTACTGCGAGGCAATGGGGCTGATTAAGCTGGACGTTCTCGGGCTGGCAACGCTCGATCTTCTGGATAGCGCGAAACGCTACATCAAAGAGAGTACCGGGGAAGACATCAATCTCGATGCTATCCCGCTGGACGATCGAAAGGTTCTGGATGGGTTCTCTGCAGGGTACACGCAGGGCGTATTCCAGCTGGAGTCCGGCCCCATGCGCAAGCTGCTTAAAGATCTGGGCGGTGGCATCGAGCCGATGAGCTTTAAAACGGTTGTCGCAACAACCGCGCTCTTCCGACCTGGCCCTATTCAGTCCGGCATGTTGGATGACTATGTCGCCGTCGCAAAAGGTTTCATGCCACCCCATTCACTGCACCCGGTACTGGATGAGCTGACTGCTGAAACCAACGGCGTGATTCTTTATCAAGAACAAACGATGAATGCGACGCGGCTGCTGGCCGGTTTCACAATGGCCGAGGCAGACGGGGTGCGCAAAGCTATCGGTAAAAAAGATATGGAGAAGATGCGACACATGGGCGAGAAGTTCGTCGTCCAGGCTCAGGCAGGATGGATTGACGTAGAGCTGGAAGACGGCGATACCATGCGTATTCATCGCGCGGAACACTTCAAATGTGAAGACGGCACATTGCGGACGGTCGAAGAGGCACTGGAAGCAGGAGCCAAGCTGCCAATGTCTGCGATTCGCGTGACGGCGTCACATGCAGGTTTATCAGAAACGAAAGCGAAGGAGATCTGGGAAGCCTTCGAAAAGAATGGCGCGTACCAGTTCAATAAATCACATTCTGTTGCCTATTCCTTAATCAGCTATCAGTCAATGTGGCTTAAATCGCATTACCCTGCTGAGTTCTTTGCTGCTGCGCTTACCATTCTGGGCGAAGACAAGCACCAGGGGCTTGTGAAGGATGCGCTGACCTATGGCATTCGTGTCCTTCCTCCAGACGTTAACGTGTCGTCGAATCGCATTGAGATCCGCACGCTGGAAGATGGTAGTCAGGTTTTGTATGCCCCCTTCTCTGCTGTAAAAGGCTGCTCTGAGAACGGCTGTCAGGCCATCATGCGAGCCAGAGAGAAAGTCGGCGGTAAGTTCGAGTCACTGGCGCAATTCGAAGAGGCTGTCGAGAAGCGTTCGTGTAACAGCCGGGTACGTGAATCACTGCAAAAGGTTGGCGCGTTTGCATCCATCGAGCCGGGCAGTCTGCCAGCAACCGATCCGGAACGACTGCGCGACCAGGCGGAGCTGATGGGCAATCTGGTGATCGACGCGGTAAAAGCCTCTCGTCCGTTCGAGATGAACCCTAAGCGCTCTGCCGAAGTGAATGTGCTGATGACGCGCATGGCGGCCGAAATGGGTTTAGGCGATGAGCTTATCCGTCCCAGCATCGGCATTAAACCGAAAATCATGGTCATTCTGGACAACGCGAACGGCAATGATGGGCGTACCGGTTACTTCATGGAGAACGGCTATGACGACTTTAAGGCGAAGTTACTGACTGCAGGTGATTTACGGATGGGCGATTTATACGTCACCGGCGTGTGCAAGAAGGTGAAGGACAAAGAGAAGGACTATACCAAAGACGAGATCGGTCAGTTCACAGACTATATGCGCGAAGAGATCGAACTGGTACGTCCGACCTATGTGCTGACGTGTGGCAGCCGGGCAACGTCGCTTTTCAACAACAAGAGCAAACCATCCGACCTGGTTGGACGCAAAGAGTATCTGCCGGAGCTGGATGTGACCGTTTTCTACGGATTTAACCCTAACATTTTGTACTTTCGCCCAGAGGAAGGCGAAAAGCTGGAAGCAATTCTGGCAGAGGTAGCGGAGACTATTAGCAAATGAATAAAGAGAACACCATGAACAAGGCCCAGAAGATTGCACAAGCGCTGGCGGCTATTCCAGTGGACTATCAGGACAAAGCGATAGCGGCCACGTTGCGGACGCAGTTCTGGGAAATCATCGATTGCCCGGTCACGTTAGATCTAGCGCTGGCGTTCGCCGTTCTGGATGGCGTCGACAAAGTGAGTCGTTTACGTAAATGTGCCAGGGCACTGGCACTTAAAACGCAAGATCCGAAGGCGTGCCAGTATCTGCTGGAAATCTACGAATCGGATAATCCAGAAGAACAACTGGAGGCGTTTAAAGCCTTCCGCGATCGTCTGGTGCTGAAGGTGGCCAAAGAGTTCATGGAAGTGAACAGGATTGGCGATGTCAGGAAGTACCGCCTGCATCGACAGACCAAAGCCACGCTATCCAGCATATTCGGTAAAAGAGTCGCATAAAACAAAACCCGCCATTTGGCGGGTTTCTTTATTTGGTTGTAGCGTTTTTTGAGGAAGTCGCCCCTCTTACGCACTTTGTTTCGCAAAGCCGGCAGTTAGCTTCTGCCTAAGACCATTCATGCGGCAAACCCGCATTTCGCCACAACGGTTAGCATACTATCCAGTAACGGATCTAAATAAGCTGACCGTTGTGTCGATTAAATCGGCATGGTGTACACACCGATTTACTCAACTTATGTATCCCCACCATTCTGTCTACTCGGGCTTGCGCCGTCTTCGTGGTCGCAGAGACAGGGATTATCAAAAGTGTTTAGCTCTGAGCGACAACGTTAGCAGCTGCCGGGCCTTTAGCGCCATTCTCGACAGAGAACTCTACCTTCTGGCCTTCGTCCAGGGTACGGAAGTCGTTGCTCTGGATTGCAGAAAAGTGAACGAATACGTCCTTGCTGCCATCATCAGGAGTGATAAAGCCAAAGCCTTTATCTGCGTTAAACCATTTTACTAAACCAGTCATTTTATTAGACATAGATATTACCTTCTAAATTTTGTGAGCCACACAGTGCGGCGAGAATTTGATCTGTAGAGATTGGGACTTACTTAGGCACTAAAGGAGGAGACTCACGAAGAAGGGAAATCTGATGATAACTCTGAACTGAGACTGCTTTACTAAAACTGCTTTCATAAGGTCTGTCTTGCAAACCAACGCCACTATTAACGCATGACCCTTCTTACTGTGCAACCTTTATTTTACATTTTTAAACTCAATGCCCTCTTTCATACGTATCGAGACACGATTTTCCACTAGAAGATTTTGTTTAAAAAACACTCATTTACCACGAAAGCCTAAACTTTCACATAATGTGCAGGCTACGACTTGTCCTGATTTATATCTTTGTTAGGATTATTCTTGTTTTTACAACTGGGAATATGGAAATGAGAAAACTAGCTGGAGTTATTGCCTTATCGCTGCTGCTTTCGGCTTGCGACAAACCAAAAATCGACACATCAAGTGATCAGTCAACGAAAGAGTCCATCCAGAAGGTCAGAGAGTCCTTGCCTGACGACAAGAAGTCTCAGTTTGATGAGGCGGTCAAAGTCGTAGCGCTGAGCCAGATTGACATGCGAGAGTTGATGAAGGCCGGAGCCTCGTCTGGGGATGTGTATGAAGGGAAAATCAAAACGGCACTGGAAGGAAAGACCGGTGAAGAAGTAATTACCTATGCAGAAACCATCCGACTCGAACGCGAGAAGAAAGAGAAAGAGCAGGCTCTTCAGGAAATAAAAGAACTTGAGGCGAAGCAAAGCGCTTCAGTAGAAGCAGCCGATAAACTGAAAGCCTTCAAAGTTGAACGATCTCGTTTTTATCTTGAGAAACAAAACTACGGCCCTGATCAGCCAGTGCTGGACATCAGTGTTGAAAATGGCACAGATAAATCCGTTGCCAGAGCATTCTTTAAAGGCGTTATTTCAAGCCCTGGAAGAAGCGTTCCCTGGTACACAGACACTTTTAATTACGAAATCCCCGGTGGACTTGAACCAGGGGAGAAAGCTCACTGGAAACTAGAGCCTAATATGTTCTCTGATTGGGCGAACGTTAACGCTCCGGATGATGCAATTTTCACCGTAACGGTGACTGAGTTGAGAGACGTGGACGGTAAATCAATCTTCGGTACTACTGAGTTCTCTGAACAGGATGCTGAACGTCTGAAAAAACTCAAAGAGAAGTATCTTTCTAAATAAGATCGCGTTGAAGACAAACGCAGCTAAGTCCCTGAGACACGAATCTTGGGGACTACAGATCCCTCAAGAAAACCTTTGGAAATACAAACTGAACTCCCGGAATGAGATATGAAACGTTTTACTAATCCCCTGCTCTTAGCGGCGTTACCCTTACTTATGACTGGATGTGCCTTCCCCGATAAAGATGGCGACTTCGGCAGTGCTGTCTACGGCTGCCAGAAATATGCCTATGGGAAAGCCTATGCTTTTGAGAACAGAGATTTTGCATACAAGGTCTGCAAAGATGCGGCCAAACTGTGGGGCGATGAAGTTCCCGCCTACGTTATCCGGCAAATCAAGCTTCACCCTGAAATACCCGAAGATGAGATTAAATACGCGGCGATGGCCGGCTCATTAGGGAATAACTAAATTTAGTTTAAAGGGGCTAATGCCCCTATTTCACAGATGACATCAGTGGGTCTTTTTCAACTTCCCTGCTTCAACAAAGATCTTGCACAGCTTCGTTGGGATAATTGCGCCGCCATCGAACCCGCCATTATTTTGTCCCAAACCAGCATTAACTAAGGCCAGTAAAAGAAACTCATCCATGTTTCTGGTTATTTGGTAATCAGCTTCTGAGAAATAAGCCAGTTCCTTAATATCGAATGCGGGAACTCTTTCAAGAGCGACCAGCAAACGACGCAGGACGTCAAAGTCAATCTCTTCTCTGGAAAACGCTTTGAGGAACTCTGCCGCCATTTCTGGCTTGTCTTCGCTTTCCATCCTGTCGATAATTTCTATTAACCTTGCGCCTGCTTTTCCCGCGTATTTATCATCTTCATTCAATCGCTCGGTCATATTAATCCGCTCAGCGTCGGTTAAATCAGCGAATTGAGTGAGAAAGCGCACAATCTTGTCAGTAAATAAATGATCTCTTACAGAACCAGCTGCCTTGTATAGACCGACAGCAGTGTTAACAAAAGGAATTGATTCAAGCGTATTTGATTCAATGAGGCTATCTATCCCCAGTTCTGCATATTCTTTGGTCAAATCAACTAAGGAATCTGATTTTAAAGCGCTCACTAATGCAGAACCGCGTTTGGTATCTTTATCCATGCTCCCTCTTTTATACATTAATATCATGATTTCATTCAGAACATGGGCGTAGAGCCAAACGCAGGCAGCATATTACGCGACAGCTCTGCGACGCTTCTCGATAAGCGATGAAGCAATGGCTTCTATTTCCCGAAAATCTTTTGATGCACTGCTACGCAACGCAAGGTTCCACTTACTCAATACACGAGCGTTATTCACCAGTTCGTTGCCTTCTTTCAATCGACCGTTCTGTAACAGCCATTCAGCAACATCAGCCCAATCCCAGAGTGGTGACTGGCCTTTAATTCGCTGAATTGGGCAAGGGAAATCGCCGCTGCCGCGTTTGCCATCTTTCAGCATCGCAATCGCCTGGCGTGACATTTCGGTGATATCAGCGATATCACTCAGTCCGACCAGAGCAGAATCAACTGACTCTACAATGGCGCCGATACCAGCAGATTCGATATTGTCGACCGCTGATGCAATGGCTGCATCCAGTGATTCTGCTTCGCGGTCAAACTCAACATAGACGGAGTTTCCGTATGCACAGATCAGCGCATCGTCACAGCCGCTTTCGTACAGCGCATCTTCCAGTCCTTCGGTCTCATAGGTTACGCCAGAGAGTGTCAGAGTGAAGTTATAAAGCGCCATAAAACCTCTTCGTTTAGTATTCAGAGTATTCAAGTATTCTCACTTCGTCGGAGAAGGACGGTATTCACCGCCCCTCTCCGGGCAAAATCAAGTGCAACGATCTACGACGCGCCTGATTTGCTTGGCATGGCTCTCGGCGCTTCTTGGCGTCGACCATACGCTAATGTGGTGATCTCGGTGTTCACCTTCTGGATTTCCACAGCGCAATTTGCAAAAACAGTGTGCAGAATTGCCTGGTGCCACCCAAACCCAGCCTCGGCTCAAGGCATATTCAATGGCTGCTTGAATATGCTTATTGGGATGTATCTTCATTCCCCTCCGATTATTAAGCATTCTAGTAACAGTGTTGACAACTGTCAACGGCGAGTATGCTTCGACCGTCCGTGTCCTCCACCCCATGTCGCACGCTGTCTACGGCCAGCTTTTAACGACGCATAGGTTATCAGAACCACTTAGCCTTTCACCGACTTACCTGCCCCATAGCCTTCACTTCTTTGTGTCATAAATTACTACGCCTGCTTTCACCATGATAAAATTGATACAAACAAATAAGCAGGTAATTAACACTATGAGCACCGATATCTACGAAAAAATCATGTCCGATCTGGAGTTCGACCGCGACAATCTGGAGGAAGTCTGGCGTCAACAACCGCGTCTTCTGATGGAGTACGGCTCAAAGCTTGCCAGAGCAGAAAGAGAGGCCGCTGACGCAAAGCTCTCGCTCGATGCAATAGAAGCAAAAATCTACGATAACGAGCGTAAAAACCTGAGTATGAACGGCATTAAATATAATGAGTCCGTTCTTCAGGCGAAGGTCAGAACCAGCCCTCAGTACCTTGCCAGACGTCAGAAACTCGACGAAGCCCGGTACATTGCAGACCTGTACAAACACGCAGTTGCCGCCTTCTCTCACCGCCGAGACATGATTGTCCAGGCGTCAAAAATGGCTATCGTGGAGATTGAACGTCTGGGCGCCGAGCGATTCCATTCTCCCCGTTAATTTCCGATAGATTATAAGTAAGCACTGATCTATTATTCTTCTCGCTCGCAAGAGCCACGAACAAACGAACGCCCAAAGCGCACAGCGCCAATGGCCACAATCACAACAAGGAGAAATACATGTCTAAGTCATTACTTGATCTGCTTAACAAGACCCGTGGCGATATTGCTTCTAAACGTGGCAATAACGTTGATTTGACCCGTCTGAAAGACGGTAACAATTACCTGCGCATTTTCCCGAACAAGGACGACCCGAATGGTGTGTTCTTCCAGACGTTCGGTATGCACTACGTTAAGCATCAGAATGAGGAAGGCAAAGAAGTTACCACTGCTTATATCTGCGAACAGCATACCCACGGCCACGCGTGCCAGTTATGCGAGATGGTTATGGAAGGTCGTGCTCGCTTTAAAGGTAACAAAGCAATGGAAGAGCGCATTGGTCAAATGCGTGCCACCCCGCGTTATCTGGTCAATGGTGTGTTGTCTGCACGCGAAGACTTTGCCGATGCAGAGAAATGCCAGCTGATTGAGCTGCCGTCCACTGTATTCGACGATATCTGCAAAGTTATGTCAGAAGATATTGCGGACGATATCGGCAACCCACTGAGCAAGGAAGAAGGTTACGCGTTCCTGATTAAGCGCACCGGCTCTGGTCGTGACACCAAATACGACGTATCCCCGAAACGTAAAGTCTACAAAGGCGATATCCCGGAGAAACTGTGGTCTACCCAGCACGATCTGATCGCTTACGCGAACCAGGCTGACGAAACTCGTCTGCTGTCCACTGCCCGCACTATGGGTCGACTGATTGGCATTGCAGCACCGGCTGCCACCATGTCCGCCCCGGCCATTTCTTCTGCTACGAAATCTGCTGCGGCTGAACTGCCAGGCTTTGGCTCAATCACTGGTCATACGGAAGGTGCAGCGGCTGTCGCTACAGCGCACACCCCAGCGCCTGAATCCTCCAGTCTGGTTGACGAAGAAATCCTGCGTGCCGCAGAAGCCGAGTTCAAGCCAGAAACCACTCCAGAACCAGCTAAAGCACCAGAAGCGGCAACGGCTGCAACTGAAAGCACAGCTACGGCTGCTGCGCCAGCTGATGAAGGCCTCGATGACCTGCTGGCAGAACTGGACGCTCTGTAATCCCATAACGTGACCAGTAAGGCGTCTACGGACGCCTTACTTTTTGGAAGGAGTGTTCCGGTGAATTATCTCTTCGTGGACGGTAACAGCCTGGGCTATTACCACCAGCAATCCGACAAACTGCATAACGGCGAAATGGAAGTCCAGGCTGTCTTTGGCTTTGTGAAGAACGTTCGTCGCTATGCCTCAATTCTCCATGCTCGTCCGATGATTCTTTGGGATGGGTACAGCGACCGACGTCGCGCTTATTACCCGGACTACAAAGCGAATCGCGATGACGATCCGGAAATGAAGAAGATGAAAGAGGGGTTTGCTATCCAGAAGCCCTACATCCTCAAAATGATGACCGCGCTTGGCGTTAACCAGATGGTTGCCAAAGATGCAGAAGCAGACGATCTGGCCGGGATGTTGGTTTCTCGTCTCGCCCCGCAGCCGAGCGTCGAGCATATCTATCTACTGACCGGCGATGGTGACTGGCTACAACTGGTGCGTGAGAACGTGAGCTGGGTGAGCCTGCGCGAAGACGCCAGACACAAGCAGGTTAACTTCGAACAGTTCGCAGAGCTTATCGGTCTTCCTACTCCACGTGCTTTTCTGGAAGCGAAGGCATTACAGGGTGATAACTCCGACAACATCAAAGGCGTAGGTGGCATTGGTGATGGCGGCGCGAAAGAGCTGCTGCATGAATGGGGAAGTGTTTCAGCGATGGTACGCGGCATTAACGACGGCTCTATCGTCATCAACAAAGGCCGCTACAAAACGGCATTCAACAAGCTGGCTAAGAACGCCTTCAACGAGAAGACGGGCTGCAGGATGCTGGAAGCCTTTGTGCGCAATATGACACTGATGAATCTGATAGAAACCAGGTTTCCACCAAGTGAAATCCAGTCGATTAAAGGCAATCGAGATCTGAAAGCCTTCGAACAGATGTGCTACGAGCTTAACTTCCGTTCGTTTCTGGAAGATCTGGACGTGTTTGTTCTCCCCTTTGAGAGGTACTGCTGATGTTGAAATCCATCATTAATGGCGGGACAACCACACCAACGATGCTGGCTAAAGAGATTGTATTTTGCCACGGCGAGCACGCTGTGGTGGCGCTGCCGAATATTCTGGGCGCTGCTGGCATTTTTGCCACTGAGCGAGAGTTCGCGCTGCTCAGCGAACAGGTGGTGAAGATCATCGCTCGTGTAGCCAGACACCTCAACCACGACGCAATCAAGTTTGACGAAGCCGCTGCTTCGAAGCGAATCAACGAATCAAAAGGAGCCTGATTATGGCAAAAGGTAAATCCGCTCTCGCGCTGGCATTGAAAAAGAAAATCGGCAGCAACGACGAGATCCAGAAAGTCTCTCACTGGATTGATTCTGGCTTCCCTCCGCTGAACAAAGCCATTTCTGGGCGCTACGACGGGGGATTCCCATGTGGCCGTATCGTTGAGGTATTCGGACCTCCAAGTGCAGGGAAAACATTTCTGGCAACGGCTGCGATGGTTTCCGCACAGAAGCAGGACGGGCTGGCCGTGTTCCTCGACCACGAAAACAGTTTCGATGTTGCTCTGGCTGTCGCTAACGGTCTGAACGCAGACGAAGACGACGGTCAGTGGGTCTACAAACAGCCTGACACCTTCGAAGATTCCGTTGAGCTGATCGGCACAATCCTCAAACTGGTACGCGACGAAGAGCTTATCCCGGAAACAGCGCCTATCTGCATCGTGGCCGACTCTCTGGCGTCGATGGTGCCGAACTCAAAGGCTGAGAAGTTCGACAAGATGGCAGAAGGCACTGCGAAAGACAAAGATCAGCTGAACATGAACGACAACACGGCGCTGGCGCGAGCAACGAGTGCCAACTTCCCTACTCTTGCGCTCTGGGCGCGTAAGTACAACGCGTGCATCATTTTTCTTAATCAGGTGCGTACCAAAATCGGCGTGATGTTTGGCGATCCGACGACTTCTCCGGGTGGTGATTCTCCGAAGTTCTACGCATCAGTACGCATTCGTCTGGGGGCATCCGTCATGAAAGATGGTAAAGAGAAAATTGGGCAGGATGTGGGCGCCGAGTGCATTAAAAACAAAGTCGCGCCTCCGTTTGGCAAATGCTCATGGAAATTCTACTTCGACCCGACACGCGGGCTGGACGTCATCGAATCTCTGGTTGAATACATGCTGGAGGAAGGATACCTGCCCAAGAACGCCAGCGGGCGCGTGGAAATTGGTGATAAGAAATACACCAAATCACAGATCGTCGAGATGTACCGCGACAAGCCGCTCCCGGAAATCATCGCTGCGCTACAGGCCATCGATGAGCGACGAGCAAAAGAATCGACACCACTCGAAACCGAAGAAGCTTAATCACAAAGGCGTCCACTGGACGCCTTTTTTAGCACTTGAAAATATATAAGTACTTACTTATCATTTCGCCACCATAACGACAAAAGGAAACACATGATCAAAGGTTATCTCATGGCGGTAGCGGCCCTGGTATCCGTCTTTTTCGTTTACGGTCTACTGGTTCCGTCGCTGATATCCGCTAAAAGCGATCTGGCCTTTCTCATTGGGCTTGTCGTCGCATTCGGCTTCCCGGTTATCTACTTTATCGCTGGCCGCAGGTATTTCAACTCACTCAAAAAATCTAAGGAGAAGTAAGTAATGAAGAAAGGTTTACTGGCGGTAGCTCTGGCTGCTATTTGCACAATGGGTCTGACCGGCTGCGATCGCGTGGAACCGGGATACGTTGGCATCAAAGTAAACAAATTGGGTGAAGACAAAGGTATCGGTGAAGTTGTCGGCGTTGGCCGCCAGTGGACTGGTCTGAATACCGAGCTGTACACCTTCCCAACTTTCAAACAAATGAAAACCTACGATGAGCCGTTTACGTTCCAGATGAGCGACGGTACAGCCATCGGTCACAAGATTGGTGTGGCGTATCTGGTTAACCGCAGCAAGGTCACGACCGTGTTCCAGACATATCGCAAAGGCGTTGACGACATTACCGAGACCGACCTGCGCCAGAAGATTGCAGACTCCCTGAACCGTCTGGCAAGTCGCATGACAACTGACTCTTTTATCGACGGTGGTAAAGCTGCTCTTCTGGACAACGCACTTAAAGATATTCAGGCAGAAATGTCACCGGTCGGCATCGAAGTAATCAGTCTGTCATGGGTGGGCAAACCCGACTACCCGACCACTGTCATCGAATCCATCAATGCCAAAGTTACCGCAAACCAGAGAACGCTCCAGCGCCAGCAAGAAGTTGAACAGCGTAAGGCGGAAGCGAACATGCTGCGTGAGCAAGCCGAGGGTGAAGCAGATGCGATCCGCAAACGTGCTCAAGCAGAAGCAGACGCTATCAAACTGCGCGGGGACGCACTACGCCAGAACCCGAACGTTATGGAACTGGAAGCCATCAACAAATGGAATGGTCAGCTTCCTCAGTACATGACTCAAGGGGCAAACACGCCATTTGTCGCATTGAAGTAACAGCCCCTGTTCAAACATACGGCGTCCACTTGGACGCCTTTTTTATCTGGTTAATATCACCACCAAGAAAACAAAATGTTTACTGATATGGAATTGATATCTGTAGAGGCAAAAGAAGTGACAACGCCACGCAGTTATCGTGTGGCAATCGTTGATGCCTGGTGGCTGATGAAAGACGGAAATGTCTTCAAAACGAAGTACCCAGGCAACTACCTGTTCAACCCCGACAAACATGTTGTAGAGAAGGTATTCGCAAGGCAGTTAAAGGACGGTTACAGCGTCCGGAAACTCCCCCTCGCGTTTATTGAATACAGAGGCTGAGATGAACGAGAAACTCCCTAAGAACTACTCCGAAATGACGGACTTTGAGATCAACTGTCTGGTCGCAGAAGCGACAGGCCACCAGCCACTTAATTCCAGTTATGGATGGAAAGGGATGCAGGACGATGGCTGCACCGCTGTGATTGCCAAAGGTCCTGACGGGTTTGGTTCTTTTGACTGGTGCAATGATCCGATAGATGCCTGGGACATCATTTACCGGTATCGCATTGGGGTCATCCCCGCCAGACAGCCAGGCGAGTGGAGAGCGGCCCACAGAAAAGTGGACGGCTCCACGCCACAGCATCTGATCCAGAACCCGAACCCTTTCAGAGCGGCAATGATCGTATTCCTTTTGATGCAGGAGAAGAAGCATGAAAAAACTCTATGACGCGGCCAACGCTGCACTGGATGTTGTCGATAAGGAAATCGCTCAGGGTTATCCGGAACCCGAGTGGGCGAAGCAGCTGCGCGACGCCATTGCTGAAATGAACGCCCCGGAACCGTCAGAGGATGAAGCCGACTGGCAGCGTTTCATCCGGATGTATGCAGAAGAGATTGGCCCGACGCCAACCGCTGAACAGGCAATGCTGCTCAAGTACTTCAAGGAGGCTGGAGAGGATCTGCCGGTCGATGATACACCGCACTGGTTTCACGCAGCCTGGCGGAAGTTCGACGTCATCTACACCCGCGGGCTGGGGAGCAAAGACATGATCGTCTGGCATCTCATGCACATCGATAAAGCCGTCGACCGCACGCTGGAAAAGTTCTTTCCACTGCCCTGAATAAGCTTATTGTGCGCCTTAATGTGCACAATATAATAATTAAGTACTTACCAATAAGGATAAGCAGATGAAGACTTTGGTTCGCATTACAGCCAGCACCGACTATGACGTATTCCCCCTGTTTATGGTGAAGTGCAATGGCCTGAATGAAGAAGAGATTCAGGCTGCAATTATGCGCATACTCCCAGAATACACAGGGCAGGATGCAGACTCCGTATTCGTTGATAAAGACGGTGTTTGCTGGAATAACGGTAATTGCTGGTACGTTGATGACACACGCCAGCTCAGCGACGAAGACGCTGCGCATCTTGAGCGGATTTTAGGCATCAGCACCTTTGAGTGATATTTACACATAAATACTTATAAGTTAGCATTTACCTACTATGAAGACTGTAATAGATACCTTATTACTCATTGTCTCGATAGCTTTTGTACTCGACTGCCTGTTTACAGGGACGATCCGGAAAGCTCTGGCACCCGTCAATGGCGCGATGGTCAACACACTGGCCGTCGTACTGGTAAGCAACTCAGCGTTCGAGGTGTTCAAAGGGGTCGTGGCATGAAGAAGATCGCACTGGCACTACTACTCCTGCCCCAATCTATTCTCGCTGATATACACGTTTATCAGTGTGAGATGTCTGTGGCCGAAACCAGTGAGGATAACCTCATCAGCCTCACCAGAGCGTCCTATGGCGCGATGGTCGTGGATAGCGGTGATCAGTTCTATGTGTTGCGTGACGATCGCATACTGTCTTCCCCCACCCTCACCCGGCGCAACGGAAAACTAACCGGCACTGGCGGGGACAATTTCGTTTTCAATAAATTCGGTGACATCTACGGCGTTCATGCAGAGAACGAGAGTTACCTTTTCGATGACTGCGAGGAGATTGGTTAATGGCTGTAACATTGGCAGGTCTTGAAATCGAAAAAACGAGCGGCTACTGGCGTGCGAAAGGTTTCAGACAACCCGGCTACTCAGAACGACTGGAACGTGAGGACGGTTACATCGTCCACCAGCGACATGAATGGCGCATGTACGATCCGGAAACAAACAAGCTCACCACGAAGGCCCAGACACTCTGGGGATTGTTGAAGAAGATCGTCTGATTCGATATCCACTGCGGTGAGTAAACAGCACCGCAGTGACGTTCCAACCACTATGGCGAGCAGAACACTTCCGGAATGACTCAATCCATAGTGGCTATCCACTATGGAGAGTAGCCCCTGCTTTCACACGCATTTCATTAACCACTGTAGTGAGTGGAGAGTAATTGTTTCCCGCGGTCATCCACTGTAGGGAGTGACAGGACGTGCCTTGCCATCGAGCAACCACTATAGAGAGTAAACATTCCCTCTCTATAGTGGTTATCTACTCTCCACAGTGGTTGCCTGGGTGTTTCTTCAGATAACCACTCACCATAGTGGACAGGCTATCACTAACAACCACTATAGTGAGCAATAAATGGCGCACACCCAGTGACCACTAACCTCGCAGTCCCCTGAACATCATGGTTAGTAATCACTAACACGAGAAAAATAATAAGCTTCCTACTGACTACAGTGGATAGCAGGTTTGGTTTTCACTCTCCATAGTGGTTGCCCAAACCCCAGAAACACAAAAGGCTCACTACAGTGGATAGTGAGCCTTTTACTCTCTACAGTGGTTACATCACTTTTTCGATTTGGCCTTGCGCAGCTCTTCGAGGATCGCCAGTTCTTCCTTGCTCAACATTACCATTTCCCCCTGCTCATCCTGCTGTCCTTCCACTACGTCATCTGGGATATCATCATCCGACTCATCGACACCTGCGTTGGTCGGTATCTGGGCCGGGCGTAATTTCGGATGTCTATAGTGGATAATAAAATACACAGAGCTTCCGCGCTTCACTTCGGTGAAATCGAGATAACCAATCTCTTTGAGCTGATCCATTGCCTTCCTGACTGTCGCATTCTGGGTAATGGTACGGCTGGTGAGATTAAGTCTGGCACGCAAACGTGCGAGTGATATCGGTGCCGGATCAGGTGGCAAACTCTCGATGAACGTGTAGAGCGCCTGGGCCGACTCTTTTCTTGAGAGTTCGTTGATGGCTCGCAGTTGTAGCAGTACCTTCTTGTCGAACTGGTAGAGTTCGAAAATCTTCGGGTCAGCCTTCAGCTCTACCGTGTCGTTCTTGGTACTGTACTTTGCCGTCTGTACCAGGTGCGTTACGTAAAACTCTTCTGAACCTTTGCTACGAAAAGAAATGGTGTTCGTGGCGATACGGCTGAGTGAGCTGTCCAGTCGCTTACGCAGCTTTGCGGAAGACCTGGCGGTAGGAATACCGCACAGTCGGACGAACTCAACGAATGGCAACGTGACAGTGTCGCCTACGACCTTGTGCTTGGCGAAGGCATGGATAATCCCTACCCACGTCTTAAAATCATTATCCATGTCCAGCCTGAGACCTGAGATGCGGATATCCTCATAGCCTTCAGCTTTGGCCAGCGACAGTTGCTTCAGTTCTTCGGTGGCGTCCATCGACACCATTTGTCCCTTTCTGCCCCTCGCAGTGGATTTCAATGTTGGAACGAATAGTCCTAAACGCATCAGAGCGACAGGCTGGACAGTGTTGTTGGTGTTAGGAACTAACGTAACAACTTCCCCGGTCTTTTTATCGGTTTCGGAGAAAGCCTCAATTATCGCTATGTTTTTATTGTCGTTTTCACTCATTCCAGTTGTCTCTTCTGCGCGACGGCGGATCATCACCTTAGCTGGTCATAGTGGATAGTAGCACTCATCATAGTGGTTGATATACTGCCTACAGCGGTTTTTCTGCTCCCCATAGTGGTTGCCTCACTCTCTACAGTGGATAACGATCATCTCTAAAGGCTTATGCAGCAAGGCTTTGCGGGGTGCGGGGATCTCTTTTTGATCTTGAAGGTTCTCTTTGGGATCTGAATTACTGGATCGGGGCTGTTGATAAATAACAGGGACTTGCACACAGAGCGTTCTGGGTAAGTTTGGGGATAGTTGGTGGGCTGTTTTCGGCCTTCTTTTGTGTATGCGCCAATATCGTCATAGACATCAGATGGTTGTGAAAAATTCAGGTAGAACAGTTATCCAAAGACCAGAGCAGTCTCTACTCTCTATAGTGGTTATCAACCGCTCTCCAGCGAGGTTACTTTGCTGTTCATAGCGGTTATTTTGCTCTCTACAGAGGTTGTTTGACTGTCTATAGTGGATAGTGATCACCTTCTAAGCCAGACGGCACAAGGGCTTGGAGGGTGCGGGGATCTGTATTGGATCTTGCTGTGATCTATTTGGGATCGAATTATTGGATCGAAACAGTGAATAATGGGGATAAGTAAAACAGGCATTTGCATTCATCAGTGTGCCTGGTACGTTATCTTCGTCTCCGACAAAAACAACCTGTACATAGCTTATGGATCTAAAACGCACGCGCTGGGTACGACGTCTTGAGGATGGTTCCTACACCATTGAGTCAAACAGTACCCTTAACAAGCAGAAACTTCTCTGCGAACTCTGTGGGATTGCATCGAAATGCCCGATTAATGATGCTCGTCTCAAACTTCATGAAGCAGGTGCTCATTTCCACCTGAACAGTTGCATCAGGTATGTGCCGCTCCTTGCATTTCGTAAACCGATCATCGGATTGGACGCTCCCTACTTCAACACGCTGCGTTCTGGCGTAACCTGGCGTGACAGACTCTCCCCAAGTAAACTGGTATGTCTGGTTGAGGCCGATACCGGGAAGATCATCCGCTTTGGTAAAGTCGAAAAGGTATACTCTGGCCCGGTTGATGAGATGCTGCGCAAACACAGTCGTTTCAACCATCTCTGTATGGGCGGCGAGAAGATCGAGAAAGTTAGCGAAGTGATCCGCAAATCCTACGGCCACTTCCTGAATGAAGATAGCCTGCTGACAGCTATCTACATTGGTCAGGTCAGCCGGGAGTTCGATACGGAGTATCACAGTGAAGAAGAGCTGAATTTGGTAGATCCGCGCCCAAAAGCAGGGGTGGTCGATATCAGGAAAGCACGTCAGAAGCCCTCAGACGCGATTTAAAGAAAAACTTGTGGTTTTACTCGTGGTTAAAATGGCGTAGCGTAGAGGGACGCTGAGAGCCAAATGGAATTATGCATGAGTGAATTTTACACAGAGTACGCAACCCTCGCGGATATCCCATTTCTTATGGCTGAATTTGAGGACGGCGCTCGCAGAGGCCACTTCTCCAGAGAGTTTTTGTCCTCAAAAAGCAACAAGGTGTTCGAAAAGCAGATCCGCGAAGCCATCAGAACTAACCAAGAAGGCAAGTACTCCGGACATTTCATCTACATTGTGATGCGCGATTCTGACGACACAAGAGCTGGCATCATCTGGCTGTGTGCCGCATTAGATCCGTCAGGCGCCCCCTGTCTGGAACTTCGCGCCGTGAGCATTATCAGAGAGCTACAGGGTAAAGGCTACGGTTCTAAGGTTGTCACAGAGATGCTGGAATCAAACCCTTCTCACGCAATCATGGCAAAGTGTTATCACAAATCCACCAGAATGGCAGATATGCTGAAACGGCGTGGATTCAGACTTATCGACACATCCCCTTCAGGTACGCAGCTGTTGTACCGAGACCCTCAGTAAACCCACCCGTCCGGAACGCTTTTCACCATTAAAAATAGGTATGTAATTACTTATATTATTTGTCATAATCATGTGCCTGAACTCTTCCTGTTGTGCCGTGTTGTCAGAGTTGTTCGCCTCTACAGCACGCTTAATATCTGTATCAAAACAACCACAAAGGAAAAGACACATGACTGTTCCATACGGGGTGATTGCTGATCCCCATTATCATCGCTGGGATGCTTTTGCGACAACTAACGCTGACGGGCTGAACTCCAGACTGGAGATCCAACTGGAAGCGACCAAAGAAGCTGCCAGAACCATGAAAGCTGCGGGATGCCAGTACATGCTGGTGGCTGGCGACACTTTCCACGTTCGTGGTGCTGTATCCCCTTCAGTCCTGCACTTTGTCACTGAAACCTATGAATGGATTATCGACGAACTGGGCCTCAAGGTGGCGATGCTCGCGGGCAACCACGACCTCGAAACGAATGACTCTGTCTACAGCGCCAATGCAGCGGCGTCACTGCGATCTATTGGCGTGGAAATCGTCTGTGGTAAGCGTCCTCATGCAATCAAGGCGGGCGATGTCACTGTCCATCTGGTGAGCTGGCGTAACAACCACGCCGAGCTGATTAGCGATCTAAAAGCACTGCGTTCCGGACTGGAAGGCGACAAGCATGACGTGGTTGTTCATACCTCCATCAACAAGGCAATCCCCACCATGCCGGATGTGGGAATCGATGCGCAGGAACTGAAAGACATCGGATTTCGCCTGTTACTGTCCGGGCATTATCACAACCATAAAGAAGTGCTGCCGGGCGTGGTAAGCATTGGCGCACTGACTCACCAGAATTGGGGCGATGTGGGTTCGCTGGCGGGTTTCATGATCGTGAATCCTGACGGCACATTCACCCACCACGAAACCTCTGCGCCCAGGTTCGTGAACCTGGAAGATGATGTCGACGACGACCAGATCCGCGGCAACTACGTGCGCTTTCGTGCTGTCGTCGGGAGCGATGAAGAAGGCATCAAACTCCAGAACGTCCTGAAAACGATGGGCGCAAAAGGTGTTGTCTGCAACTTCATCCGCAAAGCCTCGATGATGGAAGGCTCAGCCAGTACTGCCGAAACCAGCAAGATTGACAGTCTGGGCGAGTCTGTGGCGGCGTACTGCAAAATCGTCCACGACACGGATGGCGGTTTTGACCTCGCACGGCTGGACATGTTGTGCCAGGAAATCCTGACCGAAGCGGAGAGCGCGGAGGCAGTGTGAATTGGGATCAATCTGGTGGCCTTTGGGACTTCATCGAGATGATGAGAAAACTTGAAAGTGGCCAGACGGTGATGTTCCAGAAGCCTTACCCACCAAAAGGAAATCGTGTGGCGTTTTATCTTGGAAGTCTGTCGAAGAAAGGAATTCTTCAACGTAGATCTTTCCCCGCCCACACAGAGTTCAGATTGAAAGAAGGTCAGACATTGCACTGACAGAATGAAGGTCGTTGTATGAAATTTTTAAAACTACAGGTCGAGAACTTCATGGCGCTTGCCAGTGCCGAGGTTGAGTTAGACCAGCGTGGTCTGGTGCTGATCCAGGGGGTGAACAGTGGTGACACGTCTGCCGCCAGCAATGGTGCTGGGAAATCCACACTGATGAACAGCTTAATGTGGTGTCTGTATGGTGAGACTGCACATGGCGTCAAAGGTGATGATGTGCTGTCTACAGGCCACGAGAAGAACTGCCGGGTGATGGTGACAGTAGAAGACGAAGGCAAGAAATACGCGATCATTCGCCATCGCAAACATAAAGAGTTCAAGAACCGGCTCATTGTCCGTGGTGAAGACGGCGACATGACCAAAGGAAAAGACACACTGACGCAGGAGTTCGTTGAGCGCCTGATTGGTGCCTCAAAAGAAGTCTTCATGGCGTCTATCTATGCCAGTCAGGAAGCGATGCCAGATCTTCCAGGCATGTCAGACAAGAACCTCAAAACCATCGTGGAGGAAGCCGCTGGCGTCGACCGGTTAACGCGTGCCTATGCCATTGCTCGTGAGCGTGCTAATGCAGCTGCCGCACGCATGGATGTTACTAAATCCAAAATGGACGCCTGTGTCACGCTTATCGAGACCGCAAAGTCTGAGATTGAGGCGGCCAAAGCGTCCTCTGAGAGCTGGGAGCGCGATCGCGGCGCACGTCTGGACAAAGCCCGGGTCGATTTGGCTGGCGCCGAGGTAACGCTGTCTGAAGTCGTGATGGAAATCCGCACGCTGCCTGAACAAATCCGCGATACGGAGAACGCTATCGCCGGTGAACGTGGGAAGCTGGCCTCCAAAGAAGAGCATGATGCCAAACTGCTGAAGGTGCGCGGTGCGATTACGGAGATCCGCTCAAGCATCCGTACTTCAGAAGCGGCACAGAACGAGTCGATGAACCGCGCTCGCTCGTTTAAAACCAAAGCAGAAGAGGTCAGCACAAAAGTCGGAGCACCTTGTGTTACGTGTGGAAAGCCCTACTGCGAAGAAGATTTGTCCACCGTGAAGGAGAGTTTCATTGAGCAAGCGCGTAATGAGATCGGCCAGGCGCAGGCATCAGCTGCGGCAGTGGCTCAACACAAAGCTCGTCTTGAGAAAGCGATCGGCATCGAGACTGCACTGGTCGCAGCCACACCTGACGTCTCAGAAATCATCGCCAGAATCGAACGCCTGACCAATGAACTAAGTGCGCTGCGCCACCGTGAACGTGAAGTTGTGGCCGTCGAAGCGATGGTGGCGCGGGCGCGTACTGACGTGAATCGCATCGTGGCAGAAGTAAATCCATTTCTGGCCGTTATTAAGCGTCACGAAGATAACCTGGCTGCCAATAAATCTAACTATGCAGTATTAAAAACAGAGTTAAAGAATATGCAGGAGCAGGCTTTACTGTTGGAGAAAGCTCGCCAGGTGTACTCACCAGCCGGTGTCCGTTCTCACATCCTGACTTCTGTCACCCCGTTCCTGAATATCAGAACTGCGGAGTATCTCAACACGCTTTCAGACGGCAATATCGTGGCCGAATGGTCTACGATGGAAACCACCAAGAAAGGCGAATATCGCGACAAGTTCAATATCAGTGTGAGCAAAACCGGTTCCAGTAAGTCCTTCCAGACGTTGTCTGGTGGCGAGAAGCGAAAGGTTCGTATTGCTTGCTCGCTGGCGTTGCAAGATCTGGTCGCCAGTCGTGCCAGCAAGAGCATCGAGTTGTTTATCGGTGATGAGATTGACGATGCGCTGGATACTGCCGGTCTGGAGCGGCTCATGGGGATTCTGGAAGCTAAGGCTCGTGAGCGCGGCACGGTGATGATCATTTCCCACAAGGAGATGAAGTCGTGGTTCCGGGAAATCATTACTGTCGAAGTGAAAGAGGGGCGTAGCTATGTCGCTTAATCTGAGCCGCACGCAGTTCTTGCAGATGTTCGCCGTAATGCAGTCCATCAGGTTGATTAACTGCTACACCGCCGCCGACGTTGCCCCCAGACTTGCCTGGTATAACAGCAATATTGAGACAGAGCAGTTTGTGGTGCTGACCAGTCTGCTGTCCGAGACGCCGCGGATGTCTAATCTGGAATCCATGCCGTCAGGAAGTACAGCCCCAATTCTGATTAATCCATTTGCGGAAGGCGGTTATCTTCCTCACTCCGGGGCGGGGTTCGTGGTGATCCCGGAGACCGGTGAGCTGAACATTAAAGAGGATGCGCTTTACGGGGCAATGGCAGCGCACACCATCATGGCGTTCACTAATCTGATTCGAAGAGTGAATACACGGGCCGACCAGGTTGCCATGCCTGGCCAGGCCTTTTCCTGCATGACCCTTGATTGCGACGCGTATGGGAAATTTTCAAATCGAGGCAAACTGAGCTTCGATACTGACGATGGTAAGAGCGCAGTGATAGAGGTTTCTCTGCCACACGTGTTCCGCGTGAACGCGAGAGCCTCACGTATGCTGATCGACATTATGTGTAACTTCATCGGCCAGAGCATGATGGACGCAGATATTGAGTCAGGTGTGCTGACGAGCGATAGCATTCACGTGGTAAGCCGTATTCCAGAGCCTGCCGGCAAGGCCCATGCAAAGAGCCTGGAAGAGAAATTAATGGAATGCCCGATATGGGCAACATGGTAAGGAGATCTGTATGAGTAAAATCATCCGTGTGGTTGGTGTCGACCCCTCAATGAGCAACTTTGGCCTGGCTATGGGGACACTTGATCTGGAAACCGACAAGCTGAGCATTCATGGGCTGACGCTCGTGGAAACCAAAGCAGGTGGTAACAAAAAGACGGTTCGTGTTAACAGTGACGACCTGCGCCGCGCCAATGAAATCTGGCGAACAGCGAAACCCATCATCGATCAGGCGCATATGGTGTTCTGCGAGTTGCCGGTTGGTAGTCAATCAAGTCGCGCTCAGACGTCATATGGGATTTGTATCGGAGTACTGGCTTGCGTCGATAAGCCACTGATTCAGGTCACGCCAAACGAGATAAAGCATTACGTCGGGAATAAACTGACTACGTCAAAGGAAGAGATCATCCAGTGGGCTACACAGAAGCAACCAGATGCCCCATGGCTTCGCAGGAAGCAAGCTGGCAAGGAAGTGCTCGTCAACAAGAACGAACACCTTGCAGACGCCATAGCATCGATTTACACCGGTATGCAGACTGATCAGTTCCGTCAGGTTCGCGACGTCCTTTCCGGGATTCTTTAAGCCTGAATTGATAGGTAACTACTTATTTACTAATATAAGACCACGGATAAAGTGGCCTTTTTAATGGGTAAGATATGACAAGGATCGTTAAACGCAATGGCTCAATTGAGCCGTTGTCAGAAGAGAAAATTAACCGCGTTCTGATGCGCGGCGTAGAGAATATCCGCAACGTCAGCGCTGCTGCCGTGTCTTCAGGCGCAGCTGCGTCCATCTTCGACGGAATGACCACCAGACAGTTGCACGAGACACTGGTGAAGGCAGCTGCTGCACTGACTACTCCCGCTACACCGAACTACTCACGCGTTGCCGCACGGCTGATCATTTCCGGGATACGAAAAGACGCTTTTGGTCAGTATGACTACCCGGTGTTTTATCGGCAGATCATGAACGGTATAGACAAGGGCGCATACGATGCCGGGCTGCTGAAATCCTATGAGATTGAGGAAATTGAAGAGCTGGGGATCTACATCAAACCTAAGCGCGATGAGCTGTTCGATTATGCCGCGACCGTTCGTCTTCTTGGCGAATATCTGGTGCGCGATGGAGTGAACGCACTTCCCATTGAGGGGCCGCAGCACGTCTTCATGCTGACGGGTATGTGTCTGTTCCAGAGCTGGGAAAACGGAAACGCAGGCAAAACCCGCATGGAGATGGTCAAGGCTTTCTATGACTTAACCAGTACGTTCAGGCTGTCTCTGCCAGCGTCAATCATGACGATTCGGGATCTGGGACGAGTACCCGGCTTCCCCGAGATCGAAGTGGATGCGATGGCCTGGATGAAATGCTGGCTGCTGTCAGAGTTATCTGTTCGCTGACCTTTGAGCCGAGTATTACGATTTTGTGGCCTGGTGCGTCTGGGTCACAATTGACGCATCAAATGAAGTACGAAGGAAAACAAAGAAATGAAATTTACGAAACTGACCGACCATCTGAAATTAGCTGCTGACAAACTGATTGGCTTCAAACCGGAGCCGTATGAACTGAATCCAGGTTATGGGCAGGCGACAGAAAGCATTTACATGATGGTTGACCAGTTCCATGCGCTGTTCCAGCATCCGCGCCGCGTCATGCCAGAACCGGCATTATTGCGACTGCGTGCGAAGTTAATCCACGAAGAAGCTGTTACCGAGGGTATACCGGCAGCAGAGAAAGGCGACATGACTGCGCTGCTGGATGCGATGGCAGACTTTCTGTATGTGGGCGTTGGAACAATGGTGGCTATCAAAGGTGGTATTTCCACAGGCATGACCTATTACACTCAGGAGCAGAGTGTCGATCGTTTCATCCATACCATCATGGTTCCGGGCAATACCGTATATCAGGACATGGCTATCCCGTTTGAGGAAGCGCGAGAAGCGGCAGAAATGCTGAATGCACTGGCAGACAAGCTGGAAACGAAGAAGGTAAGCGATTCTGAACTGATTCAGGACATGCGTCGTGTGATGAACAAGATCTACGTTGCGTGCATGATGACTTACCGTCTGGCTGATTTCCTCGGCATCGACATCGTCGAACTGGTGGCCGAAATCCATCGTTCCAACATGACGAAACTGTGGCCCGCTGATGCTGAAGAGCGTCGTGTCGCGGTTGAAAACTGCAAATACGCCAAAGAGGATCTGGGCTTCCGCCATGCAGAAGGTACGGACATGATGATTGGTTTCCGCCTCTCAGATGGCAAAATACTCAAATCTCCGACCTACAGCGACGTTGACCTGACGCGTTTCGTTGACAAAGCGAAGGCATCATCACTGTATGAGATAGTGAAAAAAGATTTGTAAGTACAAACCTATCATTATATATTGTTTGGGCGTGTTTTATTGTCCAATATTAATATTCTTCAAACAGTTTTGGTGGCCTGAGTGCCACCATTTTTTTTGTCATAGAACCCTAGTCTTGCAGGCTTGCTCTGGCTAAACTTATATGTAGGTATGTACTTACTTATCATTTGTGAGGTCTGATTTGTCTATCCTTCTTAATCGTGAGCATACCAATGGTCAGCTTGCCAATTCTTCGTATGCAAAAGTCATTGAGACGGTACTCAAGAGTGGCGTTCATGCCGACGATCGCACCGGTACTGGTACTGAGAGCGTTTCCTACGTGCCGTCTTTCTACATGTTGACTGGCGGTTCTGTTCCGCTGATCTCAGGAAAATCCGTCAATCTCAAGCCGCTGCTGGTGGAGCTTGAGTGGTATCTCAAAGGAACCGGCAACATTCAGTTCCTGAAAGAAAACGGCGTGAAAATCTGGGACGCATGGGCTGATGAGAACGGGGATTTAGGCCCGGTCTATGGGAAGCAGTGGCGCCGCTGGAATGACACGCGCATCATTTCCCACGACGAGTACCTGAGAAAACTTGAGTTGTACTGTGAGCGTGGCTACAAGGTTGAGGGTTATCTGGGCATCAACGAAAATCGCGTTGTCCTTTCCCGCGAGATTGACCAGTTGCAGTCCATTGTCGACAAGCTGCGAACCAACCCGACAGATCGTCGTATCCTGCTGAACGCCTGGAACGTTGGCGAACTGGAAGATATGAGGCTTCCACCGTGCCATTTTGTCTTTTCGCTGTGGAGTCGTGAGCTGGATTTTGAGACCCGACTGACGATGGCTACCGATATAGGCTTGCAGCACAATCGCCACGGCCACGAATCCATCTACACGCAGATGTTATGCCTTCTGGGTGAACAAGGCGGTATCTCCGAACAAACGCTGGATGAGCTGGGGATTCCGAAGCGCATTCTGAACTCCTGCCTGGTTCAGCGCAGTGTCGATACCTTCGTGGGTATGCCATTCAACATCGCCGGATACGGCATCCTGACGCAGTTTATTGCGAAGATCACCGGCCACATGGCTGGCGCATTCGTGCATTTTGGCTTTGATGTCCATCTCTATGACAACCACAAAGAGGGTGTGCAGGAGTTGATGGAACGTGAAGCGCCTGCTGAGTCAGATCCGATTGTCATTTTCCCACATGAATGGGCCGAACTGGACGACTTTAAATGGGATGGCGTGCAGATCTGCGGCTATACCCCTCTTCCGTGGATCAAGGTTCCTGTGGCGGTGTGATATGGCCAGAGGTATGTACGTATTGTGTGAGATTGAAGGTGTGCTGGCGAGGGGCAACCATCGAAAATCAGCGTCTGACAACGATGCTGGCGCACTCATTGCCGGTGATGAACTTATCTTCCCCACCAGCCGAATGCTTCGTGGCTTTGCGCGATCTGGCGCGGAGATTGTGCTTATCGACAGCCGTTCCGCTTTACTCGAATCACCAACCAAACGCTGGCTGAAAGACTTCGGCATCGATTATGACTGGCTGCACCTCAGAGCGCCAAACTCCAGCTATGAGTCGCTGATTAAGCAAACACTTACCGGGCATAAAGGTGATCTGCTAATCGCTGCACTGGTGCAAGACGCGCGGCTACGTTCCGCGCTGGCCGGCTACCACCAGCGTCCTGTTATTTATGAGGTAAGCCAATGAAGATGATTGCAGCTGTTGGCCGCAACTACGAAATCGGCATTGGCAGCGAACTCCCCTGGCGTTGCCCTACCGATCTGAAACTGTTCAAACAACTCACCAAAAACGCCACTGTCGTGATGGGACGCAATACGATGGAAAGTCTTAAACGACCGCTGCCAGAGCGCCACAACCTCGTTCTGACGCGTTCTCGTGGGCATATCCCCAATGGCTTTTACCCCGTTAATGTGGAAGACGTTTTGAAACTGCCAGATCCGGTATGGGTGGTTGGCGGTGCCCAGATTTACTCACTTTTGATGCCTTACGTGGATGAGATCTGGTTGTCACATATGAGCGTCTCTGTACCAGGTGCGGACACGTTCTTCCCTGCGACAATGATGCGTTCACTTGGCTTTGTACCTGTGGATACGGCTTATACCCAACGTGAGAGTGAGGATGAGCCTGGCTTTTTGCAGATCGTTTACAGAAGGTCGTAATGGATTACCGGATTGGGATCACTGGTGCTCAGGGCAGTGGCAAAACAACCCTGGCAAAATACATCGAGGAGCATTACGGCATTCCGTATGTGGATGCCGGTGTCGGAAAGCTGATGAGTCGGCTGGGCGTGAAAGTGGGCGAACAGATGCCGCTCTTTGAACGACTGCAGGTACAGCAGGAGATCGCAAAACACATCGAGATGATCACACGGGGTGTGGAAGGCTTTGTTATCGATCGCACGCCTGCGGATGTCATGGCGTACACACTGGATCTGGTCGGTCAGACAAACGAAGACCGTTGCATCGAACTGGCGCTCGACATTGAGCGATTCTGCCACCAGACCATCGTCACCAACTTCAATGCTATTGCCGGGCTGCGTCCGGGGGTCGAGCTGAGTGACGACGACCGTAAGCGAGCACAGCGGGGTTCTCTGGACCGTCTGTATGTGGCGCGTATTGATGCGTTGATGTGCGGCGAACTCACCAAGATTAACTCTCTGCCTCAAATTGGCGATCTGCAAGTGTTCATCATCGCGGATAAGTGCCGCACCGTTGAGTCACGAGCCAGATCGGTCTTTCGTGTCCTTGACCGTGTGGCCGAAAACATCGAGCGCCGCTTCATTGGTCGAGTAACCGTTCACTGACAGTTGTTCCCCTGTTAAGTATTGCGACAATAAAACACGCCAAAAGAACGCAGGAAAAACAGAATGATAGACGAACTTCCCCTGACTGATGAGTTGAATCGGAAAACGATCGAAGCGCTGATCCGCATAGCGGACGAGCAATCCCGCTCTCTTATGAGCGATCGGGAAGCGCGTCTGGCTGTCCGTGCCGTGTTCGAGTCCGTACAGGGACTTGTCAGTGAAGACGTTGGTGAGGCCATAAACGTTGCGATGTCACAGTTCAACGGTGGCACAAAACGTCCTCTTTTTCCCATGCACCTCAGACTCGCTGGCGGCGCGGTGCTTTACATCTCCGTCTGTCTCGAAACCAATCAGATTAACGTCCTCAACACCACGACAGGCGAATGGCGTGCGCCGGTTGTCTGCGAAACGGGTGAGGAAGCATTGAAAAAAGCCGCTCAGTTCGTGCGTAGCGCACTGCTGAAAGGCGCAAAGAAGTTGTAAGGAGTAGCAATGACCACGATTGTCGGTGGCGTAGATATCGAGTCCACCGGGCTGGACTATACGTCAGGCCACAAAATCATTGAAATCGCCATTACCCGTTACGAACTGGAAACCCAGAAGCACATCGACAGCCTTGAAATGCGCTTTAACCCACGTCGAAGTATCGATCCTAAAGCGCAGGCGGTTCATGGTATTTCGCTGGAAGAACTGGCTGTGGAACCACTGTTAGCAGACCACGCAAAGCACATTGCCGCATATATGGGCGCCTGTAGTGCATTGGTCGCACATAATGGAGAAGCGTTCGATATTCCTTTCATTCGTCACGAGTTCAAAGGCTATGGTGTGACGCTGCCGGATATCCCGCTGGTGGACTCGATGCTGGAGGGATTGTGGGCTACGGAAGACGGCAAGCGTCCACGTCTGGAAGAGCTGGCGTTCTCACTTGGATTCACTTACGACCGTGAGAAGGCCCACAGCGCTCTGTACGATACTGACCTGATGATGCAGTGTTTCTTCAAAGCCAGAGAGAAATACGGTTTCTTCAAACTCCCATTCGAAAGCGCCTGATGGCGCTTTTTCTTTGCCTTCAGTTCTTCTAACTGCCTGTAATTATGACTTTTCCGCCTGATAGGTTTTGTCAGAATACACTCACCAAATGCGGAAACGCTTAATCGAAGGAGAAACACATGAGAACCACCGTTAACACTGTTAAAAACGATGATCTGGACGAACTGACGGCTATGCTGCAATCGCTGGATGAGCCTGCATCAAATGCGGCGAAAGCGAGTGGCGTTGATGAGATTGACGATCTGCTGGCAGGCCTTGATGACGGAATTGCCAAACCCGTTGAAGTGGTGGCCGATGAGGTCCTTGCCGCCGATACGACTGAGGATATGAGTAGTGTCTTCGAAGCGCTGGAGACAGAGCACGAACCTGAGCAGCTTGTTGAGCCAGAACGCGATCTGATGGCCGGCGTGTGTGCGGAGCCGACGTCAGAACCGGAATCCATCATTACCTCAGTCGAGTCCCGGCAAGACGCGGCCGATGATAAAGCCGAACCTCCGTCAGAAGCTGTAAAGCCAAAACCCCAGACTGAACGGAAGAAAACGGAGCGCACGCCAGGCAAGCCACGCTTCACGCTGGAAGGCAAAGACGAGTCGTTCTATTCCGCAGCCGGTCTTGAGAATGAGGTCTTTAGTGCGGCTTTCGAAAAGGCGCCAGTAAAAGCGAAAGACAAGATCCTGAATCTCCTGAACTGGTTCAGTGGCGGCCCGGAGATCAGCGTATACACGGTTATTGCTATGCGTCACCTGCTTGAGTCGAAATCGGCAACAAGTAACAGCATCAAGCTCGCGCTCATGAGTAACCCGGATAAACCCTACCCTCTCAGCACAGCCTCTACTCAGGCTGGCCAGATGATGGCTGTTTTCCCGGCGACAGGTATCGCGCTGCGGGAGGGTGGGAATCTCACACTTAACGAAGAGTCCCCGATCGTCAAAAAATTCGTTGCGGAGTATTCTATTGGATGATGTTCCCCTGCCAAATCTAAAGCCCCCAGAGCGCTTTCACATGCTGGGTAAGCCAATCGCATATCCAGCATTGAAAAAACGCGCCAGTGAGCTTCCCGTTAGCTTTCTGGCGCGTTTTAGTTTTATTTGCCATAACTGCATTGAAATGAAAAAATAGGTATGTAGTTACCTATTGAGTTGAGCAATGATCGCAGCAGAGAAAATCAAGAAACGGGAGCGCGATGCCGCTCTGCGTGACCTCTGGCGCACACCACAGTGGTTGTTTGTCGCCATTCAACGATATACAGGCATAAAGTTCGATGTGGACGTCGCCTGTAACAAGGATAACGCACTTCTGCCGGTCTATATCGGCGTGGAGCGCGATGCTCTCAAATGCAGTTGGGGTGAACCCGGAACGATGGCGTTTCTGAACCCGCCCTACTCCAGAATCACACCCTGGATTGACGCGGCTATCCGCGAACAAACACGTGGCGTGACAACGGTTATGCTCATTCCGCAGTCCCTTGATACACAGTGGTATGAACGTGCCGCGGAATTCGCCAACGAAACGGTCATCCTGTCTGGTGGGCGCGTAGCGTTCGTCGAGCCTGACGTTGAACTCGGGCTGGTGGAAGTCAACGTCAATCCCGGTGGCAGTATGCTCGTCATCTTCCGTGGCTTCTGTCAGGACGCCGGGCATCGCATCAGCAAGATACCGCTGGCGGTAATGAAAAAGCTGGGTGGGTACGATCCTGCCAGTGTTATCAGGAAAAAAAGACCACCTAAGAAGGCCGCTTAAACACCAGTCTGGGAGTTGTTTGTGAACCTGTTTCCGTATATATAAATAATACAGTACTTATTATTAATTATACGGAAGCAGGCTTTTTCAGGACGACAACTCCCAGACCGTTATCAAACTCCGGAACAGCGTAGAACCCCTCTCCAGACGCTCTAGAATCAATTTTATGAACCACACTAAGGAAAACTATCATGGTATACCCGACGAACGTCGTAGCGCTCGTTGAGAGCGACTTTCTGGTCAAAGCACGCGACATGATGAAAGATCGTGATAAGGCCTTCAGTCTCTATGAGTGGGCGCTTAAGTGTCTTCACACAGGGGAGCACAGAGAACTGGTGGAGCAACTCATGGGAGAGCTGATCAACGAGGTCTTCGCCCTGAACGTTCAGCTTCATGGTCGAGAAAATAATCAAACAGTTTAATAGGTAAGTAGTTACCATTTAAAACGCAAATTGCCAGTGGTAAAATTACCCCGCTTCCGGACACATCCGGAAGCTCGACCTGATGGGTGGGGGATAGCGTCACTGGCGTCAGGTTTAAAAAAGCTCACTACCAGCGTAGAACCGGCACCGTTAAGGGGTCGGGGAAGGGGGAACCAAAGTGAGCAGAGAGAAGGGTCACTTTATGATTGTCGAGTCTGGGATGTTTCGAGAGGTTGAATCCAGTACTCCCCTTCATAAAGTGTGGGAAGATCTCGGTTCTGGGGTGCTGTCATCCATAACTTCCCAAGCCTGAGCTGGCAGTAGACTTAGGTCATAACTTTTCAGGTTATGTAACGACCAGGTTGGTGAGGAAATTTTGTACTCACCTCCCTGGGAAAGTATTACCTGAAAAGACAACCTCTCACTTCGTTCGAGGTGAACTTCACTCACTTCGTTCGTTCAGTTCAGGTTAATTAAAACCTGTTCTGGGAAGTAAGTCTCTTTTAAAAAAACTTTAAATTTAAATAGTTAATACACGCACGCGTGCGCACACGCGCGAGGAAAAAAACGTCGCGGCGCGCGTTTCTGGAGCCACTATGACGACCAAGACCCCAGCCCGGCAAAAAACTGGCTGCCGCCCAAAGTCTGAAGCCAGACGCCAGACCCACCAGCAGATCCGCACCAACGTCAAAACGCCTGTAGTCGAATTCAATCCCCAGCTTAAAACTGTGAAAGTCTTCAGCGATGGCTCTTGCCTTAAAAATCCGGGCGGGCCTGGCGGATACGGTATCGTTCTTCAGTATCGTGAAGAAGAACGTGAGCTGTCTGATGGCTTCCACAGCACCACTAATAACCGGATGGAGATGATGGGCGCTCTGATGGCGCTGGAGCGTCTCAAATACCCCTGCAACGTGATCCTGCATTCAGACAGCCAGTATCTCAAAAACGGTATGACGCTCTGGATGAAGGGCTGGAAGCGTAATGGCTGGATGACGTCTGAGAAGAAGCCAGTTAAAAACGTCGATCTCTGGAAGCGCCTCGATGTGGCCGCCAGCCGGCACAATGTCCGCTGGAAGTGGGTGAAAGGCCATGATGGTCATCGCGAAAACGAAATGTGCGATCGGCTGGCTAAGATCGCCGCGTATGCTGCGGCTGAAACCCCTCACAAACGAGATGTCGGTTTTTTGGCACAAAATAATAAGTAAGTATTTACCTATTGTATTAATTCAGGTATCTTATCCGTCGTCAGGATGACGACGTACCGGCAAGGTACTGTTCCAGGATGGAACGCAAACAGGCGGCTGGCTATGCCAGCCGCAGCTCTTTCTGACACTGAATGGAATTCATATGGCTCGCCAAACGCCTCTCACCTCTTTCATCAAACGTCCTCGTTCAATACGTCTTGCTCTGGCCGAATTGCTTTGCGGTCGTGTTTCTGCACGTCTTGCAGAACTGGAAGATCGGGTGATTGCGCTGGAGCAACGTTGTGACGCTCAGGCGTTCGCCATTTCAAATCTGGGCACGATTGTCGCTGTCGAGAAGGCTCGCAAGTCTGTGACTTCTCGCATCCTGCGCCAGCACCAGGCTGACATGGAGAGTTCTCATGGAAAATTATCAACTCAAACGACTGAAACCAATGGCCTACGCACTCATTCTGGCGTCTCTGGCAGCGGTAGCCGTACCAGCCGGTCAGAGTCTGCTGATACCGGAACCCGTCAATCCAGCCACTTCAACCACCGCGACACCAGAATCCCCTCTGATCTCAGCGCCAGCGAAGCACAGCCCTTCTGTCTCTCTGGATGGAATGATGGTGGACAGCATTCTGCGACCTCATCCTGTGACTGAGGTGGTGGCATGAAGTTAAGTATTCAGAACATCTCTTCACTGTTCATCGGTCTCGCCATTTTGATGGCTGGCGGTTGGGTAATGAACCTGGCAAAGCTCATTTCAGGTGGCGATTTGCAATTTAATGCAGGTATGACGCTGGCGCGTGTCGTGGGAATTTTCGTTGTTCCGGTAGGCAGCATTCTCGGGTTCTTTTAACAGACCGCCAGTGCTGGCGTCCGCCTTTACGTGGCGTTTGTCCACCTTTTCAGTTACGCCACAATAACGACATCAAGAAAACAACTTGTTTAAAAAGATAAGGAAAAACACATGTGCCAGAAATGCAAAGCAGATAACGCCAACATTGAGAAAATCATCAATGAAGTCGGCGCACGTGAGCTGGTGGAAATGCTGGGTGCTGTTGTCGGCCATGAATCCATGCCAGAAATTGAGCGTGTCTTTGCCGTATTAAAGTTTTCCAGCCTGTTTGATGAGCCGATGCAGATAGTGATGCTTGCTCGCCATCTGGGTGAAGCGTATCTGGTCGAAAAAGATCGCGCCGACAAACTTCAGGCGACTCTCAATATGGTCAGTGAGCCGAAGTGCTCTCCGGTAATGCCACGAACAGATGAAAGCAACCCCAGCAAAGATAGCGAGATTGCCGGTCTGAAATCTTCTCTGGCGATGCTGATGACTGCATTCAGAATTATGGCGGCTCAGGTCGGGTACAAAATGCCTGACCTGAACAGTGAAGATCCGATGGCCGTGAAGAAGCTGTTAGGCGAAATGGCAGATCAGTTGACCGGCACGATTGACCGTCTCGAAGACATGATGCGTGAACTAACTCATCGTCACGACCTTACCGAACAGCCGCACAAAATGCAGCAGGTACGCCACTAATCTGCATTGGCCTATACTTTTACAGCACAGAGCTTCACCTATGCTGACAGGTAGCTCTGTGCCAGATAGTGGATGTTGAAATACTCAGACTGAGCTTAACAATGTGCAGCAAAGTTCGACAGCAGCGTTCGTCAAAATATTATGTATAAAGAGAACATGAGATACGTTAAGAGTAAAAATGGCCACACAAGGTGGCCATTTTTAACCTTTCAATGGTTTAGAGCGATTTTTGCATTGATCAATTGGCAATTGACAGCATGTACAGAACAACCCGTCATTGCTCTGTATCTTCCTGATTTTCATAAAGTATGTTTCCTTTTATATGATAGAAAGTGATTTCATAATACCTTCAGTTTAATTATCGGCATGCATAGGCTTTTCTTTAGAGCAAATCTGAACGGTAAAGTCTTCATCAGTAATTTGAGCAATTGCAACTGATCCACCATCTTAAGAAGAAAGCTAAAGCCACCTCTTCTACTTCGCCGCTTCTAACAATATGTCACAGTTTGCATTGCTATAAGCCGCAATTGCTGCCCTGCCATTGTTGCTCGATTTGTTCATCTCTGGTACCGCATCCCAGGTAATGGCCTCTTGCGAGGAAAGATAGGTAGCAAAATCGATTATCTCTTTATCGCCGGTACTTGAAGCCCCTATGAGCTTCGAACCAATTCTCCAGTGCTTCAGCGCGAGCATTCTGAATGCATCGGCATTTGATTCCGGGATATCGCTGTGGTTGTCCTTGTGGAGGTTTGCAACCGTAGCATAGAGTCCGCACTTGATGTAGCTGGAAGCCTTGTTCGTTTCGGCATATCCATTGTTGGCATCATCAGCATGGGCGTTCATTGCGAATGCGCTGGCTAAGATCAGCAATATTATATTTTTATTCATTATCTCTTCTCAAAGTGGATTTGAATTGCATGGTACGTCTACCTGCGAGATAAGTCTTAAGTAAACTTAAAAAAAACTTCATTGCCGACATCAACCTTTACTTCTCTCTTTGTTACCTATTCTGTTTTGAGATAATAACGCCAACAAGAAAACAATTTGTTTAGTGGTGTAATTATGAATACAGCTCTTTCCATCATTGACTCTATCACTCCAGACACTCACATCGACTACCGGCAAGAGATGAACGTCATCAACGAAATTGTGGCCGAGTGCGAGAAGGAAATCGCCTTTATGCATCAGGTTCATGACTTCGTTTATGGCGATGAACGCCACAACATGATCAACCGGCTGCTGCGACTGAATCACAAACCAGATGACGAGCGTTCACGCTTCAATCGCCCCTGGCTGGACAAGGTCAATCTTGAGTGGGTGAAACAGAATATCTGGGCCGAATACTGGAAGAAGGTCACGGATATGACCAACGTTCTGCTGATTATGCCAGCTTCCCGCCGCGACGAGTGGCGCGAGCAGTTCATCGAGGGCAAGCAGGAAACCATCAGGACTGACAGAACCGGCTACCAGATGAAGGTGAAGGAATTTGTCGGTGTGCCAGAGTTCAAAGCAGAGACGGTCATCCCAACGATGCTCAATCTGCTGAATGACAGGCACAAATATCTCTCTGAGCGCGTGTATGGTCTGTTCAAGGCACTGAGTCCTGCTCACAAGACCAATAAGACGAACGGCTTCAGCGAGCGTCTGATCATCGCCAACTGCATTTCCGAGTTCTGGCGGGACAGCGTCAGCGTGAACTACCGGAAAGAGGACTACATCGACGATCTGCGTGTCATGCTTCATTTCTTCGCGCACAAAGAGTTCATTACCATCAACCGCACAACTGAGATGCTATCAGCTGCGTACCGGGCAAACGGCTGCCAGACCGGTGACTGGATGAATGTCGACGGAAACCTGATGCGGGTTAAGATGTTCAAGAACGGCAATGTTCACTTTGAAATCCACCCAGATGTCGCCTGGAAGCTGAATGAAGTGCTGGCGTACAGTATGCCTGCTGCCATCCCTGCCCCCTGCCGCACTGCACCCAAAACGCGGGCACCAAAAGAGTTTGGGTTAATCCAGAAGACGATCTCCGAGCCGGTTCGTACTGTGCTGCGTGACGGGCGATTCAGCAAAGACAAAGGTGTCTGGTACTTCTATGATTCGAGCCTCCAGAAGACGCAGGTAGAAGAGCTGGAGCGCACTCTGAGCTCCATTGGCGGCGTGCAGGATAAAAACCACTGGCAGTTCCCGTATGACATCAGCCATACGCTCAATACGATTGTGGCTACCGGACTGATCCCGGATTCAAAGTCGCATCAGTTCTACCCTACCCCACGAGTGATCGCTGAGTATGTCGCCAGGGCCGTTGAGATGAAACCGAATGAGACGCTGCTGGAGCCGGAAGCCGGGCGTGGAGATCTGCTTGCTTATGTAGACACCAGTCCGGAAAACGTCACCTGTATCGAAGTCGCCCCGCTCTTTGCGGACATTCTCCGTGGCAAGGGCTACGCCAACACGGTCTGCTGTGACTTTATGAAATGGTCAGAAGATAACGCAGGGTATCAGTTCGACAAAATTGTCATGAATCCCCCCTACTCTCTTGGTCGTCACAGAGAGCATACGCTGGCTGCGTTGGGTCATCTTAAAGTTGGCGGGCGTCTGATAGCCGTATTGCCGGGTGATGCGCCAATTCTGAACTGGATGACGCTGGATAATTACGTCTACGCCAAAGGGAAGTCGTTTACAGACGAGTTTGAAGACACCGGAATCACTGTCAGCGTATACGTTTTCAAACGCGTCAATTGATAGGTAAATACATACCTATTTAAGGTACAATACAGCAGTAAGTTGCAACAGGAAATGCATTGGTAACAACCTGAACAGGAGTAATTTCAGTAAACCATGAAGTTAGGAAACACCCTTTCACTTTGTTTTACCGCCCTTCTGGAAGGATTTACCTTTCCCTACTGCCCTCTCTGGGATAAGGCGCTTAACAAATTGATGGATGAGGGAACGCTACTCAACGTAAAGCACGGAAACGTATTGTTCGAGCACGATACTCAGCTCTATGCGGTTTCTGTCGGGATTAAGTTCCGACACTATGGGCATCTTGTTGAACTGAATAATGCGACTATCCACGAAAGTGTTATGCGCCGTCCGTCGTTCCGCACGATGGACAAGCTACAGCGATTGGTCAATGAAGCAGAGCGACGAGAGGCTGAAGAAAGAGAGCGCGAGCTACAACTGATGATTGAACCTCTCCTGACTAAATGAATAAAGGCCACAATTAGTGGCCTTAAACAATTTGTTTTCTGCCTTTTCTTGTGTGTGAAAATGACTACATCCAGAAAACAACGGAGTTAAGAATGTAACGTATATCCAAAGCCCATATGTTTGCCGCTGGCGCTCATGGCGGCATTGGCCAGAAAAGAAAATATACCGGTGAAGACTACATCAACCATCCGGTTGCTGTCCGCGAGATTGTTGCCTGGCATGGTGGCACCGTTGAGATGCAGATCGCGGCGCTTCTGCATGATGTGGTTGAAGACACCCATGTAACCATAGAGATGGTTCGTGAGCACTTCGGTGAGCATGTAGCCGAAATGGTTCTGACGCTTACCAACAGTGCCAGACCAGAAGACGGCAATCGAATACAGCGCTTCATCATCAACGTCCGGGAGCTGGAGCAAAGCCTCGACATGCAGACGCGCATGATCAAGCTGGCTGACCTGCTGGACAATACCTCTTCTATCGTGAGTCGCGACCCTGAGTTTTCAGCTATCTACCTCGCAGAGAAAGAGCTGATGCTGGCCGTACTCTTTGACGGCAAGGAGATTGGTGCCGATGCTGGTGTTGTCGAGTACCTGGAGAAAAAAGGCATAGAGCATTCGTTGCTGATAAACGCCCGGGCGATGGTGACGAAAGGCATTGCCAGTCTGCAACCGGTACACACCAAACGTTATGAAAAACACAAAGCGCTGATCTGGGGCGCGTGGGAGGCCGCATGAAGGTCGAAAAAATAGATGTTCTTTCCTTTGTGCTGACGGATCTGGAGCGTCTCGACCCTGTACGCGTAATGATTGAAAACTACGAGCCGGGCAAAGGAAGAGTCACTATAACCTGCTACGGGAAAGCGTGGACTGCTGCCTGGTTCGCGATGGGCGGTGATGATGTGCAGACTTTTATCAAGCGCGTGAGCAACGATTATTTGATTGGTTGCCTCGACCCTCAACTGCAAAGCACGGTCGATGATGACAACGACGCCAATCTGCTTTTCGTGAAGTCCGAAATCATAAAGTTACGCAGAGGGAGGGAAATCGACGCAGAACTGGCTCGCAATATGTGGGACGAGGCAGAAAACGCTGATGACGTAAAAGAAAGTTGCTGCTGTTTCGGCGTCGGTAACGAACTGCTGAGTCTGTTTGGTGACGATACCGTGGTATGCCGGTTGGCCAACTGTACCAAACCCCAAATACCAATACCTGGAGCGTATTGTGAACGCGGTACGTGATGGGCTGAAAGAGCTTGACGATCAGGCGAGAGAAGCAATCGGTTAAGTGCTATAGTCAGGCGCTTTTATATTTATGGAGTGAATATGAAAAATATCCTACTGGCATCATTGTTGGCGGCATCGCCAGCTGCCTTTGCAGCCAGCTTCGACTGCCAAAAGGCTTCGACAGAAATCGAACACAAAATCTGCGATAACGAACGCCTGTCAAAATTAGACGAACAACTTAGTTCTACCTATTCTATCGTTCTCAAAGCGAACCCGGGGGATGCAGACACCCTAAAGACGGTTCAACGTCAGTGGATAAATATGCGTGGAAAACTCACTGATGATAAGGCTCTTGAGCTGGCTTATCTTATCCAAATTAATGGACTCAAGGGTTTGGGTGGTTCGGCCAGTACAGCGGTGGTCAATGAGACACCGAAGCCGGTGCAGAAACAGCCTGAAGTTCAGGAAAAGACAGACACAAAGCCGGCCAAGAACGGTAATGGCCTAACTCTGGAGTCGTTCCGGGCCAAGTATATTGAAGTTGATGGTGAGTACTACAGCACAACATCTCTTCCACGAGGTAGCTCGTTCTTGTTCACCTGCGCCAGTCGTATGGCCGATGACCAGGTAAATGTCTGGAAGAAGCACGCGGCAAAAGAGGGCAAGATCGACCTTTTCTTTGAGCTTGAGAATCGTATACATACCGCGCTTTTGAATGCTAATTTTCAGAAACTGAATAGTGATTTAACTAAAACAGGCATTTGCGATCTGATTACCGCTGTGCCGTAAGTAAGTTTAAGGCCACTCTTGTGGCCTTAAACAATTTGTTTTGTCGGTGGTTAAATTAATGGAACCCCAGGCGAACCAAATCCATTGGGCAAAAAAGACCCTCCACCCCTTCGATAGACACGCTGTCAGAACGGCGTAATTGCTCTTCTGATTTGCCTTCACCAATGATGTTCTTGATGACACCGGTAACCCCATTCGTTGCCACCATCACGCGACTGCCAATAGTGATAGCGTTACGGTTGCGATCGTAGGTTTTCATCGTTTCCTCCTTTCACTTGGGTCAAATCAGGTTTCAAAAATTGCCGTCTTCCATGTATGTGCGATTTGCAAAATCTCAAGTATCGAAACAAGTTGTTTTCACCACCTTGTTATTCCCTTAATCAGCAAAGTTGACCGGTATAGCAATAAATACTACTGTTTATATATACAGTATTAAGGGGTGAGAAATGGGAATCAAAGACTCAAACTATCAGATCGTCTATAGGGGCGAGACTCTTCAAAATTTCAAACCGGGGCAGTATGTATTCTTTCAACGTTTGAAGGAGTATGGCGGCGGCTACTGGCTGGGGAAAACACATGAGGATGGGTTCGAGTTCGTACTTGAGCAACCCACCTCATTAAACTACGGCATGAAATACCTGCTGAAACTGGATGATGTGGAGGCCAGATTTATGGAGTTCGTCGATGATGCCAACGACTTCAGATTGACCTGAGCACCCCGTAAACATCTTGTTTTCTGCCTTTTGTTATTTGAGATAATAACGTCAATAAGAAAACAATTTGTTTAAGGAGCTAATCATGTTTGGGACCGCAAAAGATATCATCGAAAAGCTGGAGAACTACCCAGAAGACGAGCCTCTGCTGATGGTGATGTGGCACAAGGAAGACGTCGGTGAAGTGCGACCTAACCTGACTGACGAGCAGTGCGTTCAGGTTATGCGAAAAATCAACGCTTGCCATGACGCCAGCATCGGCGTTAATTGGGATGTCATCGCAGACACGGCCGACACACTGTTTCCGAAGGAGATGGCCTGATGCTGAAACTCACCGAATCTTATAAGACGGCGGTGATCAGTACCGCCCACGTTACGGCAGCGGACTCTGAGCGACTACCCGTTGCCTGCTTTGACCCGCTTACCGATCGGGGACTGAATTGGGTACACGGCACGGAATACGGCTGGATTGTTCGTGCTGGTATGCGAGGAAATGACTGGAAAGAAGAACTGAGAGAGTTCGGCATTTCAGAAGAGACGATATCCAACATGCAGGCCATACTGGATGCCGGATATGATGCGGTACACTTTGACTGTGATGCAGAGCTGGTGGACGGACTTCCTGCCTGGGACTGGTAGACCAAAAACTACCAGTACTGGTGGGCATGTGTAACCGGAAAGTTGGTATTATGACGCCGCTTGTCATTTTGAATGGAATGGATGTAATGGAAGTCGATAACCTAGAAAAAAAACCGATAAAAAACCTCTACGCATGGCTCATAGCAATACTGCCTTTTGTTGTCAGTTTTCCGCCTGCTGAGTACGACAAATACGTTATGGTGGCGTCGTTTGTAGTCGGGCTTGGTCTGCTGGTGGCTGATCGTATGAATCTGACGGAGGCTGGCTATGAACCGCCATCATTCCTGTGGGGGTTTCTGGTTCCTCCCGTCTATCTCTGGAAACGTGCGACCGTACTTGGAAGCAACCGGCTGCTTTTCATCGTATGGATGTTAGCCTTTGCTGCATCGTTCGTTGTTTATAGCTACTCCAATGACTCAGCGCTTGAGGAGGCGGCTTGTCCCGTTGTCACCACAATCCTGAAAGAGAACAACGGGGTAGACGCATCGAAGTGCATGAAGGTCACAATCAAGGAGAAAGTTACGGATAAATTCTACAAGGCCACGGCTACGCTGGATAATGGCAATGATATCAATGTCACCATCGAGTTAACGAGCGACGAGAACTTCTACGTTCGGGTCCCAGATTACTATCTCAACAACTAAACATACTGAATGTAGATGGACAGATCGGCTCTTCACATGAGATACCTGAAGGTAGGGCCGATCTAACCAGGGACACTATTCTTCTATGGAACTATTTCAGTATCTTCAATTGCTATATCCTCAACTGACCCCTCAAAACTGCAAAATTCACTTAGCCAGCACGAATGAATATGGCGAAAACCCGATGCAGGAGTTTTTGAATAAGACGTTCGACGACTGGCAATGCCTTCAGAAGAAGCACTACTTCAATAAGCGGTTTGTCATTGCGTTGATCCAGACAGAAGAAAAAACGAGATGGCTTTATGCCGGGACTTTTATCTGCGAAGGTAGAAGCGAAACAAAGCTATGTATTCCCGACAGAACAACCCCTTACTACGTGTACAAAATGAGCGCCATTCCTGAGTTGGCCGAATATCGTGGTCGGATGTATGTTCGCGCAAGTCGCCCGCGTAACCATATGCTGGATGGTGGGACGTTGGCCGGAAAGATGCCAGTAATCGAGATTGCACCAGTATGTCTTTCTTTCGGCGAGTTCCCGGGCTACAAAAATGTGTCACTGAACAGAACCAGTCTGGGTACGATCATTCGACAGGAGCTTAAGTCGTGGAAAACAGCTCTGAGTATTGTCAAAGGCATCTATCTCCTGACTGATGTTGATGGCGAGAAGCTTTATGTAGGTCAGGCTAATGGCGAAGAAGGCATCTGGGGAAGATGGAAAACCTACTTTGAGACCGGTCACGGAGGAAATGTCGGCCTCATTGATGCGTTCGGAACCTGCGAAGAGGAAAGGCTCAAAAATGTCACGTTCTCTATTCTGGAGATCATGGACATCAACAGTGACGCCTGCGAGATTAACCGACGCGAATCACACTGGAAACGCATACTGCTTTCTCGCTCAGTAGGACACAATCGAAACTGAGCTCAGGTTCAGCGATATGAGAGTGTAATAACACCCATAAGAAAACAAGTTAATAAAGCATACAAATTTAAAAGGAGAGTTATGAAATACCGTTTGCTCAGTGTCCTTTTTCTGGGGATGTCGTTTTCGGCAACGGCTAACGATAGTCTGTATGAATGGACACATACTGCGCCAACTGCAACGCGAGACACTATGCTCACTTGCAATGCAGATCTTATCTCCGGCAACAAACTGACCACATTGCCCGGAACTGCTTATCTTGAAGGGACGGGTGAGCAGATTCTGTATGCGATATTACCGACATCAAAACCAGGCGAGCACCTGCTGGCATCTTTTAACGCCTGGGGTTTTACACCATTTGGACAGGTGCTGAGTCGTGAGCAATTCCGTAACTGGGGGTTGAATCATTTAGGAAGGTCCAACCTGGTTCATGGTGAAGTATCGGATTACACTTTTGTTGACTTAACGCCGCAGGAAGGCTTCAGCGAAATTAAACCGAAGGACGCTCTCCGCATTTACGGTTGCCAGAACCAGACGGAACGTCCGGCATGGACACGTGATAAGTCTGCACAAAAATATTTCGATGGGCTGGTCTATTAAGCGTAATCCCGTTGACATTGGCGGTCACAAATTGAGGATTTCTATAAGAGTCCGTTGATCGCCACTTTCCCCACCCCTCCAACCTATCCCATCCCAGGCGTGACAAGGCATTTAAGCCAATTACACCTATAAGAAAACAAATAAATAACACATCAACGAAAAGTCAACGCTTTCCCCTGATTTGGTCTAAAAAGTTGACGTTTTCCCACGCCATCTCTTATACCCAAAATCCTGCGCACCAGAATGCATCTCCCTGCGTCGATTACGTCAAAATCGACTCGTGATACCACCCAAAAACAAAGACGCTCAGAAACGCTCCCGTTGCGTTATATTGGATACCTAAACAAGTTGTTTTCAGGCATGAGAAAACAAGTTAATCACACCAACAAGAAACCCAGAGACGCCATTGCCCACAATCCCGGAAACACCCACCTCTTCCTTTCAGGCTACCGAAAAGACCCACCTCTTTGCTCCAGGCCACAGGACACCCACCTAATCTCCCCAGGCAACCGGGAACGCAGCTCGCGCACATAAACCCCTACATGCCATTCCCCAATACACGGAGAAGAACAGTCAGGACGGAACCCCGGACAAACCCAGACCGGAACAGGAGCCGTCGCAATCCCGCTTACCCACCATTACCCCGGAGGAGAATGCAAATTCCTGAATAGCAGGGAACGCCATTACTTCATTTGCGCAGAACAACAAAAGCACCCAGATGCCATTACCCACACTTCCACCGTTTCACGTGAACGAAGAGGAAAGCGCATCTGCCAATACTCCATATACGGAGAAGAACACTCCCCAAAACGACGAGAACACCCCAGGCGAAAACCCGGAGAAGAACCACGAAACTACATACGCCGGTAAAGAGAACAAACCACCCATTTCACCCACAGGAATAGTCGCCGTATAGAGCGTTATCAGGTGGAAGGTATATGCCCTCGTAAGAGAGGAAAATCACAGGAGGTATAAGTGAGATGGGGAGGAGGGGTATCGCCTCTTTTTCCGTAGAAATTCAAGCCATAGTTTTCATCCGCCGTAAAGTCATTTTCGACCCCAGCGGCCAGCTATTGAGCCATCCAGAGAAAAGGGCATGTCCCTGTCGGGATACGGGAGCGGCACCGCAGGGAAAAGGCTGGGGATTGTCAGGGAAACGGTGAGTGTCCCGTCATGGGGATCGGGAAAAGGCTGAGTACCGCTCCGGAAACGGGAACATCCCTGGATAGCGTGAGGGCGGTATGTCACAGGGCAGCCGCCAGCATCCGGTGTCAACGCCAAGATAGTTGGCCGTTTTTCGCCATTTTTAATGTCCGCTATTGGTCATTAATGTTGTCCGCTTTCCGCCATTTCATCATCACTGATTGGCGTGGCGTTTTTTGCCAGCACTCCCGCTTTGCGTTTTTCCTTTAACCGGTAGCTTTCTCCTTTGATGTTCAGCGTGGTTGAGTGGTGTAGCAGCCGATCCAGGATTGCCGTCGCCAGCACGTTATCGCCGAACATCTCTCCCCAGTCGGCGAACCCTTTATTTGACGTCAGCACGATGCTCGCTTTCTCATACCGACGGTTCAGCAACCGGAAGAACAGACTGGCCTCCTCACGGGTCATCGGCAGATAGCCTATCTCATCCAGTATCAGTACCCGGGCGTAACCCAGCTGCTGTAGCTGTTTTTCCAGCCGGTTTTCCTGCTTTGCCTTCATGAGTGTGGCGATCAGCTTATCCAGTGGCATGAACAGCACCCGGTGACCAGCGTCAGCCGCTTTTACCCCCAGTGCGACTGCCAGGTGCGTTTTACCCACACCTGGTGGCCCCAGCAGGATCACGTTCTCGCTGCGCTCCACGAACGCCAACCCGGCCAGCTCCCGGACGACCTTACGATCGATACCAGGCTGGAAGCCGAAGTCGAACTGCTCCAGCGTTTTGACCCATGGGAAGCGGGCCTGTTTCAGCCGGGACTCCATACCGCGCTGATGTCTCCCGTTCCATTCCTGTTGCAGTGCCATGCACAGGAACTCGCGGTAGTTCAGCTCTTTTTTGGCCGCCTGCTCCAGCAGGCTTTCTACGTGGTAGGCCAGATGTTCCATTTTCAGACGACCCAGCAGTGTCTCCAGTTCATGCATCACAACAGCTCCTCATACGCACTCAGCGGGCGATGTTCCACCTGACTGACCTGCTGCCAGAGCGGGGCGTGATGCTCCGGCACGGTCTGCCAGCCGGATGAAGCCGAACAGAGCAGGTGCGATGCCACCTGCTGCTCATTACTGTAGATCCGCAGTTCATCATCCAGCGAGATCCGTATTGAGACCGGCTGGCCACACAGGCTTTCCGGCACGCTGTAACGGTTCCCGCCAACCTCGATATAACCATCCCAGGAGACATGACGGATGTCGAAGTAGCTGGTATCGAAGTCCGTATCCGGCAGCGGTTGCAGATGCGTCTGTTCCTGCGTGAAGCGCTGTTCCGGTGTCTGCCTGAACTGGCGAAGTTCCCGCCTGTCGGCAACGTCAGCCATCCACTGCTCCAGTAGCTGATTAACATGGGCGAAGCTGTCGAACTGGCGATACCGGACGAAGAAGTTCTCCTTGAGGTATTTCACCATCCGTTCCACCTTACCTTTGGTTCTGGCCCTTCGTGGGCGGCAGGCCCGTGGCAGGAAGCCATAGTGATCGGCCAGCAGCAGGAACCCGGAGTTGAACACCACCTTCCCGTTGTTATTTTTCAGCACCGCGGCTTTCTGGTTATCGACCAGCACGGTTTTCACGCTGCCGCCGAAGTAACGGAAGGCGCGGACCAGTGACTCATAGGTATGTTCAGCATCCTGCTTTGGCGCCGCGAAGACATGGAAGCGACGTGAGAACCCCAGCGTGTTAACCGCGAAGCTAACTCTGCATCGTTGCCCGGCAACCTCAGTCTCAACTTCTCCCCAGTCATGCTGGAGCTGATAACCGGGCTGGGTTTCGAAGCGAACCGTTTTCTTCGATGGCCGCATCTTACGTTTGGGCTGGATGTAGTAGCGCAACATGGAGCGGCCACCGGTATACCCCATCGCTTTGATTTCCGCGAGGATGACCTCGCCGTTCCAGACGTTCTCTGCCAGACGCATGTCGATATAGTCCATGAACGGCCTGAGTTTGGCCATTTTGTGGCGTGTTTTTCTGGCTGGCGGTTCAGGGTATTTGAGGTACCGTCTGACAGTCCGCTCAGAGCAACCCACCTGAGTGGCAATATCGACAATGTACGCACCTTGCTTGCGCATTTGCTTTATCATGTAAAAGTCCTCTCTGCTCAACATGCTGATGTCCTTTCTGGTGTGAGAACCTCAAGGAAACAACATGTTGGGTGGAGCGGACAATTCAAATGGTGAATTACCGTCTTATATCACTGGCGCTAACACAGTGGAATGCAGTTTCAGCCGCTTTTTCCCATCGCGGGTTATGACGATCCCAGTGTGCGTTTTTATAGCTTTCATGCCTGCACGCCTCGATGCTGTGAGGATATAGACTTATGTTCTTCCGCAATATTTATCACCGCATCGGTAACTGGTGTCAGGTCGCGCAACTCTCTTTGTGCTTCCAGCAAATGCATGTTGCAGCGTGTTTTGGTGTGACGTTCAACAATGCGGTCGCATTCTTTAGCCCAACTCGTTACGTCTTCACGAAGTACGGTGTTTTCATTAGCCAGTGCATTACGTTGTTCCATTGATTCACATAGTGCATCGCAGGTTGTAGCAAGACGTGTAGCCAGTTCATTCATTAGTTGAGCAGAGGCTACTGGAAGATATTTAGCAGCGGTACGGGCTGCATCTATCAGTTGCTCTCTGGTCATGCGTGGTTGTAACTCAGTGACGTTTTTTGAGGTCGTCATGGTCAGTTTCTCCGTGTTATATGCGCGCTGCACCGCGCTGAATTTTGGTTGTACGAATCCCTCGCCATAAGGCGAAGAAAAGTTATGGTTTCGTTTCAGTAAATGCCCCATCCAGAGGCACTTAGTGCAATGGGTTGCTCCATCGTTATTATGCTGTCGTGTTAAATAACTACCAAGATAGGTAGTGAGTAGCTATTTCACTACAGCAATGATTAGAGTAATCTGGATATCCTAATATACTTATTTTTAAGGTGTTTTTGTGGCTAGTAAAAAATTAAAAATTCCATTCGATACCAACAAAAACTATTACAATGGAATTCGTGGTGTTTTGAGCGGTATTGTTTGCTCTATGATCGGTGTTTATATTACCGGTCTATTTAGTGGAGCCATTAGCTTTACTCGAATGTTTGAAATGCCAATAGTTATCATCAGTGCTTGGGTCGCTTTGTGTGCTTTTCTGTGGGCTATATCATATAAATTTGAAGATAGGGTTATATGCACATTTGGTCGTAATTGGGATTGCCCTAGAACAGCGAACATTTTTTTATTCTTACTTTACATAATGATTGGTGTCTTTTGCTCACTTATATTCGAGGCGTTTCTGAAGGGGAGTGCCTCCCGCTCCTTATATATTTCAATGGCGGGTTTTTTAGTTTTCTTACGACTCTTTTGTTTCTTCAGCATTAAGAACTATTCTCAAATACAAAGCAAATCTGTTGATGAAAATAACCATGACAAATAACCTGTAGTAAAAGGATATCCAGATTGTTAAAGAGCTAAGCGTCCTATGGGCGCTTTTTATTGTTTAAAGTATCTTCGGGCGGGGACCAGTGACTAGCTGGCGACCCTACGGTACTTTTCACCCACAATCGCGGGTTAGACGGTTCCGTTTCGTCGGATAGAGCTGTCGATACTGGTAGTCACTCCAGCCCGTAACCCCTCCCGAAGATACCTGTCAGCGAATCATCCGGTCATTCATACGCCACCGGCGGCTACTTCGTGGGCGTCCTGCCTGTTCGCTGCTGATGAATTAAATCTAACTTAACTTAGCTTTTAGATCAAGAAAAAACACCAAACTACTCTTAGCTTGATGTTAAGAGGAAGATTAGAGGTCGGTTAAAGCTCGTACTGAACGCCTTTGACAACTCCGATGATCAGGCAATTACCGTTAATGGAAATGTTTGGATAGCGAGGATTTAAGGGAACTAAGAACTTTTGAGGCCCATCGATGACGAATTTTTTTATGGTAGCCTCGTTTGTACCATCAAGCCTGGCTACGACTATCTTTCCATGAAGTGGCTCTGCATCAGGATCTACTATGACTGTTGCTCCTTCAGGGATTGTCGGGAGCCCATTAGGGTTTGTCATAGAATCACCTTTAACCTCCAATGCAAAGGAACTATCCCCTATCCGGAGTGATGTTTCGACCCACTTATCTACTTCACTGAAAACTTCTGCTGCTTTACATTCTGTAAACTGTCCAGCCTGAACCCAAGATATCACCGGAATCCTTCGCATCTTGGTTATCAGATTTCCTTCGAATTCAGTGCCATAGAGTATGTAATCAATTGATGTGTTGAAATACTTTGCAAGTTTCGCAAGTGACTCGCCGCCTGGTACATTAACGTCTTTTTCCCAATACCCAACCGCCACATCACTAACACCGCAGAACTTACCCAGTTCTTTTTGCGAGGTTTTGGTTATGCGCCTGAGAGCTTTGATGCGCTGACCGACAGTTTCCATTTGAACACCATAAACAAATTAAAAGACTAAGCAATCTTAGTTTTTATTGACCAAAGTTAGATTGGTTATTAATATCTAATCAAACTTAGCAAAGGGAGGCGTTATGACAACCGATGACATTGAAAACTACTTCGGCAGCACTGAGAAAGTTGCCGAATTTTTTGGAATCACAAGCGAGGCCGTTTACCAGTGGCGTAATAGAACTGGTCGCCTTATCCCGAAAGGACGTGCAGCTGAAGCAGCTTATCGGACCGGGGGAAAATTGATTTTCCATCCCGACCTTTACGAAAAGCGTAGCGAAGCTTCAGTAAAACTCAAACCACAGGAATAAGGAGGGAACCGTGGGTAATGAACCTATTTGGAAAGTCGAACGACAGCCAGCCTGGCTGGTGGCGGCGATAAAAAAAACGATCACCGAGCTACCTGGTGGTTATGCCGAGGCGGCGGAATGGTTGGGCGTGACAGAGAACGCATTGTTTAACCGCCTTCGTGTTGACGGCGACCAGATCTTCCCGCTGGGCTGGGCAATGGTTTTACAACGTGCTGGTGGTTCAACCCATATTGCTGATGCCGTTGCGCGCCAATCTCAGGGCGTATTTGTACCGCTGGCAGATGTTGATGATCTCGATAACGCCGATATCAACCAGCGTCTGATGGAGTCCATTGAGTGGATTGGTCGTCATTCAAATTTTGTACGTAAGGCCACAGCTGATGGGGTAATTGACGCAGATGAGCGGGTTCAGATTGAGGAGAACAGTTATCAGGTTATCGCGAAGTTTCAGGAGCACGTAACGCTTCTTTATCGAGTTTTTTGTGTCGCTGAAAAGAGTGACGCCCGCGAGTGTGCAGCTCCGGGCGCCTTGGCGTGTCGTATCAGTGGAGAAACTAACGCATGAACAGTTTAACGGTAAAGAACCACATACCGCAACTACGTGCATTCCCTGTTCGGGGTTACATCATGTTTCGGTATGAGCGCATGGTATCAGGACGCTGGGTTCCCTGTAACCACAGTCGGGCGATGGCAATTGTGGGGGTATGGCGCCGTAGAGGGGAATCCTTATGCGAGAACTTAACCGCTGGTTCAAAGACCACTACGGCATCCCGGTTCGCGTTATCAGATGGGAGCCGGAAACCCGCCGCGTTATCTACCTGCGTAAAGGCTATGAGCATGAGTGTTTCAGCCCGCTTGAGCAGTTTCAGCGAAAGTTCAGGGAAATAGAGGGCGACTATGAGCACTAAATTGACAGGCTATGTATGGGATGCCTGTGCAGCGTCAGGAATGAAGTTGTCCAGCGTGGCCATCATGGCGCGCCTGGCTGATTTCAGCAATGACGAAGGTGTCTGCTGGCCTTCCATCGAAACAATTGCGAGACAGCTTGGTGCAGGCGTCAGTACTGTCAGAACGGCAATAGCGAAGCTTGAAGCCGATGGCTGGTTGTCACGCAAAGCGCGGCGACAGGGCAACCGAAATGCCTCCAATGTTTATCAGTTGAATGTGGCAAAACTCCAGACAGTTGCATTCGCTCACCTGTCAGATTCTGACCCGTCAAAATCTGACGTATCAAAATCTGACCCGTCAAAATTTGAGCCCTCAAAATCCGGTCAGAATGGCGGTTTTCACCCGTCAGAATCTGGCGGGGATCCGTCAGTAAATTCAACTACTGATCCATCAGGTAAAAAACCTTCTTGTCCGGTTGCGTCGCAACCAGACCCTGAAGTTGTGATCACTGATAACGCCATTCTGGTTTTAACCCATTTGAACCAGGTCAGCGGCTCCCGATATCAGAAGTCTAAAACCTCGCTGGAAAACATTCGTGCACGTCTGCGTGAAGGTTACAGCGTCGCTGATCTGCAACTGGTTATCGACCTGAAACATGAGCACTGGGACGGCAACGATGAGCAGTACCAGTACATGCGCCCTGAAACACTGTTTGGCCCGAAAAAATTTGAGGGGTATCTGCAAAGCGGGATCCGCTGGGACAAGAAGGGGCGTCCGCCACGTGAATCCTGGGGCGAAAAGAAACATGACCCAATGAAGGTCGGTCCGGTTGATACCAAAATTCCAGAGGGATTCAGAGGATGACGTTAAACAAATATTGCCAGGCGCTGGCGGAACTGCGTAGCAAACCAGCCCACGAACTGAAAGAGGTTGGCGATCAGTGGCGTACTCCGGATCTGTTGTTTTGGGGGATCAACGCAATATTTGGGCCGTTGGTTCTGGATCTGTTTGCTGACGACGATAACGCGAAGTGCCCGGTCTGGTACACCGCCGAAGATAACGCGCTGATGCAGGATTGGGCGGAAATGCTGGAGTCAATCGGCGGGGCCGCATTCAGTAATCCACCCTATAGCCGCTCTCAGTACCACGAGAAACAGGCGATCACCGGCATGACCCACATAATGGATCACACAATGGAGATGCGTGAAAAGGGTGGGCGTTACGTGTTCCTCATTAAAGCGGCGACAAGTGAAACATGGTGGCCTGAAGATGCCGATCACATCATGTTTATTCGCGGTCGCATTGGTTTCGATCTCCCTGTGTGGTTTGTTCCTGCTGACGATAAACAGAAACCCACTGGTGCTTTCTTTGCTGGCGCCATTGCAATCTTCGATAAGTCATGGCGCGGCGAGCGTTTCAGCTACATCAGCCGTACCGATCTGGAGGAAAAAGGGAAGGCGTTTATGTCGCTGGTCACATTTGCCGCTGGTAAGGCCCGCCAGGCAGAAACAGTACAACCACCTGCGCCGCTGACATTACCAGAAGTCGAATCGCGTATCTGGCCTCTCGAGGTTGGTCTGGTGTTTAACCAGGTGGATGGAGTCGACGCCCTGACTGAGTCACAGCAGAACAAGCTGAAACGCAATATCAATCAGCTATGGCTTGAACGTATGCCCACCAGCGAGATCATCGCCGTTGCTTCTGCTCAGATGGTCAGCATTCTGGAGGAAAGCGCGTGAAAGAAATTCTCACGGCTCGCCAGCAGCATGTACTGGATACCTTGATCAGCTTTCAACGCGAGCATGGCTATCCTCCAACCAATACAGAACTTTCGGGGCTGCTGGGATGCAGCTCCCCAAATTCCGCTGCGGATCATCTGCGCGCGCTGGAGAGAAAAGGGGCTATCACCCTGACGCGTGGTGTTTCGCGGGGAATAGCCATCAACGATCAGGAGAACGCTGCTGATGCAGATTCCCTGCTGCATGCACTTGTGAATGGTGAGGATGGTGCGAAGGACCGCGCAATTGCCTATCTCAAAAACAAGGGGATCACAGTATGAAACTGGTGCTTCCGTTTCCTCCAAGTGTGAACACGTACTGGCGCGCCCCGAATAAGGGGCCGCTTGCCGGTCGTCACCTGATAAGTGCCAAAGGTCGCCAGTTCCAGTCGTCAGCATGTGCGGCAATCATTGAACAGTTGCGCATGCTCCCTAAGCCGTCATCGTCACCGGCGGCTGTCGAAATAATCCTGTTCCCGCCGGACAACCGGATCCGGGATCTGGATAACTACAACAAAGCGCTGTTTGATGCCCTTACCCATGCGGGGATCTGGGAGGACGACAGCCAGGTAAAAAGAATGCTGGTGGAGTGGGGGCCGATTATCCCGAAGGGGAAAGTGGAAATCACAATCACCAAATTTGAACCGGGGGCGGGTGCAGCCGCCTGATAAGTGGAGAGCAATTATGAATCAGTTAGCAACCGCGGCGTTAACCATGTCCAGCAGTGATATCGCTGATTTAGTGGAATCACGTCATGACCACGTTAAGCGCTCAATTGAACGGCTGGCAGAGCGCGGTGTTATTAAACTCCCCCCGATGGGGGAAGTTAAAAATCACCTCAATCAGTCGGTAGCCGTTTACCTGATAGGAAAGCGGGACAGTTATGTGGTTGTGGCTCAGTTGTCGCCTGAATTCACTGCGCGGCTCGTTGATCGATGGCAGGAACTGGAGCAGGCGCAACAGCTGGCGATCCCTCAGTCATTCTCAGAAGCCCTTCGGCTTGCCGCCGATCTGGCGGAGCAAAAGCAGAAACTAGCCACTGAACTGGCAGCCGCTGCGCCAAAGGTGGAATTTGTCGATCGCTACTGTTCTGCCAGTGGGTCAATGTCGTTTCGACAGGTGGCAAAATTACTTAAGGCAAAGGAAAACGAGTTTCGCCTGTTTCTGATTGATCGCGGCATCCTTTACCGCCTGGGCGGTACGCTTACACCGATGGCGGCGCACATTGATGCGGGACGATTTGAGGTTAAGACGGGGACCTCTGTCACTTCAAACCACGCATTCAGCCAGGCGCGGTTTACTGCTAAGGGGGTGCGCTGGATTGGCGGTCTATGGGCAGAACATATCGCTAAGGGGCAGGCAGCGTGAGAGCTTTGTTAACACCGGAAATAGCCCACCGAATGGGGGTTGTGCTTTTCCGTCCCGGTGCTGAACTGATGCCGCTATTCATGCGCGGTCGGGTCTTACTTGAGCCAGAACCTGAAACCATGGCCTCTTACGATACTGGTTATGTGCCGGCAGCGGTTCAGCCACTGGCAGACGATCCAGTAATGAGTGAGATATTTGAGGATCAGCGCGTTATTCTGCGCGCTGGTGGATTGTCTTCGCTTGATGGCTGGTTAAACAAAAAGTTCGAATGCCAGTGGCCACATTCAACATGGCACGACAAGAATTTCACGATAATGCGCCATCAGCCTGGTAGCATCCGGTTGTGCTGGCACTGCGATCACACCCTCGCTGGTCAATACACGAAACAGCTTGCAGGTATAGCCAGCAAAAACCTGGTATCCTGGATTTTGTCAGTCATTCGAACAGATTTAGGTTTCTCTGAGTCGCATGTTCTGACTCTCCCGGAGCTGTGCTGGTGGATGGTCAGAAATGATCTGGGTGAAGTGATCCCGGAAAGCGTTGCACATAAAGCGCTGCGACTACCGTGTGAAGAGCCGAAATCCATCATGCGAGAAAGCGATATTGTGCCCTCGTTACCGGCCACCAGCATTTTGCAGGAGAAGGCGAAGAAGGTACTGACACTCAGGATTGATCCGGAATCGCCGGAAAGTTTCATGCTACGCCCGAAGCGGAGACGCTGGGAAAATGAGAAATACACGCGCTGGGTGAAGGCCCAGCCGTGCGCCTGCTGTGGTATGCAGGCGGATGATCCGCACCACCTGATAGGTCACGGTCAGGGTGGCATGGGGACAAAAGCGCATGACCTCTGGGTGTTGCCTTTGTGCAGAAAGCATCACGACGAGTTACATGCGGATACCGTGGCATTCGAAGAGAAATACGGCTCGCAACTGGAGTTGATATTTCGTTTTATCGATCGCGCGCTTGCAATTGGCGTGCTGGCATAAGTGGAGAAAAAAAATAATGACGCCTCGTCAAAAACGTTCGCATCGGGCAGCGCTGGAAAAGGCAGCGATAGCGCCGCGCAAAAGCTGGCTGGGGAAAAGCATGCTCCTGACCGATATCCAGTCTGGATGGATCAAATCTCTTCTCGCTGTATGGGGTGAAAGCGTTCGCGGTGGAGTAGCTCCCCGAAAACCATGCGGACATTCATGCTGGAACGTAATCAGAGGGGGGAACTGGTCTGATAAAGCGCTCGAGCGTTTTACCGTCGCGTTGAACCAAGCGAGGGATGAGGGATTCCGTGGTGAGCAGGCGTTACGGCGGGCCCGCTTAATTCTCTGGCCCGAGCCGCAGGTCAGTATAATTGATGAGGCCATCAATAGTGATGATGTTGAGTTCGTCGAGGAGTCTGTCCTTCAGGCTTTCGACCTGAACGATCCTGTTTATGTGGTTGGATGCCAGTATTACACCACAAGGAAAAAAATCTCGGACATCACCAGAGAATTGCAGGTTATCGCGCCCTAGCTGACTGATGGAGAGGCCAGAAAACGAGTGCGCTGGTGTCTGGAAATCTTCAGAGCAAAGGTTTTTCTGTCCTCACGAAAGCTATTATCCGAATAGTCGCAAAAGGAATATTTTAGCTATTAGTGCTATTTTTAACTGGCAGAGTTGAAAACGGGCCAGGAAGTTAGCTAATGTGTTTATGCTTGGCAGGGCTGCGCCACGATGGCAGCAATGAGAAGCGACAATTTGATTATGACGAGATCCCCGCTGGTCGGGGCTTTTGCTTTCCGGCGATACGACAGGGGTATTCGCGAGGTGCATTGCATCAGTACCCCTGTCATATCGCCGACAGCCGTTGAAGCAAGTTTAACCAACTAGGTTTAAAGTCGTTATCATTTCAATATCTTCAGGTCTTTGAGCTGACTGAATTTTTATCGACAGGTTTTCCATGGTGGACGGGTTAGTGTTAGCCATTACTATCACGGTTCCCGATACACTAAACTTCCCATGTGTCGAACACGTATAATCGTGAAAATCCCCTCTGATAGGGCCTAAGGTCAACGGCAAGTTACAGGCCGGACAGTGTGTCAGAATATTATTGTTGATAGTCATAATTTCTCCTTCGGTAAATAGCTAAAAATAAGCAATTTATTGTGTTATTGATGTGATTCGACACTGTTTTGCATAATAAAATCCGCGGCAGAGCGTGGGCAATACTTAAAATCGAACAATATGGATTGTAGTCACTGGCGTACCCACGACCAGTTGAGGCGCTTGCAAAACAACACACATACCAAATCATTATTATTTTCATTAAGGTCATGCATCTGCGTGGCCTTTTCTATTTCAGGCTCATGGGAATCAATCACTACGTGCTTTGTTGAAAATCCAGCCCGTGAAGCCTGATTCTCTTTCCCCTCATTTCTGAGAGGACTCACAGCAATAAGAGGGGGCTAAATGTCCGATCCTGTTTCTGGCACTACTGTAGCGGCTGGTGGACTGATGGGGGCCAGCATGTTTGGCCTGGCAACCGGCATTGATTACGGCGTAGTGTTTGGTTCCTTTGCAGGTGCAGTGTTCTACGTTGCGACGGCGGTGAACATCAGCCGCTTTAAGCTGGTGGGATATTTCATCACGTCATTCATCTTTGGCGTTCTTGGCGCTCCGCTAGTTGGCTCGTTTTTTTCTAAATGGACTGGATACAGCGACAGGCCACTTGACGCGCTGGGTGCGGTACTCGTTGCAGCAATTGCCATTAAGCTACTGACTTTCGTCAACAGCCAGGATTTGGGTAGCCTGTTTGGCATTCTCTCTCGTTTGCGCGGAGGAGGGACCAGTAATGGTAACAAGTGATCCTTCAGCGATGATCAATGCGTTAATCTGCGGGGTCATCGTTCTTGTTCTGATGTTCTACCAACGTGACGGTGCGAGACATCGCCCGATGATATCTATGCTGGCTTACTTTGTTGTGCTGATATATGCCAGCATCCCGTTCCGGTATCTGTTCGGCCTCTATCAGGAGTCTCACTGGATGGTGGTCATCGTCAATCTGATCATCTTTGCCATCGTGCTTCGCGCTCGGGGGAACTTGGCACGCTTAATTAACATTCTTCAGAAATAAAAAAGGGAAGCGCGACATCTCCGCTTCCCTGAAAGTTCGAGGCTTTGTGTTGTTTTAATGAGGTGGAGTGTCGACTTTAGTCAAACTCTGTTTCGCGGGTATTACATCACATCCTTTGATTTGAGTTTTGTCCTGCCTCAATTTCGGATTAATCACATGAAACAATCACAATTTCAGCAGGCGGCTGGTATAAGCGCCGGATTAGCTGCGCGCTGGTTTCCGCACATTGATGCGGCAATGAAAGAGTTTGGCATCACAGCAATTAATGATCAGGCCATGTTCATTGCACAAGTCGGGCATGAATCTGCTGGTTTTACCTCTCTGGTAGAGAGCTTCAACTACTCGGTAAACGGGCTGAAGAAAACATTTGGTAAGCGCCTGACGCCGTATCAGTGCGAAATGCTGGGGCGCGTTGATGGTAAGCAGGTCGCTCACCAGCCGCAAATCGCCAATCTGGTTTACGGTGACCGCATGGGTAATAACAGCCCGGGTGACGGCTGGAAATATCGCGGTCGCGGCCTACTGCAAATCACTGGACGTGAGAACTACACCAAATGTGGTTCGGCGCTGAAGCTTGACCTTGTCAGTACGCCAGAACTTTTGACGCAAGAGCGACATTCGGCCCGTTCGGCGGCGTGGTATTTCACGCTACGCGGTTGTCTCCTGCATTCGGGGGATGTGGAACGCGTCACGCAAATTATCAACGGCGGGCAGAACGGCATTCAAGACCGCCGTGAACGTTACGCCAAAGCTAAAGCTGCACTGGTGTGAGGTCATATGGGACTTGAAATGATTATTGGCCTGGTTGTTGCTGTCCTGGCAGCAATTGCAGGTGCTTTTGGTCTGGGTAAATCACGCGGTACTAACATCGCTGAGACAAAAGCGAACCAGCAACGTACTGAAGAACGTGCTGCAGCTACTGAAGCCGTTGCAGAACGCCGGGTAGAGACAACAAAAGGAGCCAGGGATGTACAGCAAAATGTTAGTCATCTTCCTGATGACGATGTTGATCGCGAGCTGCGCAACGAATGGACCCGTCCCGGTAGTCGTTGATACTGCCTGTGACTGGGTGAGTGCGATTCGCCTCACTGAGCACGACATTGAAGTGATGGACCGCCAGACGAAGAAAGACATACTGGCGCATAACAAATCGTGGCAGGCGAATTGTAAAGCAACCCGTTCAAAAAGTGGCTAAAGAAACCTGCAGACCCTCCGATAATAAGACCTTAACTTTAAAGGGCATTAAGGGCGCTAAATGTTAGTTAAGAATGTCGAGAAAAAGATCTGGGATGTTCAGGGTTTTGATGTTGTGTTTAAGACTCCTGAAGGTGTGAATGTACGCGGCGATAAGCGTGACATGCCAGGTTATCAGGGTAAAAGAGCCTCTAAAAATGACATGACAGTCAGTGAGTGGAAAGAGAAGCATTTCAAAAAAATGTATCCCGGATACGATTGCGATGTTCTCTTAGGTGACGAAGAACCAGCTCATGGGTTAACCAAACTTGGAACAGTGCGTGACTCCTATCAGGATGGTGATGATCTTTAAGTGATCATTATCGAAAGCTTTTCAGTATGAGAAAGCCGCCTCCGGGCGGTTTTTTATTGCCATCACCATGGGCAGACCCATCGTAATGGCTTAAGGAGGGCCATCAATGCCGCCTCGCACCCCAAAGGCTTGTCGTGTTCGCGGCTGCCGTTCGACAACAACAGACCCATCAGGTTACTGCGAATCTCATAAAGGCGAAGGCTGGAAATCCTATAAACCGGGACAATCCAGACAGCAGCGCGGATATGGATCGAAGTGGGAAGTCATCAGGGCGCGGATACTAAAGCGTGACAAAGGGCTGTGTCAGAGCCATCTTCGGCAGGGAGTCGTGAAGCAGGCTTCCTGTGTCGACCACATCAAAGCGAAGGCTCACGGCGGCACTGATGAAGACAGCAACCTTGAGAGTCTGTGCTGGTCGTGTCACGCAGCGAAGACCGCGCGTGAGCGGCTCAAGTGAGAATTGATGTCATCATCAGCCAGGGGAGGGGGAGGTCGAATCTCTGCGACCGCGCGCCTTCCGGACTGCCCGCCTCATCAAATTTTTACGCGCCGAAAATAAGAAACTTTTTTCCGGAAGGTTTCGCCTATTGGATTGGAGGTTTTGATGGGTACTGCTGTGCGATCTTCCGGTGGTGGCCGTAAGCGCAATTTGCCTCAGGGCCTGAAAAGCAAGCTGACCAGGATTGCGCCGCCGGATGAGTTAATGAGCGATATAGCGATCCGCATCTGGAAAACGCAGAGCAAAATTTTAATTGAGCGGGGCGTTTTTGATCTTGAAGACGCGCCGCTACTCCTGGCGTACTGCAATGCGTTTCACCTGATGGTTGAAGCCGAAAAAGTCATCGCGAAAGACGGTCTGACGGTATCAAGTGAAATGGGGGGAGAGAAAAAACATCCGGCGGTCAATGTCCGCAATGACTCCGTTTCGCAACTCGCCCGTCTGGGCTCACTTCTCGGGTTAGACCCGCTCAGCCGCATAAGAATGACCAGCGGTAAAAATGATCCGGACGATGAAGGGAATGAATTTGATGAGTTTGACTGATGGCTACATATCCGAACGTCAATGCGGCGAACCAGTATGCGCGGGACGTCGTGAACGGGAAGATACTGGCCTGCCGGTTAACCATTCTTGCCTGTCAGCGACATCTGGACGACCTGGAACGCGCCAAAGATCCACGCTGGCCTTACCGCTTCGATAAAAATAAAGCAGAACGTTTCCTTCGCTTTTCCCAGAAGATGCCGCACACATCCGGTGAGTGGGCTCGCCGTAAACTGCGTATTGATTTTGAACCCTGGCAGAAATTTGCGCTGGGCGTGCCGTTTGGCTGGGTGCGTAAGGATAATGGTTTTCGTCGCTTCACTGAGATTTACATCGAGGTGCCACGTAAAAACGGCAAATCGGCGATCGCGGCGGCCGTTGGTAATTATATGTTCTGCGCCGATGGGGAGTACGCAGCGGAAGTTTACTGTGGCGCCACGACGGAAAAACAGGCCTGGAAAGTCTTTGCCCCTGCTCTGGCAATGGTGAAAAAGCTTCCGGCTCTGCGCCAGAAGTTCAGCATCAAACCCTGGGCGAAGAAAATGACGCGCCCGGATGGCTCCCTGTTCGCACCCGTTATCGGTGACCCAGGCGACGGAGATTCACCCTCCTGCGCCATCATCGACGAATATCACGAGCACGATACTGATGCGCTCTATACCACGATGACTACCGGGATGGGGGCGAGGGAGCAGCCCATCACGCTGATCATCACCACGGCAGGCTTTGATATTGCCTCTCCTTGTTATGAAAAACGCGCTCAGGTGGTCGAGATACTGGAGCGTATCCGGGAAGGTGGTGAAAACGAGGCAATTTTCGGGATCATTTATACCCTGGATGATGACGATGACTGGACGCAGCCGGAGGCGCTGATCAAAGCCAACCCGAATTACAACATTTCGGTGAAAGAGGGATTCCTCAAGGCCAAGCAGCTGCTGGCGATGTCCACGCCCAGCCAGACCAACAAAATTCTCACCAAGCATTTCAATAAATGGGTGAGTTCAAAAGCAGCTTACTACAACCTGCAGAAGTGGATGGCCGCAGCAGATAAGACGCTCAGACTGTCCGATTTTGCGGGGGAAGAGTGTTATCTCGGTATCGACCTGGCTTCAAAGCTTGACCTTAACGCGGTGGTACCCGTTTTCCGCCGGGAAATCGACGGAGTAAGCCATTACTACTGCGTTTCGCCTCAGTTCTGGGTGCCAGAGGATACCGTGTATTCGACGGATCCGGCGCTAAAAACTACCGCCGATCGCTACCAGTCCTTTGTTAATCAGGGCGTGCTGGTTCCGTCTGACGGCGCAGAGGTGGATTATCGCCTTATTTACGAAGCGATCTTGAATTTACGGCAGACGGTGAAAATAGCGGCCAGCCCGATTGATCCCTATGGCGCCACCGGCCTTTCCCATATGTTGCAGGATGAAGGGCTGGAGCCCGTCACCATCACCCAGAACTACACCAACATGAGCGACCCGATGCGAGAGATTGAGGCTGCAATCGCTGCTGGCCGCTTCCATCATGACGGTAATCCTCTGATGACCTGGTGCATCTCTAACGTTGTCGGCAAGTATTTACCGGGTAGTGATGATGTTGTGCGTCCGGTGAAAGAGGGTGCCGGTAACAAAATCGATGGTGCAGTTGGCCTGATGATGGGGGTTGGCCGCGCGATGTTGAATGAGCCGAAAGACTTCCTTTCTAACCTCGATCCTGATGAGGAACTGTTATTCCTGTGAAATCACTAATTATCGATGTGGCCGGGCTGGCAGGCTTTGGCGCACTGGTGGGAGGCGTTTACCTCAGATTTGGCGCAGCGATAGCTCTCATGGCTGGTGGTAGTGGCCTGCTTATGTGGGCGTTGCTGGCCGCCAGGAGAATAAAATCATGCTGATTGACGCCATTTTCAGAAGCAACTCGCTGGAAAACCCTGCAGTTCCGATCACAGTTGAAGCCGCCGAAAATGACGGCATTTTTAACGGCGACGTGATCGTTAATCCCCGGACCGCAATGAAACTGGCGGCGGTGTATGCCTGTATCTACGTTATTTCGTCCAACGTTGCGCAGATGCCCCTGCACGTCATGCGGCGCACTGGGAAAAAGGTTGAAACCGCACGCGATCACCCCGTTTTTTACCTGGTTCATGATGAACCAAACGCCTGGCAGACCAGCTATAAATGGCGCGAGCTGAAGCAGCGGCACATTCTGGGCTGGGGAAATGGTTACACGCAGGTAATCCGGCACCGCCGGACCGGTGAAGTGACCGGGCTTGAAGCGTGCATGCCCTGGGAAACAACGCTGCTCAACACCGGCGGACGTTATACCTACGGTGTTTATAACGAAGAGGGTTCCTTTGCCATTAATCCTGACGACATGATCCACGTCAGGGCGCTGGGCAATGATCAAAAAACGGGGCTCAGTCCGGTACTGCAGCACGCTGAAACAATTGGAATGGGCATGAGCGGGCAGAAGTACACGGAAAGTTTTTTCAGCGGTAATGCAAGGCCAGCGGGCATCGTTTCAGTCAAAGGGGAGTTGAATGACAACTCATGGAAAAGACTGAAAGAGATGTGGCAAAAAGCTACAGCGATGCTGCGCAGCCAGGAAAACAGGACGATGCTTATCCCGGCTGATCTGGACTATAAGGCGCTGACTGTCTCTCCGGTCGATGCCCAGCTCATCGATATGATGAAACTCAACCGTTCAATGATTGCCGGGATTTTCAACGTGCCGGCGCACATGATCAATGACCTCGAAAAAGCCACTTTCTCCAACATATCCGAACAGGCGATTCAGTTTGTCCGCTACACAATGATGCCGTGGGTAACGAACTGGGAGCAGGAGCTTAACCGCAGGTTATTTACCCGTGCCGAACGGCAGGCCGGATATTACGTCAGGTTTAATCTGGCCGGTCTGTTGCGCGGTACCGCAAAAGAGCGCGCGGAGTTCTATCACTTCGCCATTACCGATGGATGGATGAGCCGCAACGAGGCGCGCGCCTTTGAGGATATGAACCCGAAAGACGGTCTTGATGAAATGCTGGTCAGCGTCAACGCCTCCCAGCCAGCCCAAACTAAAACCCAGGAGAACACTCCAGATGAGTGAGCGAGAAATTCGCTGTTACAGCGGCGAGGTGCGCGCTGAAACGCACGACAGCGAACCCAGCAGGATCATCGGTTACGGTTCGGTTTTTGACAACCGTTCCGAACTGATTTTTGGTTCGTTTCGCGAAATTATCCGGCCCGGTGCGTTTGATGATGTGCTGAAAGACGATGTCAGGGCGCTGTTTAACCACGATCCAAATTTTATTCTCGGGCGCACCCGCGCGAACACACTGGCACTGACCGTGGATGAACGCGGCCTGCTCTACGACATCACTGCGCCAGAAACCCAGACAATCCGCGATCTGGTACTGGCACCGATGCAGCGCGGGGATATTAACCAGTCCTCTTTTGCTTTTCGCGTCGCCCGAGATGGCGAGGAGTGGTACCAGGATGATGACGGCGTCGTTATCCGGGAAATTACCCGCTTTTCCCGTCTGCTGGATGTCAGCCCTGTGACATATCCGGCGTACCAGGAGGCAGATTCCGCCGTCCGCTCAATGAAAGCCTGGCAGGAGGCGCGCGACAGTGGCGCGCTGGCGCAAGCCATTAATCAACGAATGGCGCGTGAGCGCCTGCTGAATCTTCTTAACGCGTAAGGAAAAAACATGAAACTGCACGAACTGAAGCAAAAACGTAACACCATCGCTACTGATATGCGTGCGCTGCACGAAAAAATTGGTGATGCGACCTGGACTGATGAGCAGCGTACTCAGTGGAACGCCGCAAAGTCTGAACTGGATGCACTTGATGAACAAATCGGGCGTCTGGAGGAACTGCGTCGCCTCGATCAGGCACACGTTGAAGATCATGAGGATGAGCAACGTCGGCAGCAACGTAACAATACACCGGAAGAGCAAAGTGCTGAGCGTCGCGCCGCGGCGTTTGATAAGTTCCTGCGTCACGGCTTCAGCGAACTGTCCGCTGAAGAGCGTCAGGCAGTTAAAGAGCTGCGGGCCCAGGGTACGACGCCGGACGCTAAAGGTGGTTACACCGTACCGACGCAGATGTTGAATAAAATCGTCGACTCGATGAAAGCCTATGGTGGAATCGCCAGCGTGGCGCAGATCCTCAATACTTCGAATGGTCAGGATATTACCTGGTCGACCTCCGACGGTACTGCGGAAGAAGGCGAACTCCTGGGTGAAAACACCGAAGCATCTGAAGAGGATGTAAGTTTCGGCACTGCGACTCTGGGCGCTAAAAAGTTGTCGTCCAAAATCATCCGTGTATCCAATGAGCTTTTACAGGATAGTGGTGTTGATATCGAAGCGTACCTGGCTGCGCGTATTGGCCAGCGAATTGGGCGCGGTGAAGCCAAATATATTGTTCAGGGAACCGGCGCAGGTACACCGGTACAGCCTAAAGGCCTGGTCGCGTCGGTCACCGGTACTGTAAATACTGCTGCTGCCGCAACATTCACCTGGCAGGAAATGAACAAGCTGAAACATGCTATTGATCCGGCTTACCGTGGTGGCCCTAAATACCGCTGGGCATTTAATGATTCGACCCTTCAGGTGATTGAAGAAATGGTAGATGGTCAGAATCGCCCACTGTGGTTACCGGATGTCGCAGGCGGCACCCCGGCAACGATCCTGAATATCCCGTATGTTATTGACCAGGCTATTGATGGTATTGCTGCGGGTAAGAAATTCGCGTTTCTCGGTGACTTCGACCGCTTCATTATTCGTCGTATCACCTATATGACGCTGAAGCGCCTGGTTGAACGTTATGCTGAGTACGATCAAACAGCATTCCTGGCATTTCACCGTTTTGACTGTGTCCTTGAAGACGTGGCAGCCATCAAAGCGCTGGTGGGCAAGCCGGCATAACCGAAAACCTGATGTAACCAGTACCGCGAAAGCGGTTTTTTTATGCCCGCCGTCTGGCGGGCATGGAGATATCTATGCTGCTGACACTCCCAGAAATCAAGGCGCAGCTGCGGCTGGATGAAGATTTTACTGATGAGGATCCTTTTCTCGAACTGCTTGGTAGCGCGGTTCAGGCGCGAACAGAATCATTTTTGAACCGTAAACTATACGAGAAAGATGAAGCCATTCCGGAGGAAGATTCAGAAGGACTGGTTCTGACTGATGATGTAAGACTTGGAATGCTCCTGCTGTTGACTCATTACTATGAAAACCGGTCTTCGGTCAGTGAAGTTGAAAAGAGCGAAATGCCGTTGGCGTATAACTGGCTGGTTGGGCCATACAGGTTTATTCCGCTATGAAGCTACGACAAGCGCAGACCAGCGCAACTTATCTGCTGCCAGACCCCGGGGAACTTGATAAACGGGTGCTTATCCGTCAGCGGGTTGACTCACCTTCTGATGACCTTGGCACAATGCCGGTTTACCCCATTTCGTTTAAAGCGTGGGCGAAGGTGGTACAGACCAGCGCGACCACATACCAGGAGACAGCCCAGACGGATAATGCCATCACTCACTACATCACTTTGCGTTATCGCCGGGGGATTACCAGCGATTTTGAGGTGGTGCAGGGGGATGAGGTTTATCGCGTTAAGCGGGTTCGGGACCTGAACAGCAAGCGGCGGTTCCTGTTGCTTGAATGCACTGTACTGGGCGCGGAGCCAGCATCAACCGGAGGGAGCGGTAATGGCACAACCCTTTTTACACGTTGATTTTCAGCAACCAAAGGAAATGCGCTTCAACCGCGCGCGGGTGCGGCGGGCGTTTGTCCATATCGGGCAGAGGCACATGCGTGATGCGCGCCGGCTGGTAATGCGTCGTGGGCGATCAGAAGGTGGTGAAAACCCTGGTTACCAGACTGGTCGACTGGCGAAATCCATCGGCTATATGGTGCCAAAAGCAAGCGGGCGACGACCGGGGTTTATGACCCGTATTGCACCAAACCAGCGAAACGGGCAGGGAAACAGAATGATCACCGGTGACTTTTACCCGGCATTTCTTTTCTACGGTGTCCGTGGCGGTGCACGTCGTCAGCGTAGTCACCATCGTGGAGCGTCTGGCGGTAGCGGCTGGCGTCTTGCTCCGCGTAATAACTTCATGGTTGAGACACTGCAAAAAAACAGTCCGTGGACGCGGTACTACCTTGCCCGTGAGTTGCGTCAGTCACTTAAGCCGGAGAAACGCCGCTGATGAAACTTTCACCCATCATTGCAACACTACGGGCAAACTGCCCCGTTTTTGAGAACCGTATAGCCGGTGCTGCTCAGTTTAAAGATCTGCCTGAAATCGGAAAAATGCGACTCCCGGCGGCATATGTTGTTCCCGGTGATGATTCCCCCGGAGAGCAAAAAAGCCAGACAGATTACTGGCAGGATCTTACCGAGAGTTTCTCGGTGATTGTTTTTGTCAGTAATGGCCGGGATGAGCGAGGGCAGTTCGCATCATACGATGTGGTTCACGACATCCGGCAGGTGTTGTTCAAAGCACTTCTCGGATGGAATCCGGAGGAGCGTGGAAACCCTGTCACCTATGCCGGTGGAACATTGCTGGATGTGAATCGCCACGAACTCAGCTATCAGTTCGATTTCACTGTTGAGAATGAGCTGACTGAGGATGATACGCGTCAACAGGATGAGCTTAATAGCCTTGATGAATTCAGAACGCTTTCCATTGATGTGGACTTTATTGATCCGGGGAGTGGTCCTGATGGTGATATTGAGCTTCACACTGAAATAAATCTCCCTTCCTGAGAGGCCATATGTTTGTAAAACCCGCAAAAGGGCGGTCAGTTCCTGACCCTGCCCGAGGCGACCTTTTGCCCTCTGAAGGGCGAAATGTTGAAGAGAATAACTACTGGCTGCGGCGCGTCGCGGCTGGTGATGTTCGGCGCGTTAATAAAAAGGTGAAAGCCAATGACGATTAGTATGAACACCATCCCATCGAGCACGCTGGTACCGCTGTTTTATGCGGAAATGGATAGCTCGGCGGCGAATACCACCCAGGATTCCGGTCCTGCTCTTTTGATCGGCTACGCCAATGCGGACGCGACGATTGAGAAGGAAAGTCTGATCCTGATGCCTTCTAAAGATTATGCGCGTCAGATTTGCGGTCCGGGTAGCCAGCTAGCCCGCATGGTTACCGCATACCGCGAAACCGATCCGTTTGGCGAGTTGTACATTATTGCGGTACCGGAAGCCACAGGTGCTGCCGCGACTGTAACGATTACAGTGACAGGCGCCGCGACGGAAACCGGTACAGTGAATCTTTATATCGGACGCACCCGTGTGCAGGCTGCAGTAATCAATGGGGATGATGTTGCCGCCGTTGCTACTGCGATCAGTGCAGCAATCAATGCCAATGCTGACCTTCCGTTTACCTCTGCTGCGGCCGCTGGCGTGGTCACACTGACCGCTCGCCATAAAGGTTTGTGCGGTAATGAAATTCCGGTATCTCTGAATTATTACGGTTTTGGTGGTGGTGAGGTGCTTCCGGCAGGTATTCAGATTGCAGTGGCCTCTGGTACGGCAGGAACCGGTGCGCCGGTACTTACCGGAACGATCGCGGCGATGGCCGATGAACCGTTTGACTATATCGGTCATCCTTTCAATGATGCGGCTTCTGTGAACACGCTGTCGAACGAAATGAACGATACCAGCGGTCGCTGGAGTTATGCCCGCCAGTTATATGGCCATGTGTACACAGCCAAACTGGGTACACTTTCCGAGCTGGTTACCGCCGGAGATATGTTCAATCTTCAGCATATTACCCTGGCCGGTTACGAAAAGGAGACTCAGACGCCTGCCGATGAACTGGCGGCAAGTCGCACCGCTCGTGCTGCGGTATTCATCCGGAATGATCCGGCACGACCGACACAGACCGGGGAACTGGTTGGAATGTTGCCAGCCCCGAAGGGCAAGCGCTTTACCATGACAGAGCAGCAGTCTCTTTTGTCGCATGGTGTCGCTACCGCATATGTTGAAAGCGGCATTCTGCGCGTTCAGCGCGACGTCACCACGTATAAGAAAAACGCGTATGGTTCTGCGGATAACAGTTATCTTGACAGTGAAACCCTGCATACCAGCGCATACGTTCTGCGCCGCCTCAAGTCAGTGATTACCAGTAAATACGGCCGTCATAAACTGGCGAACGACGGTACCCGTTTTGGCCCCGGTCAGGCAATTGTGACGCCGTCGGTCATCAAAGGTGAGTTACTGGCAACGTATCGCCAGCTGGAACGTGCGGGCATCGTTGAAAATTATGAGCTCTTCAAGAAGTACCTGATTGTTGAGCGTGATGCTAATGATCCGAACCGCCTGAACACGCTGTTCCCACCTGATTATGTCAACCAGTTGCGCGTCTTTGCAGTGGTTAACCAGTTCCGTCTTCAGTATCCAGAGGAGGCCGCATAATGGCGAAGATTGGTGGTACCTGTTATTTCAAAGTAGACGGTCAGCAGCTATCAATGACCGGCGGCATTGAGGTGCCGATGAACACGAAGGTCAATGATGATGTCATTGGGCTGGATGGTTCAGTGGATCGCAAAGAGACGCACCGCGCGCCTTATGTTAAGGGTACTTACAAGGTACCGAAGGATTTTCCCGTCAGCAAAATTACAACAGCAGATCAGATGACGATTACCGCCGAACTGGCGAATGGTCAGGTCTATGTTCTGTCGTCTGCCTGGCTGCATGGAGAAGCAAACCATAATGCTGAAGAAGGCACGGTGGATCTTGAATTTCACGGTGAAGAAGGAGATTACCAGTAATGCAGGAACTTGAACTAGGTCACCCGATCACTGCACACGGCGAAACGCTCAGTGTCCTGGAGTTTAACGAGCCGACGGGGAAAGATGTCCGCGAGTTGGGTTATCCCTATCAGATGAACCAGGACGAGTCGATCAAACTCCAGGCGCACATCATCGCGAAATATATTGTCCGGCTGGCAAATGTGCCGCTAAGCACCGTTGACCAGATGTCTCCTGGTGATCTAAATGCTGCTGGTTGGCTGGTGGCTGGTTTTTTCCTCCAGGGCTGACGGCGGAATATCTCACTGATCGCTATTTTGACTGCGCCAGTTACTGGCGCATTAACCCTTTTGAATTACTGAACAAGCCAATCAGTGAGATCCCTTTACTGGTCAGCCAGGCAAACAGGATAGAAGAGGAGAAGCGGATCAATGGCTGAGTTTGAACTAAAAGCGCTCATCACCGGTGTCGATAAGCTTTCTCCTGCGCTTTCTCGGATGCAAAAAAACATCCGTAGTTTTAAACGCCAGGCAGAGGCAAGTTCGAAAGGTGGGCTTGGGATGGCCGCAGGGCTTGCTGCTGGGCTAACACTGTCGCTGAAAACGTACGCCGATCAGGAAAACGCGGCTACGGGCCTTAAGGTTGCCATGATGCAGGCGAATGGGGAGGTCGGGAAAAGCTTCAAAAGCATCAATAAATTGGCAGTCGGACTGGGTAACCAGCTGCCTGGTACAACGGCAGACTTTCAGAACATGATGCAGATGCTGGTGCGGCAGGGTATTCCCGCTGAAAACATCCTCGGCGGAGTAGGTAAAGCCACGGCTTACCTGGCTGTTCAGTTGAAGAAAACACCGGAGGCTGCGGCTGAGTTCGCGGCAAAGATGCAGGATGCAACTGGCACAGCCTCAGATGACATGATGGGGTTATTCGATACGATCCAGAAAGCCTTTTACCTGGGCGTTGACGATACCAATATGCTGTCGTTTTTTACAAAAACCAGCTCCGTGCTTCAGATGATAAATAAGGATGGGCTTAAAGCAGCGCAAGGTCTGGCGCCGATCAGCGTAATGATGGACCAGATGGGCATGCAGGGCGAGTCGGCAGGTAACGCCGTACGCAAAGTCATTCAGGCAGGCCTCAGTGTCAAAAAGGTCAATGATGTTAATAAGGTGCTGGCGCGTCAGAAGCTGGGAATTAACCTGGACTTTACTGACGGTAAAGGCAGTTTTGGCGGGCTGGACAATTTATTCCAGCAATTAGCCAAGCTCAAAAGCCTGTCAGACGTGAAGCGTACCGGGGTAATGAAAGCTTTGTTCGGCGATGATGCTGAAACACTACAGGTAGTTAACGCGCTGATCGACAAAGGCAAGGATGGGTACGATCAGGTTCAACAAAAAATGAACCGCCAGGCCAACCTGAATAGCCGTGTTCAGGCCCAACTTGGAACATTAACCAACCTCTGGGAGGCAATGACCGGCACAGCCACCAACGGTCTCGCAGCAATGGGTAGCGCGTTTTCTGGTGATGCGAAAAGAATAACAATATGGCTTGGGGATCTTGGTGAGCGCTTCACGAAGTTTGCCGATGAGAATCCGCGAGTTATAAGGGGGGCATTTGGGCTGGCTGCCGGATTGACTGTCTTAAAACTGGGGTTTATGGGAGTGGGAGGTGCTATCGGTATCGTGAGCCGGGTATTATCCATGTCTCCAATCGGTATGATCGCTACTGGCATTGCCATGGCTGCTGGTTTAATTATTTCTAACTGGGATGTTATTGGGCCATATTTTAAAAAGCTATGGGATACGGTTGGTCCTTATTTTGAAACTGGATGGGGAATACTCAAAAAGGTATTCGACTGGTCCCCACTTGGGCTCATTATTAACAACTGGGGACCTATAGTTAAATGGTTTCAGGACATGTGGGACAAACTCAAGCCTATTATCGAGTGGTTTACTGATAGTGCCAGTGATACGGTCGCTGCCGCAAACGCCGCGCAGTGGGGAGCCGGTGGTTACGGCGCGTATGGTACAGGGGTGGCTAGTTCAGGATATAACCCTTATCAGATCAAGCAGGGAACGGCGACTCAACCGAAAGGAACCATCACCGTTGAATTCAAAGGTGCTCCACAAGGAATGAGTGTTACTGATAGCCGTTCCTCAGGTATAGATGTTAACCATGATGTAGGTTACACAAGGATAGGTAGGACTGGAATGGGAGGGTAAACCTCCCATTGTTTTTAATTGATGAACCTTGCGAAATTTCCCTCTGAATCATATTCCGCTTTGGCGACATTTTTAACCATTCCCCCTAATTGGTTTTTGCCACGGAACTGCATGATCATGACGTAATCATCTTTACGACGTATAACGTTAGTTTCGATACATTCAAAACTATCCGGATCATTCATTGATTCTTTCACGCGATCTTTCATATCAAGTGGGCAACCATCCACTGAGCGCGTGAGCTTTGCCATAACAAGCTCCTCTTTAGTTTTTTCTTTTTCCGGGGGAGTCATAACAAACGCTGCGATTATCAGTGGTGCGAAGAATCCAAAAACAGCACCGAGAAGAGCAGCCATTATTTTTCTGGGCTTGGTCTTTTCTTTTTTATAAGCCCACCGTCCTATGAAAACGGCTAGCAACAAACCCAGTATTAACGGCAACAACATTTCCATTTATACCTCTCCTTAAAGGTAAATGTTCTCTGGCGCTTCGAAAGAAGCGTCTGAAACAGAGTAGCTTATAACAAATCATATTGGTGCAGACAATGGCGTGGAAAGACAGACTGGTTGAAGCGTCGTTTCGCGGCGTTCCGTTCAAGGTAGAAGATGAAGGGGCCCCGGTAGGACGTCGAGTTGAAACGCATGAATACCCAAACCGCGATAAACCTTATAGCGAGGACTTAGGAAGGGTAACGCTGCGTCCTGGCATCACCGCCTATGTGATCGGAGATGACTGCTTTGATCAACGTGACAGACTTATTGAGGCACTGAACAAACCGGGACCGGGTACGCTGGTACATCCGACCTATGGGGAAATCAGTGTCTGTGTTGACGGAGAGATTAATGTCAGCACCGCAAGAAGTGAAGGGCGCATGGTGCGCTTCGATCTGCGGTTCGTTGAGGCCGGGGAACTTTCATATCCAACGGCTGGCACTGCAACGGCAAATACACTGGTTTCATCCTGCTCAGCATTAGATGACTGTATCAGCGATAGCTTTGATCAGTTTGGTATGGATGGCATGCCAGACTTTGTTCAGGGCAGTGTATTAGATGATGCAAAGAATATGCTCGGTTTTGTATCAGATAAAATGGCGATGGTTGATTCTGGTATTTCTTCTGCTGCCCGATTATTGCAGGGCGATATTTCTGTGTTATTGCCTCCACCATCATCAGGTAAGGGGTTCATTGAACAACTTCAGACGATGTGGCGCGCCGGCAATCGCCTGACAGGTAATGCCAGCGATCTTTACACCATGATTAAAAATTTCTCAGGTATCACATTGGGGAGTGATCTTGCTCCCCGTGGTGTCTGGAAAACTGACAGCACGACGACGAAAAACAGAACGCAACAGAGCAATTATGTTGCCAGTGCGATCCGCACGACTGCAATCAGTGAAGCCGCGTACACGGTGACAAGTTTACCTGCATCGGTAACGCCAGCGCGTGATGCCACACAGGAAACAACTGGCTGGCCGGTTGTATCGCATCCGGCATTGAATAATGCCCAGGAAGAAACGGTTTCTGTCGATTTGCCAACATGGGATGAGTTAGTCGATGTACGTGACACACTGAATGATGCCATCGACAAAGAGCTATCCCGCATCACTGATGATCGTCTTTTTCTGGCGCTCCGCAGAGTGAAATCTGATCTCAATAACGATATTAAAACCCGGTTAACTCAGGCGCCAAAGACCGTCATAAGAACACCGGATGAGGTTACACCCGCGCTGGTTCTGGCTGCCACATGGTTTGATAATGCGGATCGCGAGTCAGATATCGTAAAGCGTAACGCTGTGGCACATCCTGGCTTCGTTCCAGTGTCTCCGTTGAGGGTTCCTGTACGATGAACGATAACGTAACGCTACGTGTTAACGGACGGGAATGGGGTGGCTGGACATCTGTTCGCATAGGCGCAGGTATTGAGCGCATCGCGCGCGACTTCAGCGTTGAAATTACCCGCGAGTGGCCTGGTGGTGAAGGTTCTAACTCGTTGCAGCCAAAAGTAAAAAACGGTGACAAGGTAGAAGTCCTCATCGGTGATGATCTGGTCATTACTGGCTGGGTGGAGGCGACGCCGGTTCGCTATGACGCGAGGTCAATCAGCACCGGGATCAGCGGTCGCAGTCTGACGGCCGACCTTATTGACTGTTCCGCAGAACCAACCCAGTTCAACGGGCAATCGCTTGTTCAGGTTGCCGCTGCACTGGCGAAACCATTTGGCATATCTGTCGTGGATTCGGGGGCCCCTGCTGCGGCAATACCCGGCGTTCAGCCAGATCACGGTGAGACGGTCATTGAGGTTCTCAATAAAATGCTTGGTCAGCAACAGGCGCTGGCATACGACGATCCGAAAGGGCGTCTGGTTATTGGCGTTCCGGGTTCCACGCGGGCGCATACTGCCCTGGTGCTGGGGCAAAACGTTATTTCCTGTGATACCGAAAAAAGTATCCGCGACCGCTTTTCAACTTATCAGGTCTCCGGCCAGCGTGCCGGGAATGATAATGATTTTGGGGCAGCAACCACTACGGCTCTGAGGTCAAAAACTGCTGATGCAGGAATAGGGCGTTATCGTCCGATGGTTGTGCAGCAGACAGGACAATCGACAGGCGCAAGCTGTATTGCCCGCGCTGAGTTTGAAGCCAGACAACGTGCTGCACGTACCGACGAAACCACTTATGTGGTCTGGGGCTGGCGATAGGGTGACGGCTCGCTCTGGCAACCGAATCAGCGTGTCATCGTTTTTGACCCTGTATGCGGATTCAATAACCGCGAATTGCTCATTTCTGAAGTGTCATTCACCAAAGACAATAACGGCACATTAGCGGAACTTCGTGTCGGGCCGCCGGATGCTTATCTTCCTGAACCGGAAGATGAGAAGCAGAAACGTACTAAAAAACGAAAAGCCAAAGAGGACCCGTTCTGATGGGCGTAATGCAAAGCCTGCAGAGGCAGGTGCTTTGTCTGATTGGTCGCGCAGTCGTAAAAAGTATTGATGCTGCCAGTAAATGCCAGATGGTGGATGTTGAACTTATCGGTGCCCAGACGAAAGCGGGTATAGAACATCTTGAGCCTTACGGGTTTACTTCTCACGCGAAACCGGGAGCTGAAGGCGTGGTTCTGTTTCCTGATGGTGACAGATCACACGGCATTGTGATTGCGGTTGCTGATCGCCGGTACCGGCTTCGCGGACTGAAAGAGGGTGAAGTCGCCCTGTATGACGATCTCGGACAGAAGGTTCACCTCACACGTTCTGGAATTGTTGTTGACGGCGGCGGGAATCTAATCCGGTTTGTTAATGCCCCAAAAGCCCGTTTTGAAATGGATATCGAGGCAACGGGACATATTAAGGATCTGTGTGATTCCGGCGGGCTGACGATGTCAGCGATGCGGATTGTCTATAACGGTCATGAACACAAAGAAAACGGGCAGGGTAACAACACTGATACCCCGGCCAGTCATATGGGGGAATGATGGAACTCTGGCTTACGGTAAATGGTAAGCGGGTTAGCGTCAGTTCGTCGCTGAATCCGCTGGTAAGGGCTGTGGTTATTTCACTTTTTACACATCGTCGTGCTGATCCGGATGACAATGCTGATGTCCCTATGGGCTGGTGGGGCGATACATGGCCCGTTGTTGCCAATGATCGTTACGGCTCAAAACTATGGCTGTTACAACGCAGCAAGTTGACCAATGCCCTGGTGAACAAGGTCCGAATTTATCTGCGTGATGCACTCCAGTGGATGATTGATGATGGGGTGGTATCACGTATCGACATCGATATTCAGCGAACCGGTATTAACGAACTCGGTAATCAAATTGTACTCTGGCGCCGGGACGGGCCGGTTACCATTTCCTTTAATGATTTATGGAGCGTAATCACTCATGGCGGACAGTGAATTCCAGCGGCCAACACTGGCTGAAAATATCAGCATGATACGCACCGATCTCTTTGCCCGTCTGGATATCAATGATGAACTTCGCCGTATGGATGAGGATGTCAGGGCCAAAGTCTATGCCGGGGCATTACATACGGTTTACGGGTATATCGATTATCTGGCAATGAATATGCTGCCTGATCTATGTGATGAGGGATGGCTTGCCCGTCATGCTGCCATGAAGCGGTGTCCGAGAAAGGCCGCAACAGCAGCGGCTGGTTTCATGCGATGGGAGGGCGTGGCTGACAATCTGACAGTCAAAGCCGGGGCCATTATCCAGCGTGATGATTTTGTTCAGTACACAGCGACGGCCGATGCTAAAAGTGCTGGTGGCGTATTGCGGCTACCCATAATTTGTAATGTTAATGGCACAACAGGAAATGCGGATGATGGCACTTCGCTGTCTCTTGTCACTCCGGTTAATGGCCTGCCATCAGGCGGGATGGCTGACACGCTGGCGGGTGGTGTTGATGTAGAGGATGTTGAAGAGTGGCGATCGAGAGTTCTTGAGCGCTACTACTGGACACCACAGGGTGGCGCAGATGGTGATTATATTGTCTGGGCTAAAGAGGTTCCCGGGATCACCCGAGCCTGGACTTACCGCCACTGGATGGGGACAGGCACAGTTGGTGTGATGGTCGCAAGTAGTGACCTGATCAATCCGATACTTGATGACGTAACTGTAGCTGCCGCGCAGGCGCATATTGAACCACTGGCCCCTGTGGCGGGTTCTGATTTGTATGTTTTCAGAGCGACACCTAAAACCATCGATTTCACTATTGATCTGAATCCGGACAATGCTGAAACACGAGCTGCAGTAGTGGCCGAACTTCGTTCTTTTCTCCTTCGTGATGGTTATCCTGATGGGGTTCTCGAGTTGTCGCGTATCAATGAAGCCATCTCAATTGCTGCTGGTGAGCACAGCCACAAACTGATTGCGCCGGCGGCTGATACGCCGATCGCGAAGAATGAACTGGCCGTTCTGGGAGGCGTAATGTGGCAGTGAATGAAGATGATTATATTCACCTGCTCGCCGCGCTTCTTCCTCCAGGGCCAGCCTGGACAGTTGATGATGTGGCGATAAAGGGGACCGCCCCCTCATTACTCAGAGTGCATCGGCGCGCTGATTCACTGATGCTGGAGATCGATCCACGAACAACCACAGAACTGATAAACCGCTGGGAAAAATGCTGTGGCTTACCTGATGAATGTATTCCATCCGGAACGCAGACAATACGTCAGCGCCAACAACGGCTTGATGCAAAAGTTAACCTGGCTGGTGGGATTAACGAGGCATTTTATCTGGCGCAACTTGTTGCCCTTGGAAAACCTGGTGCGACTATAACGCGATACGATAAAAGTACATTTACCTGCACTTCAAAATGTACGGATGGGGTGTATTCCACGGACTGGCGGTATTACTGGCAGGTCAATATGCCGTCATCAACAGAAACAACCTGGATGACCTGCAACGATCCCTGTGATTCATCGATCAGAATATGGGGCGACACAGTTGTTGAGTGTGTCCTCAATAAGCTTTGCCCTTCTCATACCTACGTAATTTTCAAATATCCGGAGTAACCCATGCACCGTATAGATACAGTAACTGCGCAGAAAGATAAATTCGGCGCGGGTAAGAACGGCTTTACCCGAGGGAACCCCCAGACAGGAACCCCGGCAACCGATCTGGACGATGAATATTTTGACATGCTCCAGGAAGAACTTTGCGCAGTGGTTGAGTCCGCCGGTCTTATTCTTGAAAAAGGTAAACATAATCAACTTGTGGAAGCCTTATTTAGAATCGGTGCTGGAGCGCCACCTATAGGAATTCCATTTTTCTGGCCTTTAGCGGCGATGCCAAATACCGTCGTGGATGAATGGGAAAATATGGTTTTTCTGAAACCTAACGGCGCATCATTCTCCCCCACGGAATATCCCAAATTGGCTAAGGTCTGGACTGGGTTGGTTATCCCGGACATGCGCGGCGAATTTATCCGCATCTGGGATGATGGACGCGGAATAGATAGTGGACGGGCATTGCTGTCGGCACAACTCGATGCGCTACAAAATATTACTGGTTCTTTTAGCGCAGCAACTGCCGGGGCTGCACAATTAAGTGTGCTTGTTAACGGTGAGGGCGGTGCATTCTATCCAGGCTCTCAGACAACATCTCCTCCCAGCGCTACGGCTACCACCGGTAATGAGCGTGTTAACACTATGTATTTCGATGCTGGTCGAGTTGCAAGAACTTCAACAGAAACACGATCACGTAACATTGCACTAAATTTCTTGATAAGGGCCAAATAATGAAACCTGTATTTGATGAAAATGGTCTGGCGAAAGAGCCGGGGAATATTCGCTGTTTTTATTTTGACTCGGTGACTGGTGAGTATACCGGGTGGTCTGATGAATATATCAATATAGGTGTGAGCATGCCTGGAAATTCAACTGATATTGAACCCAGTGAAACAGAAAAAGGAAAGGTTTCTCTGTTCACTGGTGTACAGTGGAGACAGGAAGAGGATCACCGTGGAGAAATAGTCTATTCAACTATTGACGGTTTACCCTTAACCATTAATTATATTGGGGCGCTGCGCGTCAATCACACAAATGCAGCTCCTACCACTCCGTTTGATATTTGGAATGGTAAAGAATGGGTAACCGATACCACAGTGGAGCATGCCGCTGGTGTTGCTGCACTTGAAGCGGAAAAAAAAGCAAGGATTGACCAAGTTAATGGATACTTAAACAGTAAACAATGGGCTGGGAAAGCCGCTGTTGGACGATTAAACGAAACGGAAAAAGCACAATATAATTTATGGCTTGATTATCTGGATGAACTCTGGGAAGTCGATACTAGTAATCCACTTATTATTAAATGGCCTGCACAACCATAACTTGAATTCCATGAGGTATAATCCTCATGGTTTATATATTACGAGCCGGCTTTATTGTTGATATTGCTATTCGGGCTCCCTTAACACATGGAAGCTCAATAAAGTAATATAATAAAGTGGATGTTAGCATGGAGCTTATTAAAATAATAAGCACATGATATATTCCATTTGTCATAGTGTAAATAGGCATCATAATAAATCCGGTTGACAATATGTTCATTATAATAGGATGCGTAAGATACAAAGAGTATGATATATTACCCAATAACATTAAAGAGGAGTTTTTTTTGATTTTATTGTTTTTCTCATACATTACAAATCCAAAGAGTAAAAATGCAGAAAATATTCCACAACTCAATATTCCATGACCACCATTGATCCCAGATATATAAAATACTAAAAATGAGATTGTTGATATTGCAAAAATAGATTTGGATTTTTTTTGGCCTATTACCAATACATTGCCTGAGTATAAATAGTAAATAAAAATACCAACTGAAAACTCATAAAACATTGGTGATGATAATACTCTGGCTAACTGCATAAAAGACGGCGCATCTGACGCAATTGGGATTGCATCATAACCGCTTAGTTTAACTCCATCATTAAAAATCAAATTGAGTAGCGTGGTTATACATATAATTAGACATGAGGATATTAATCCACGGTGTTGATTAGATAATGCCATTGAAATAGCAAAGATAATGTAAAATATTGCTTCAAACATTAAAGTCCATGCAGTGAATACTATAGCGTACCCGAACCATGGAGCATTACTATGCAGGTCTAGATTAATAAAAAAAATAGCATCAATCAAATCAATTTCTGATGTTTTATTTATATATGCTACAGAAAATAGCAGACATGCTAAATATACTGGATAGATTCTAAATAAACGCTTTAAAATAAATGAAGATACTGAACAATCCCTTTCAGTTGATAGCATGATTACAAATCCGCTTATCATAAAGAAAAGGTCAACGCCTATATACCCGTTGCCGAAAAAAATACTTCCAAGATTTTTAATTTCATATACGTTATTCATCTCCCATTTACAATGGTAGAGAACAACTAAAATTGAAGCTAGGCCTCTCAGGTATTGAAGTGAGTATAACATCTAATCCCTTAGATTTGACTTAAGATGTAAATAATTCCAGCGTTACGAAAGTGTTACTTAATTCAACTTGTATATCATACCTTGCTCTGTTTGCTATCGTCAATTTTTACAGAATAATCTCATTGCCTATCTTTGCTTCTGAGTCATAAAAAGCAAAGCCTTACAACATAATTTTCCCGTAGATTTGTAAGATACATGGTCAGATGCGATCGATTATTATTTCCTAACTGTTGTGCTTGTTTAGTACCTAAACAAGCCACATATTAGCTTCTTCAAACATTTCCTGAACGGTGCGGCTTATCTGTTCCTTCTCATGCTTGCTGGCGTCAGTGTTGATCGCCGGCAGTGTCATCATCGGCTTAACCCGAACCTCAGCATCGGGGAAGATCCGGTGAACTCTCTTAGTCAATTCGCCCAGAATGATATCTTTTGCACCGGGCAGACCATCAAAATTCCTTTTGTCATAAACGAGTTCCACGAACATGCTTTAACTCCTCTTTACTGTGTTTAATGCCAGTATATACTGTATGTATAAACAGTATAAATGTGAGTGAGTTTATTATGAAGTTTTATTCACCAACTGAGCTGCGCCAGATAGTTGCGCTTCCCTTATTTAGTGATCTTGTCCCATGCGGTTTTCCCTCACCAGCGCAGGATTACGTTGAACAACGTATCGATCTAAATGAGTTGCTTGTGTCCCATCCCAGCTCGACATATTTCGTCAAAGCTGCAGGCGATTCGATGATAGAGGCCGGGATAAGCGACGGCGACCTGCTTGTAGTTGACAGCTCGCGCACTGCTGAACATGGAGACATTGTCATAGCTGCGGTTGAAGGGGAGTTTACTGTTAAGCGCCTGCAACTGCGCCCAACAGTACAGCTCAATCCTATGAATAGTGCCTATAGTCCGATTATTGTTGGCGGTGAAGATACGTTAGACGTTTTCGGAGTTGTTACTTTCATCGTGAAACCGGCGAGCTGA